TAATTAAAAAGCAGGATAATAAAAAATTAAAAATGGCGGGGGGGAAGTTTCTCCCCCCCCCCCCCACTTTATAAGGGAGGAAACTTATAACAAATTAACTTTTAATTTATTATGAAATTAATTAAAGCAAAAACAACTAAAAGGTTTGGAGGCTCCCCCTACATTACCTTGCCTAAGAATACTTCACTTGGTGAAAGTCAAGACTCTTCTTCATCTATGAATATAAATGAGGTTGCAAGTTATCTTGCAACAATTTATGAAGAAGAAGAAACTATTATTAATGTTGATGAGTTACCTGTAATAAACAGTGAGACTCCTCCACCAGAAGGAAACGTAGATGCTTTTTATAGAATGGATTGGGGTGTATGGACGAGAGGTGTACTTACTAAGCAGGGTAGTCCTACTCCATTAACTACTGCAAACATAACTTGGAGAGCCACTGATGATAGTTGGGGATGTCGTTTTGGATTTTTTCCAGTGTGCATATTAAATGACGATTTTGATATACTTGTAAAAGTGATTCATGTATTTTATACAGATTAGAATGAAAAAACTTTCTTTAATACTGCTTTGTATCTTTTGTACTGCTTGTGGAGTGCATAAAAACATTCCACAAGTAGCACAAAGAGATACTACTTATATCTATAAGAATAATACAGAATATATACACGACAGTATCAATGTATTTAGAGATAGAATTATTAAAGAAAAAGGTGATACTGTATATATAACAGAAACTATCTATAAAGATAAGTATAAGTATAAATATAAGACTGATACTCTCTACAAGGATAGGATAAAAGAGGTTGAGAAGGAAGTTATTAAGGAAGTTGAAAAGAAACTTTCATTCTGGCAATCCTTGTGGATTAGATTAGGTAAAATACTATCCTGTTTGGCTATATTAGGTGGAATTGTTATTTTTGTTAAAACCAAATTAAGAGTGAAATTATGATTATAGATTTAAGTAATTACAGATTAAAGGAAGATATTTGTGATGTAAGTGGTGATGACCCTACAACACTTCCAGTGATAAAGCCATCAGATATTCTTATAGGTGGTAATAGCATGGGTGCATTCATGGCTTTTACTACTGGTAATAAGCCTAGTTACAATCCAATGCCAATTCCTGGAGTACAGTTATGTCGCTATGAGTTGCGTCCAGAAGAAATTGGACTTGCTTCTTACTATGAAATTTACCAAACATTACGTACAGCTTTTGGAATTACTGAAGAAGAGCTTGTGGCTAATGATGGATATATGGATTTTCCAATTTCAAGCATAAAGTTGGGAGACGATGTTTTTAATGCTACCAGTGCATGGGTTGATGTTACAGAAAGACACTTGGATGCGCAAATAGTAGGACAAACTTTCACTATAAAGTTATTTTTAAACTTTAGAGATCCAAATCTTATGAGTCTGTCTGAAGGAGGGACTTTTGAGCAATCCTTTAAAGTTGATATAATAAGATAAATATAATACACTATGATATACAAAAAGAAACTTATAAAGGCTAAATCCTTAAAAGCATTTGGTGGAAAGCCTTTTATTACAATACCTAAGAATGCTATAGTTGGAGACTCTTCAGATTCTGATAAAGGCAAAGTTATTGATTTGTCTTTTTTAAATATAGATATTGCGCAGACTGCATATATACAGAGTCTTATGACTAGCCATGAGTTGCAATAGTTTATGCTTATGAAAAACATAAGTTTACATGCTCCTCTAAACAATACTAATAGAAATTGGGAGAGAGCACTAATTAAGGAAGCAAAGTCTGGAGGCTCTTCTTTAGAGAAAGGAGCTTATGCTTTTACTTTATATAGTGTGCCTGAAGAGATAATAGCACACTCTCCAAATCCTCCTGAATTAATTGCAACAGATACTCCAGAGTATTCATTGTATCACTTAGAAAAAACAACTCCAATTGAAGGCTCTGATTATAATGCTAGTGGACTTGTAGTGCTGCATAATTATAATGATTTAACTCTACTTATTGAAATAGATAAAACTGCAGCAGATAATGTAAAAGAAGCAAATATTTATGCTGGCACTAATAATCAAGGTACACAGTATATTTTAGGTGATATCACATTTACTCAAGGTACTCATTGGAATCTTGATGATGTGGATACAGTTCCATATATATACATACTAGATGACATTTTTGACGAAACACTCCATAATGCAATTGGTGCTTTCTTAGACTATGAGTTTCCTCAACAATTTACTTAATATATGAAACCAATATCCAGAAGATACGTCTATATGAAAATGTCAAAATTGCATGCTCCACAAGAGCAGAATGATGACATTAATATCCCAGGAATTATCATCACAAGTGATAATCAGACACTTGTTGTTACTGATGAAACTGTTTCTGGAAGATATAGGCTGCATAACTCTGGAAGAGAAGTACAACAGGCTATTGATGCTGCATTAAGACCAAGCTCTTCCTCAACAAGTGGTCTTATGTCTAAAGAAGATAAAGCCAAGCTTGATGCTCTTGAAATGGAGAATTGGGATGCTATCAACAATGAGGATATTGATGATATTATAAATCAAGCATTTGAATCAAATGGCGGTAGTTAGAGATGAAAAAGGTCTGAATGATTCTGGGTTAGGATACTATACTACAAAACTCCTACAAAGAATCAAAGGACTCATAGACAGTGCAATCTCTGCACTTAATATAACTCAGTATCTGAAATCTTCAGATGCTGAGTCTACTTATGTACAGAAGGATGGTAATAAAGGATTATCCACCAATGATTACACTGATACAGATAAATCTAAATTGGGTGAAATCTCAAGTGGTGCTCAAGTTAATGTGATTGAGAGTATCAAAGTTAATAATGCTACTCAGGCAATCACTAATAAGTCAGTAAACATCTCTGTTCCAACAAAAATATCACAACTTAATAATGATTCAGGATTTACCAGTAATATAGGAACTATTACTGGTATATCAATGAATGGTCAATCCAAAGGCACTAATGGAGATATTGACCTTGGTACAGTAATTACTGAGCATCAATCTTTAGCAGGGCTTGTTGCAAGTGCTCAATATGTAAAGAATGATAAAAAGATTTACTTTAAGAACTCAAGTAATACCAACCTTTTCTATGTAGATACTACTGACTTTGTTAAGGATGGTATGATTGAGAATGTCAGTGTTACTAATGGTAGTCTTGTTATATCATTCAATACTGATGCTGGAAAGCAAAACATTTCCATACCAATTACTGACATATTCAATGCAAGTAATTACTATACAAAGACTGAATCAGATAATACATTTGCTACTAAATCATCCATACCAACTAAGGTAAGTGACCTTACTAATGATAGTAACTTTACATCAAATGTTGGTACTATCACTGGTATTAAGATGAATGGAGTAATCAAAGGTACATCTGATATAGTAGACCTTGGTAATGTAATAACCGCTCATCAAGATATTAGTGACAAAGCAAATTCTGCTGATTTAGCTACAGTAGCAACTACTGGTAATTATAATGATTTAAGTAATAAGCCAGATATTCCAACATCACTATCTTCTCTTTCAGGTGACTCTACTCATAGATTAGTTACTGATACTGAAAAGACTACATGGAATGCTAAATATAGTAAACCCTCAACAGGAATACCTTCAACTGACCTTGCTCAAAGTGTACAAGATTCCCTTACAGCAGCTAATAATGCAATCCCTATTACACAAAAGGGAGCTGCAAGTGGTGTTGCTCCTTTAGATGGTTCTGGTAAAATTAGTGAGCAATATCTTCCTTCATCCCTTGATGATGTTGAACATGTTAGTAATAAAGTAACTGCAATATCTTCAGCATCAACTGATACTCAGTACCCATCAGCTAAGTGTATGTATGATGTTGTTGGTGATATTGAAACTGCATTAGATGCTATTATAAATGGTTCAAGTACTGTATAATTATGGAGATTAAGCTTGTACCAGAGGGATATACTCAACTTGAATATATAGAGCAGCCATTAGGTAATTCTGGTTATATTAAGACTGGGATTAATGCATCTAATACAATAGGGTTTACTATAGAATTTGAGACTCATGACTACGTAAATACTTCGTCAACAACAAATGCCTTTGGTGTTATTTTTGGGGCGAGGTATACAAAAGCAAATGCTTTTTTACTTGGGACTTATCGTACAACTGCTGGAGGGGAATTAAAGACTGGAACTTCTGCAAAAAATCCACACATAGTTAAAGATACAAAGATAAAGTGTTCTTTATTTGGCAACACATATCAAAACGGAGAATTTACTGAAACAGTAACAAGGAACGCTTCTCACTTTCAAGAAATATACTTGTTCTGCAATAACACCGCCGGAACTGTCGAAGAATTTGGACACTATAAGCTGTATTCATTAAAGTTTATTGATAATGGTGTTACATTAAGACATTTCATTCCATGCATTAATCCTGACAGTGTTGTAGGATTATATGACAGAGTGTCAAAGGGCTTCTTTACAAGTGCTAATGATGTAGTGTTTACAGCTGGTCCAGTAAAAACTATTACATTAACAGCTATTGCAGAAAAAGCTATTGAAGTAAATTACATTAAAGAAGACCTTAGAAGTGCCATAAATGAACATTATGGTACAGAAGAATTAGTTTATTCTGATGGCCTTGTGGAGTATGCTAATGCTATTGATAATATAGATACATCAAATTATACCTTACCAACAGAACCTAAAGCAGTTAATTTTATTGATTATGATGGAACTCTGCTCTATGCTTATACTGCATCAGAGTTTCAAGCTATGGAAGGGTTACCAAGAAATCCTTGGCATAGTGGATTGATTGCTCAAGGATGGAATTGGACTAGAGAAGAAATACTTGATTATTTAACAAGAGCAGAAAGGATTGATGTTGGGCAGATGTATATTACTAATGATGGTGCTACTAGATACTATATACATAAAGATAATCCTGATTATTTAGACCAAGCTCTTGTATTTTACCAAGGGAAGGCAAATGGAGTACTTATTAGTTGGGGAGACGGCACATCTGAAAGATTTACTGGGACTGGAACTAAGACAGTAACTCATACCTATAGTACTATCGGAAATTATGTAATATCTCTTCTGCCAGACGAAGATTGCACATTTCAATTAACTGGTAGAGGTGATACCTACGCTTGGTATACTTATACTGATAGTACTGTGTTTGGGGCATACTATAATACCAGCGATGCTTGGAAACTAATGCAGGAATGCTTTAAAGTTGAACTTGGAAAAGGACTAACTGGAATTTCTCCATGTGCTTTTCGGTATTTTACAAATTTGAAAACTATAAGTATCCCAAAGAATGTAACTACATTTGGAGGAGGCTGTCTTTACTTGTGCTATGACCTTAAATGTATTATTTTTCCAAGAAATCCAGAAAGACCTATAATAGTTAGAGACAGTGCTTGTAGAAGTACTTTTGCATTAGATTATATATGTACATCCACAACTTGGTCTTCAGCGTTTTGTGGAACTTATGGGTTTAATGCCTGTAGAGCTGCAAGTATATTAATACCAGATTCCTGTAATTCATTTGGAGCATACAGTTTTGAATACTTAAGAAGTTTAAAGTATATATACATATCAAGAAACCTTACATCTATTCCAAGTATAGGAATTGGTGCTTGTGAAGTATTACAGCGAATAAATTTGCAGAATGTAACAACATATAGTGATAGTCTTAGAGACCTCCCTTCTCTGCAATATATAAAATTTCCAGAAGGTACTACAACTATTCCTCAAAATTGTGTTATTGGTGGTTATAGCTTATTTGAAATTGATTTACCTTCAACAATTACTTCAATTGGTTCTCAATCATTTAACTATTGTTTTAATATTAGAAGAATTATTGTAAGAGCAACTACCCCACCAACACTGGGTAATGTAAATGCTTTTCATGGAGCATATGTTACTAATTCTGGGGCTGACTATAGGTCTATAGGAGGGAGAATGGGGCATTTTTATGTCCCTTACTCAGAAGACCACTCTATACTACAAGCATATCTAGACTCAGATGCTACAACATCATGGGGATACTATTTAACTTTTAATTGCCCTATTACAGAACTTAATCCTGATGGGACTATACCTGAGGAGGACTGGGAGTAATGAGTATTCACAATAAAATAGCATCTCTACAAAACACAGTAGAGGACATTCGACAAAGCATAGTAAATAAAGGTGTACCAGTAGTTATTACAGATGGATTTAAGGTTTATCCTGATGCAGTTAGAGCAATTAAATTCCAAAATTATATTGATACACCATTAAAGCCTACTATACATGGAGTAAACTATTATGATTATAATGGTGATTTGCTTTATGTATACACTCCACAAGAATTTCTTGCTTTATCTGCTCATCCAAGTCAACCATCACATACTGGATTAGTTGCTGATGGATGGAATTGGGAATTAACTGATGCTCAAGATTTTATAGAAAACACTTGTGATTGTTTAAATATTGGTGCTCATTATAAAACAGAAAGTGATAAAACAGAAATATATTTTACACTTGATGCCTTAGAAGGGGAAGATTACTCAATTCCTGTATTCTTCAGAGCAAAAAGAACAAACTCTGTGTATAGTATTCTAATTGATTGGGGAGACGGCAATACTACTGAAATTACTACAGGGATTAATACAGGATTTACCAATATTTCTAGTTGGCATCTTTATTCAAATGCACATGGGAATTACTGCATTAAAGTTACAGCAACCAATGTTTTATATACTGTAGGTAACGGTAATTCATATAATGGTGTTTTTGGATATTCTTATACTAATGCACGTTGTAAAATAGTTACTCTAGAGGCGTTATACTTTAGTAGCAACACTCAGATAACCACCACATCTTTAGTTCGTTGGGGACATAAAGTTAAAGAAATAAGTATTCCAAAAGAAGATTACACAAACTTAGAAAAGAGTATTACTACTTGTGCTTTTCAAGCAACTTACACTTTAACAGGTATCGTAATTCCAGAAGGTATTACAGTGATAAACGATCAAGCATTTACTGACACGCTACAATTGAAGGCACTATGTTTACCAAAAAGTGCTGGAACAAAATTAGGGAGTTACTGTTTTAGGTACGCCAGAGGTCTCGACTCTTTAATAGTTGCTGGTCAGTGTGCTACTTTAAACCAGCATGCATTTAGTGATTTACGTAAATGCAGGCGCATTTTTATAAATGGAACTATCACAAGTATTCCAAATTATTGTTTTAATACCTGTACTTCTCTCGAAGAAGTTACCATTCCAGATACCATTAAGACTTTAGGTACTAGTGCTTTTTATGAGTGCTTAAGCTTACAACATTTGCACTTTACTAGTACTTTAACTTCTATAGGGACAAACTGCTTTAATTATTGTTCTTCCCTAAAATCAATTATTTTTCAATCAACTACTCCCCCAACAGCAGGTACTACTATTTTTGGGAACTGTGTATCTCTTGAAAAAATCTATGTACCCTACTCTTCAGACCATGGTATTCTAAATGCATATAAGACTGCAACTAATTGGACTCAATATGCATCTAAAATATATGAACTTGATGAAAAAGGAAATATACCAAATGATTAGAATATGAAAATTGAAATTAGAAACAATGGCATTAGAGATATTACAGTTCTCCTTGCTGAAGAAGGTAAAGTCTTCAAGAGAAAGAATAGTAATGATGTATATGGTAATGAATTATATTTAGGTACATCATACTATATGAATGGTGTTAAACTTGATACTCCTCATATAGATTCTCCAGATGATTTTGAGGAGATTGATGAACCTAAAGAAATTAGTGAATAACTAACTTGTTTTGATTAGTTATATATTGTAAGTATTTTTGGATAAAATTACAGTATTATGAAACTCATTAAAGCAAAATCTAAGAATAGGTTTACTGGGGGAGAACCATTCATTACTTTGCCAAGAAATGCTAAAGTTAATGATGGAGAAGGAGAGGATAGAGGTGAGACAGATTTAACTCTTCCAGAGGCTGATTATTATATTGATACTGATACTATTACATTTGGTAGCGTCGGGCCTCAAATTACACACACTTTATACAGTAATGGTAATGTAAGATTTAATTCTAATGACTGGGATGAGGGCTCTGAGCATAATACAACTTTAGAGAATAGTGGGTTATATCCATACCTATTTGACCAAAAGGGTGAAACTAAAGTCTGCTTTATAGGAAGATTTGAAGATAGTAATAATGTTTATAAATATTATACGTGTTATCCAAAATATTATAAACATTCCTCTAGTGGATATGTAGGATGGCTTTTAACAATTGATGAAGAAAAAGAACATACTTTATCAGGAGTTTTGCAATCTAATACTGATACTATTAGATAAAAGCTGCGATAAAAACATTATATAAGAAACTGTATTAGACAATTTAAACTATTAATAAATATAAAATATTATGTCATCAACAGTAGTAAATCCAGGTGGACAAATTCCTGTACAAAGAGAACAGGAGAAACACTTTGGCCCTCCAGTATTAGGGAAAAAGTTATTTAAAGCTAAAGCTAAAGGGCTGAACGCTGATAGATTCATGACTTTGCCTAAAGGGGCGACTTACTTCAGAGAAAAGGCTGATACTTTAGTTAAAACTGTTTTAAATGCTCCTAAAGAATTTTGGCGATACGGGGGTATTACGATATATGATACTCTTAATGACGAAGGAAAAGAACGTATTGATGGAAATTTAGAGCGTGCTAAAAAGAATGGAGTTTCAATAGAGACATTAGGAGACTCTTCTGGACACAAAATCATAATTAGAGCCGGTGAAGATAAAATAATAGTGCTATACGCTGATGATATACAGTATCAGGCAATACTTTCAGCTAAAGAAGCCAACTATCCTTCCGCCAAGCTTATTAATGAAATAGTAGTATTAAGAGGACCAGCATGGTAAAAAATAAAATGTATTATGGTAAGTGAGCATACAACAAACTTAGTAGTTACTGCATTAGATAAGTTACAAGAAGCTACTAGTGCAATTCTTTGTAAACTTTTTCCAGACGATACTGATTTTACAGATTTTTATCCAAGCCTTTCATTGGCTAGGCATTATCTTTCAGAGGCAGACTGTTTTTATGAAACTAAAATAGAAACACTTCTTTGTTTTGTTACAGAGGCTTACGCTGGTGGGCATAGGTCTTATGATGAGACAGAATGGAAAAAGCTCTGTGCAACACTTTCTAATGAAGGATATAAAGAATATTTTGCAGGAGAGAAATGTACGGACATTCTATATATAACTGACAAAAAAGCTGCATGGGATTCAACAAATAAAGAATACGATTTTTCAGATACACAAGTTCTTGGTACAGTTGTATTTGGGTATTTAAGACTGTCTGCTTCAGATTCACCAGTTGCATACAAAATGAGCTATTGGCTTACTGTAGATAATGGAGTACACTGGTATGATTTGCAAGATAGTATAGCAACTCCAATTAAAGGTATTAGTCTTAAAACACTGGAGTAAATTTTTTATTTCACAACAATTTAATTATATTTGCATATGGCTACAAAGAAGACAACTAAGAGTAATAAGAAAGCTTCTGGAGGCACTAAACAAAAAGGAAGGGTAACTCCAAATGTGCCAAGAGCAGGATTATCTGCAAGAGGTAAAAGACTGTGTAAGGGTGGGAAACTCTGTTGACAAGAAACTATATAAAGTAACATTGGAATTGCTTAAAGTAATACCAATGTTACTTGCTTTTTGTGATGCCCTTCATACTCTACTTGACTTATGTGGTGTAGATGCCCCAGTAATATCTTTTATTGGTGGCATCTCTTTTTTGACTTTAGCCTTTCTTTATTTAGTCTCTTATGTATTTAAATTCTGTATATACCACAGAATGTTTCTACATTATATTGTAGTAAATAATATAATAAGTACTATAGAGTTTACCATAGGAATACCTGCAAGCTTTATGGGTCTATGCTGTGTATTTAGTATTACTCTTGGTGTATTTGCTTTCTTAATACTTTACTTTTATAGAAAAGAGAAATTATGTTGCAAGTAATTAAGAAACTACTGCTTAAAATAGTTGATGATATTGATGCTGGAAACTCAGAACTTTCTGAAAAAGAAATGTTTGAAGTTGTTGATGCTCTAAAGAGGTATAACTTTAGAGAGAAATACATAAGTAAATATCAAGCTTATACATATTTAAATATAAGCAGGTCTAAGTTTGACAGTCTTGTTAGAGAAGGCAAGCTTCCAAGGGGAAAGAAAGTTGAAGGATTTAAGGAGTTACAATGGTCTGTTAAAGATATCAAGCAGTACATTAAGACTATAAAAGACAAATAGTTGGCATTATCTTATTTGCTAAGTTATTAATCCACAGTATTATACTGTGGATTTTTTGTTTTTCTGGCATCATTCTTTCCCTTGAAGAGTCCACCTTACCTTTGTAGTGTTAGCTAACATACCATTTTGTATAACACTTAATTTATTTTTTTTTTATTATGGAAGGTGAATCCTCTAAGACTTACTTTTTTGGGAATGGTGACAATGCTTCAATTCCTGCTTGGGCTGCCCTTATGAACAATAACAATGGTCTCTTTGGAGGCAATGGCTGGGGTGGAGGTATTCTTGGCTTTTTCCTTGGTCTTCTCTTTGGCAATGGCTGGGGAGGTTTTGGTAATTTTGGTGGCTTTGGCGGAGGAAATGGTGCAGGTTTCCTCTCTAATCAAATCAACAATGACTCTGGTAGAGAGCTTCTTATGAATGCAATTACTTCTCAAGGTGAAGCTTCCAGAGCTGCTACTCAGAATCTTGCCACTATGGTTGGTCAGGACTTTAATCTTGTCAATGGTGCAGTTCAGACTCTTCAAAGTGCTCTCTCCACTCTGGCTCTTCAACAGGCAGTAAGTGTTCCTCAGATTATTAACTCTATCCAAAGTGGTGATGCTACTTTAGGCAGACAACTCTGTGAGTGCTGTTGTGAGAATAGACTCTTGACAACTCAGCAAGGGTATGAATCAAGAATCCAGAATATGCAGCAAACTGAGGCTTTAACAAGTGCAGTTACTGGTAGTGGTCAAAGAACTGTTGATGCAATTGCTGACTTAAAGACAACAATGATTGACCAGTTCTGCCAAGCTGAAAAGAGAGATATGCAATCTGAAATCAACCGTCAAAGTGAACTTATTACCCAGCTGCGTGGGCAAATTGACAATGACAGACAGACCAATCAGCTTTATGGTGTAATTGCTCCTCTGCAAGCCAAAGTTAATGAAATTGCAAATAAGCAACCCAACACTATTCCAGTGATTTATCCTAATGTTACTGCAGTAAATAACACTCCTTACGCTGGTGGTTTTTATGGTGCTGGCTTTAACCCCTATGGTTATGGTTGGGGAGGCAATTCATATTGGGGGTAATTTGTTGATAATCAATTAATTAGGAGGATTGATTATGGCGAAATTCCCTCAACAGTATTCTAACATTAATGGGATTCCCAGAATAAAATCCAGAAGAGTTACTGTAAATACAGACACTGTTGATTATGGATTTAATCCTGATTGGGATAGAAATCCTTTCAGTGGAGTACTGCTTGTATACCTTGTAGACTTGCCTGAAGGAACTACAACAACTCTTCCAGTTAGATTTAATATGGCTGGCAATACCCTTAATGTTACCCTTGCAGGTGGTGCTAATGCCACTGTTGCAGACTTACCTAATCCAGGTGTATTCCTTGTTTTCTATGACAGGATAGACAATATTTTACAAGTACTTTAATTAATACATTATGTTTCAATCAGTTAGACCCAATAATCAGATTTATATTCTCCACAAGGGAGGAGAAAAAATGATACTTAATATTGGTCAGGTGACTAATCAGCCCGTACCAAGACCTAAATATACAATGCCAACAACTTTTGGGCAACCACAAGAAACTGTTGTAGACCTTACTGTAAGGGTTGGAAATGCAACATTGAACCTTAAGGAGTTACCTTCACAGCTTGATATTGTTGATTCATATATTGATGGTGAGAACATTGTTGTTTCTACAAGCAGAGAAGCAATGAACTCAGAAGTATTAAGTATCAAACAGAAAAGCATTGATATCATAAATAGCAGAGACTTTAATCAAAAGAGAATTGCTGAATGTGATGAAATACTTACTCAACTTAACCCAGAATTTGCTGATAAACAATCACAAAGAAAAGAAATGGACGAACTTAAATCTAAGGTAGATGTTCTTTCAAGCCAATTGGGTCAACTGGTTGATGCATTAATGTCTAAAAATACTAGAACAAATGAATAGAGTTTGGAAAATTATTGAGGAGCGTAAAGAAGGCTCAAGATATGAAGATGAAAAGTCCAACTACAAGGGAATGTCTGGCAGAAAAATGTCTGGCAGAAAAGAAAATTCCTATGAAGATGGAGTAAAGGATGGCTTTTGTGCTGCAATGGACATTCTTGAAGAGCACCTTAAAGAACTTGAATAATCATTTGGGGTGAGGAAACTCACCCCTTTAATATATTAAGGTATGGCAAGACTTGATTCTTATGAAGGATACTCAGAAGATATGATGAAATATCTTTCTATGTATGGATGGCATTTTTCAAAGAAGATGTCTGAATGGGCTGCAAGTAAGATGTATAAGACAATCAATGGAATGAAAAGACCCATTGACCCTTATACAAAAGAATCTTTTACAGCTCTCTTGAAGAAATATGGTACTACCATTGAGGATGTTAATGGGTATGATGATGTTTATTTGGCAAATATGTGTAAAGCTGATTACCTTGGCAAGGCTGTAAGAGGAGAAGCTGAACTGATTATGTTTGTTAAGGATTCTCTTGAAGACCCAGATGGTTATGATGGTCAAGCTTTTACAAGATTTTATGCAGATTGTATAGGTAAAGGTATGCCTATTATTTGGGAAGATATGCTATGATAATGCAGGAATTTACTTTGGATAAATATGGTTGGTTTGTAAGGATATACTATGCAATATCCTTCTACCCTTTAGATGATATTGCTAAAGATTTGCTTGCTCTTGGATGCCCAGAAGAAGATGTTGAGGAAGAGATGGACAAGTTATCAGAATTTAAGTATGATACTGGCTATATATACAGTAATATTAATAGGAAGATGAGTATTATTATCATTGGACCAACAAAAACTCCAGAGGAATTCCAAGATACAATTGACCATGAGAAAGGACATTTAGCTATGCATATTTGTATTGCTGAAAATATAGAACCTTTCAGTGAAGAGTTTCAGTATTTGAATGGAATGATTGGTCAACAAGTATTCAAAGTTGCAAAGCACTTTCTATGTGAACATTGCAGAGAAAAGCTTTAAAACAATAGCAAAAGATAGGATTTTATTTACGGGTTTGTAAAATTTTTATAAACCCGTTATTTTTGTTTCAAGTTTATTAAAAGGAGAAGAAAATGAACGATAATTTATTTACTGAAAGTAACATCTTTAATGGAGATGTTAGTGCAGAACAGTTGTTTGGAAATGATGAGGAACTTGAAACTTCCAATCAAGATTCTGAACAACAAGAGAATGAAACTAAAGAGAACAATATTCCTGAGGGACCTGTAGATGCTGCTGATTTATTTGGCAATGATGATGAGGAACCAGAGAGCGTAGGGGATAATAAAGAGGAATTTGAGGAAGAGGCTAAACCTAAAGAAACTGGTTCTTCTCCCAAAGGCTCAAACCTTTATACTTCCTTTGCCCAAGCTCTACAAGGTGATGGCCTCTTTCAATTCCTTGATGAAGAAACTGTTAGTAAGGTAAAAGATGCTGAATCTTTTTCTGAAGCTTTTGAGAATGAGATTAATGCAAGACTTGATGATGTTCAAAGAAGAGTAAATGATGCTTTGAATGCTGGAGTTGAGCCAAATGTTATTTCTCAGTATGAGAAGACAATCTCAAATCTTGAAGGCATTACAGATGAAAGTATTGAAGCGGAGACTCCTCAAGGAGAGAACTTACGTAAGGTAATTATTAAGCAGGACTTTCTGAACAGGGGATTTTCAGCAGCACGTGCTGAAAAACAAGTTGAAAGAATTGTAGCTTCTGGAACTGATATTGAGGATGCTAAAGATGCTCTTGAATCAGTAAAAGATTTCTTCAAGACAAAGTATGATGAAGAAATTCAGAAGAATAAAGAAGCTGCAAAGGCTGAAAAGGAAAGGGTTGAACAGGAAGCAAAGGACTTTAAGAAGTCAATGCTTGAACAGAATACCTTATTTGGTGACATTCCTATTGATAGAGTCACAAGACAAAAAGCATTTGATGCAATGACTAAAGTAGTCAAAACAACAAATGATGGAGAGCAACTTACAGCAGTTCAATTATATGCAGATGAGCATCCCATAGAGTTTAGGTCTGTACTTGGTCTTATGTATGCTATGACTGATGGATTTAAAAACATGGGAAACATTTTAAATAAAAGTGTAAATAAGAAGGTCAAGACAAATCTTCAAAATATTGAAAAGGCTGTATTTGGCAATCAACACCAAGGTGGTAGTTTCCGTTTTGCGGAAGGTGATGATGAAGAAGAAACCTATTCCAAAGGAAGGAAAAGACTTGACATTTAATACGTTAATTTAATAAAACTGTTATGGCAGGCAAAATTACTTTAAACAAGTATCAAATGAGAAGCTTTCAGGGCTGGGCTGGCATGACAACTGAAAACCATCTTGGTGCTCTTTTTCAGAAAGAACCTCAGAAGGCTTCAGATGTTATAGTCCAACTGCAAGCTTACAATATGGGAAATACTCTTGAGTCTTTCCTTGCTCAGTTCCCAACCAGAGAATTTGAATCTGATGATGAGTTCTTCTGGAATGTCATTGCTTCTGCAAGTAGAAACATTCCTCTTGTTGAGGCAAGAGATGAGAATGGTTTAGTTGTTGTTGAAGATGATGCTGATAATGTTGGTGCTGGTACAGCTCCTTTCTATCTTGTATTTGGTGAAGCTTGGTTTGCTGATGGTGAAATCATCGTTGGTAATCTTAATGAGAAATACCAATTCCGCATCCTTGGAGACCCTCAGATGGAAGGAACCAACTATGTATATAAGGTAGAGCTTTGTGGTGGCAATACTCAGGGTGTTCCTGCAGGAAGACTCCTCAATGGTGAAAGATTCTCCGTTGACTTTGCTCCTGTAGAGACTGAACTTTCCCGTAAGGTTGGTGACATCAGATTCACTGCTCCAGTTAGTATGCGTGGTGAGTGGACAACTCTGCGTATCCAACATAAGGTTCCTGGTAAGATGTATGACAAGAAACTTGCCTTTGGTATTCCTATGGTTAGGGAAGGCAAGAATGGTGAGCAAATCAGGTCTGTTGACAATATGTGGATGCACTATGTTGACTGGCAGCTTGCTCTTGAATGGGCTGGTTATAAGAACAGGGCTCTTGCATTTGGTCGTTCTAACAGAAATGCTAATGGTGAGTATCTGAACTTTGGTAAGTCTGGTAATGTTATCAGAATGGGTTCTGGTATCTTTGAGCAGGCTGAGGCTGGTAATGTTGTTTATTACAATGATACCTCCAGCATCATGACTTACATTCTTGATGCCCTTTATGAGCTTTCTGAAGGCAAGATTGCTTATGGAAACCGTAAATTCATCATCAAGACTGGTGAGCGTGGTGCTTTACTTTTCAATAGAGCTGCTCAAGCACTTGGTTCTGGTTGGCTTCCTCTTGGTCTGCAATACTCTGAGGGCAATCCTCCTGCAATTACCAAGACAACTGCTGCATTTGCTCCAAACAATGCTGTTAGACTCACTGACCATCAGATTACTGAGTGGCAGGCTCCTAATGGTGTATTTGTAAAGCTTGATGTTGACAGCTTCTATGATGACAAGGTAAGAAATAAGATTTACCATCCGGAAGGTGGTGTTGCTTTCTCTTACAGATTTGATATTTGGTACATTGGTGAGCAAGACCAACCTAATATCCAGAAGGCTGCTCTTAAGGGCAAACCAGAGTTCTGGGGTTATGAGTGGGGCTTCAGAAATCCTTTCACTGGACAAATTTCCAACATGAATATGTCTCATGATGAGGATTCCTGCACTGTTCATAGAATGACCACTCTTGCAGCTATTGTATTTGACCCTACTAGAATGGTATCCCTTATTCCTTCCATTCTTCAGTAAAGTATAAAAGCTGTTTTTGAAACATAGCACAAATGGGGCAGGTAATACTGCCTGCCCCTTTTTAATTTTAAACGTCATTAAAGGAGAAGAAAATGGCAAAATCAGAACAACTTATTAATTGCTTGCGGGATGAACGTGTTATTGTAAGACACATCCCAAAAGAAAACTCAATGATTGGCAATAACCCAAAACACGTATTGTCTGGTGGTATGGGTGAAAACGCCACAAGAACTTATGTTGTACCTCAACTAAGGTCAGGTCAATTGGTTGATGTACTTACAAAAGATGAAAAGGCATTTCTTGAGAACATACTTGGACTTGAAGATAATGCTCTTTCCATTTATAAAGTAGAAAACAATTACTGGAAATCCTTCAAGGTTACTTTACACAAAGAAGATAATTATCTTGATTTAAGTGAACCTACGGATTACATAAAATATAAAGTGCTTTTAGCCAATACAAATGCTATTGCACCAAACCTTGACACTTTGCAGAATAGACCTAAAGCAACTTATGAGTATGTCATAATTGCTTCTAATGAAGAGTCCAAGGTTAACAGAGCAAGGATAAGCTCTACAATGGAAGCTTATAAAGAATTTGGTAAGATTGAGGATAACATTGGAGTTCTCAGAGTGATTCTTGAAACCATTACTGGCAGACCAGTTTCCTCATCAATGAAGGTTGATGACCTTGCTGAGAAAGTTGAGAGATATGTACAGAGTGATACTAAGCTCTTCCTCAAGATTGTACAAGACCCGATGCTTTCTACAAAGGTACTTATAAGGGATGGTATTGAAGCTGGAGTAATTACCAACAGAGGTGGTCAGCTTTATTTAAGAGAAGGTAACACTCCTTTGTGTGAAAATGGAGAACCAACTTTAAGTGTTGCTGCTGCTTATCTTAATCTTCCAAAGAACCAAGAGCTTAAACTTACAATTAATACGAAAGTTAACGCTTATAAAGAGAAGCTTTAATATATGGATACACGCGAGTTTGAAGAAAGATTTGATGTCCTGTATAACAACATTGCCAGCAATGCTGCTCCAGGCATTGATGCTTATGAGAAATCCGTGTTATTAACAAAAGCTGAATATGAAATATTGAAGAACTACATCAATAAACTTGGTAACAAGTATGGCCAAGGTGCTGATGATTCTTCAATAAGACAGATTGATTTAAAGAATGTTACTGAGTTTGTAACTCTTGCCAGTGCTTCAGGAACTCCATATGATTTAAGAGGAAAGCTCTTTTCTCTGCCAGACAATAAAAGTATATTCAGTATTCTTAATGAAAGTGTTTCTTTCACAAAGAATGGAAGAACTGTGATGAAACAAGTAATTCCACTGAGTTTCTCTGAATATACAAGGCTGATGCAAAAGCCTTATAAAGAACCTTTAAAATCACAAGTATGGAGATTGATTACCAACAATCAAACTGTTGAGATAATACCAAGTTCAGAGGATAAGAATTTTCAACTGACTTACAAACTAAGGTTTATAAGAAAGCCAAAGCCCATTATCCTTACAAACTTAACTAGTTATGGTCTTACTATTGAAGGAGAATCTGCTGTAACAGAGTGTGAGCTTGACCCTTCAATACATGAAGAGATATTACAAAGGGCTGTGGAGCTTGCCAAAGCCTCTTATGCTTCAGACCAATCAGGACAAGCACAACTTCAGAATCAAATAACCATAGGAAAAAGGAGTGAGTAATTATGAATACTTATGAATTTAGCGATAAGTTTGATGTGCTCCTAAATTCCTATGCTTCTGAAGCTGAATTTGGAGATAATGCATCACGGTTAAATCTTGTTGTTGATGAGTATGAAAAATCATTGTTCTTAACTGAAGAGCAGAAAGATTTTGTATACTCATATTACTCTGGAAAGAATCCCTCAGACTTCTCCTTCGAGGAGAAAGAAGAGATACGTGAAGCTCTTGATGTACTAGTAAGAACTTTGGTATATAACTCCTCAGACCAAGTTGAAGAAGCTTCTGGATTAAGTTCTGAGTTACATGTTCTTGACAGTAAGACAAAAACATTCTTTAGAATACCAGATAACCTTCTTTATATCGTATTTGAAGAAGTAAAATTTTCTTCGTACCTTAGCGGATGCAAGAATGGCCAAACTGCTTTAGTTGTACCAGCAACTCATGATGAGCTTTGGCACAGATTGCAAAATCCTTTTAGAGGGACTTCTGGGAAAAGAGTTTTAAGACTCAATACCAGTAAGAATTTGGTAGAATTAATTTCAGACTACCCCATCGGTTCATATCTACTGAGATATGTAGAAGAACCAAAACCTATAATACTAACTGATTTGCCAGACGGATTGTCTATTGAAGGTGTATCAGAAAGAACTGAATGTGTCCTTCCTTCATTTGTGCATACACAAATACTTGAAGGAGCTGTAAAAAGAGCCATTCAAACAAAGCTGATTAATCTGACAAGACAAGAGAAAAGCAGACAGTAAATTAATTTAACAGAGTAAGTATATGTCACTTCCTTTAGCTAATCAAGTAAGACACATTTATGTTGTTAGTGAAAAAGCAAATGCTACTCCTGCAACATTAGGACAACTTCAAGTCCTTGGTGAGACTGGTAAGTCTCTCTACTTTAAGCATTTTGGACAGGGCGGACTTACCTCTTCGGACAAGATTGATGTTGAAAAGATTCGTTATGTGAAGCTTACTCCAGCTTCTCAGATGAATGATAAACTTAAGACTCATGTTGTTACTGTCACAGAGGTCTCCGCAGGTCAGATTTATGAAATTAAACTTCGCTTCCTGAATTACATTGGTCAGGGTGCTCAAGATTTCACTTATCGTCTTGGTACATATAGAGCTAAGACTGGTGATGATGCTGCTGCAATTGCTGCAGGTCTTGCAGCTTCTCTGCAGACAACTCTTGGTCTTGAGAAGGGTGCCACTCCAAGTGACATCACCAAGTATAAAGAGCCCATTGCAACTGTTGAAGTGAGTGGTGCTGCCATTACAATCAAAGAGGTTGAGCAGTATTGGGAGCTTGGTAAGTTTAGTGTAGCTCAAATGCCTATTGAGGTCAGTCTCAATGGTATTGTTTCTAACGATGATTACATCAATTATAGCTGGGCTACAATCACTAAGGGAACTCCTACCACACTGAGCAACTCTGGTAAGAAGATTGCTGACCTTGAGTGGTTCTGCATGGGTAACAGAGCTGACCAGTACAGAGGTATGGGATATCCTAATGATGTTCCTTCCAAGTTAATGGTTGACCCTACTGCAACTTATGATGTAATTGACATTCATTATTACTTCCAAGGTACTGGTGTTTCTGTTCAACAGTCTGAAAAGGAAATTACCCTTGTTGTTGCAACGGCAAACTCTGCTACAGTTCTTTCTGCCATAACAACGTTAATTGGCACTAACAAGCTGGTTAATAATGAAGGATTTGTTGCAAGAAAGACTTCCTAATTAATGCCTAATGAGTAATCACAGGGGTTGGGGCAAATACCCCAGCCCTTTTTTAAATTTATAGATATGATACAATTCAATAAAGTAAATTTTTTAGACGACCATACTATTTACATAGATGCTCAAATTCCAGATTATGATTACTTTACTGGGTGTTATATCTCTGAAATTTTAATGGACACTCAGGATACTGTGTGTGCATCTGGGCCAAGTACTAAAGCAGTTAAATTAAAAACTTTCTCAAACAATCCAACTAGAATTGCAGGAGCTGATGGTATTATTGATGTATCTGAATATACAAACTGCAATAATCCTAAAATGCTCTTTATATATGTACATATGGCAGGTACTCCTGCATCTGATACTCCTTGTGGATGGGATAAGGAATATGAGCCTTATGCTGTTGCAAATATGTATGGAGTATATCAGCAAGCACTGAAATATGTAAAGTGTACAAAGGGTTGTGGTTGTGTTGGTGAAGATTGTGCAGTTGATGCAAATTTTGCTAACTTTGCTTTACAGTACTTTAGGTTATCTACAGCTCTTGAGATTATGGATTGGGAGACTGCATTTGATGCATATAAAGTATTGATGAGATGTTCTGGAAAGAAGAGAAAAGCTCCAACATATAAACCTTGTGGATGTAATGGCAGCAATAGCTAATCCAACAGTGTCTGATTATATACCAACTGTATTTCCTAAGGGAATAAAGAAATCAGACGTTAGAATTGTCAAGATGTTGAATAGTTATTTCAATATCTTGAAAGTGTCCTGTGGAACTATTAAAGTCAATACATTACACAGGATGTGCTTACTTAAACTCATTAAAGACATTCTCAATCCAAATGGATTACTCTATCCTTATATGTCTGATGAAGATAAAAGGATATGGGGTAAATATCTTGGAAACTGCTTTACTGAGTTGACTTATGATGATGGAGGCACTGATGAGACTGTTGAGGAGAACATATGTCCTGATGAAGATGGTGGTGGTGATACTCCTATTGACCCAGATGACCCTACTCCAAGTGAAAAAACTTTAACACATATTACAGTTTCTGGGCAAAGACTATCCTTCAATGTTGGAGACATCTTTGAGTTTGGAGGAACAGTTACTGCTCATTACTCTGACGGCTCTACAAAAATTTTAAGTAGTGGAGAATACAGCGTTACTGGATATGATACTTCTAAAGTAGGAGAACCTACTGTAACAGTATCTTATTCTACTGCAAAACCAGTTACTTATACTATATTTGTTACAGAGAAAGTGGCTACTCCTGACTATTGGTATTATGGATTTGGAGATACTCTCCCATCAAGTACTACAGTAAAAAGGCTCTCTTCAAAAGTAGCTTTAAGTTCAACATCTGCTACAACAAATAAAATTACTGGGCTTCACTTCTGGATTGTATTACCAACGAGTAAGACTCTTGTTAAAGTAGCTAATCAGAATTTTGAAAATGATGAAATTGATATAACTATATTCACTGACCATCAAATTCAAATGACTATAGATGACTTTGAATATAAGTTATATTACATTAGTACTGTAGCTCCACTTAATAATAACTATAAAATTACAATAAGATGAGTTCATACATTTCTGTACAAGGACCATTAGCCTTATTTGATAAGGGAACATTTCCTCAGAAGTTCAAACCTTCTGTAGAAGTTGCATATGGTCCTTATGAAAATCTTGATGCAGCAAAAACTGCTATAAGAGCAGAATTCAATAATGATGCAAATATACCAAAAGGGTTTACTTTCTGCCTTTTAGAGTCTGTCAATGGAACTACTAAACCAGTTGAGTACTGGTTTACTCAAGATGGAAACTGGAACTATGTAGAGAAAAAGCAGAAGGAATCTACCATAGATTTAAGTAAACTAGGATTTAGAGCAAATACTGTTGATGGAGTTACTACTCTTGAATATACTGCAGATAAAACTGCGGCATCTCCTGACTGGCAACCTACAGGATTGACCATTCCAACGAGTAATGTAGATTTATCTAACATTAAACTTAAAATAGAGAATGGAGATATAAAAATGGCATATGATGGTGTCAACTATACTACCATAGTTGGTGCAAGAGATGCTGATGGAGTAAAACCTTTATCTAATTTAAAGCTTGATGTTGACAGTAATGGGCAATTAAGGATATCTTATGGTCAGGGGTATACGCCAATTCCAGGAGCTATATTTAATAGTGAAGGCAGTTTAGTTGGGGATACTGGATTCTTTATTATAGACCTTAATAATGTTGGAAGGATTACTTATGAAGGTGTAAATTATACTGCACAAGATGCTGTAAATGGTATGGTTGTAGCAGGAATTGATAACCCCTTAATGTTTTCAATATGGATGCAGCTTAAATTCCCTAATATACCTATAGGAAGTAGGGTTGCATTTGTATCTACTCTTATAGATAAAACTGGAGGCCCAACAAAAGTAAGAGGCTCTTATGACCATACTAGCACAAGTTTTCCACGATATGATGATGATGCAAGCACTTTTGCAGAAAGACTTGCACTTACATCTAGTACAAGTGTGTATTCAATTTTTCAAACAACAAAATTAGATACTTACTCTTGGGCAGCTCTTTCGTGGGTTGGAAAAATATATTCAAGCCACTATAAAAGAATTCCATTCTCAATGACCTCAAGCATCATTTTTGATTACAACTATGATGAGACAGAAGAGGATTATGTTAAAGATGATAACTACATAAATGGTGCAGATATTACAGTATATTCTGCAGCACCATTTAGAGTGGTAAGTGTTCCACAATTCTTAGACCTTAGTGCTAATAAGCCTGCGATAACAATTAAAGATGCTAATAATAATACTGTCAGTGTAGGAGACCTTTATGAGCCCGGACAGTATACTTTCCATGTTACTTGCTCTGATGTTATAGCAAATAACCCTAGAACAGAACCAGATTATGGAACTGGGGCATTCACATTACAGGATTCTATAACAGGCAAAGATTTAGGAAGCACTCAAATTACTGCTTATGGTTATAATTACTATAAGGACGGTGCAGTACAATTGCCTGAGGGGTATGACATAATGGAAATATCTTGTTACAATAAAAACAATAATGCTATTATAAGTAACGGATATATCTATGTTAATGATATGTTAATTAGTACTTCTGGAATTGCTACTGCAGTTGTAAAAATAAAGACTTCTGGAAGTGCTGGAGATGTTGTCAGGGCTACTGCAGAAGGGTTTGAAGACTATCCAGCAAAAGAGTTAACTAGTAACACTAACAGGTACTCTTTGATAATGCAGCCATTACTCGAAAATCCTGCACATCTTAAATTAACAGTAACTCCAGCAAATGCTGAAATTTGGCTAGACAATGTTAAGATGGGATATGGCAGCATAGATGTAACTCTTGAAGAGGGACTTCATAAACTTGTTGCTCAAAAGCAAGGGTACTTTGAAAAGAGAGGAGACCTAACAGATTCTTCTGGAAATACTGGATTTATAAACTTAACCTCTGCAGGATTAGACTTAAATTGGACACTTGCTACTATTCCTTCAAATATTAATTATAGGTTAAGTTGGTATGCAGACAAAGTTTCTTATGCGGGGGGAACATCTAATTTATATCTAAATATCTTTGCTTCTGATGGTAGTGGTACTATATATGATACAGACTGTGAAATTATGAATGTATACGCAGAACAACCAGATGATTTCACAGTTAATAGTCTTGAAAAGTACTCTAATATTGACCAAGTATTATACACATATAAAGCTGAATGTGTGTTTGTTCCTCAGGCCCAAAGCTCTGCGAATTTAGGATATGATACTGTCATTGATGGAGAGACTGTACATATACAACCTGAACCAAATACTGTTGTAGTAATAATTCAGTACAAAGGAATTGATGGGTCATATAGAACATACAGAGCTTCTACTGTTGTATATGAAGCACCAGAAGAGGGAGATAATCAAAGTGGCTCTGGAGAATAATTTAAAGGCAAAGAACTATGGTTTACGAATTTTCAACAAAACTAACAGACGCTTACCTTTCAAACACTGGGGGGTCTACTGCATTTACAATTTTTAGTAATGTAGAAGACAATGGTGTAAAAACTAAATTAAACATAGTAAAAGTATACTCAAATAAAGAAAACTTTCTTGTGAATACTTTTACTAATGAGGGTCAATTTGGAACTAAGGTAACAATTACTTATAAACCAATAAAAGACATACTTTGGGAATCCTCAGAAGATTTAAAAAACCAAGCACTACGTATTTGGTATGAATACATTAATACTGAGGGCAGTACTGTCAGAGATAGTTTCACTATTCCTTTTAGAGGAGAATATGATTACTATCTAAAAAGAATAGAGCAAAAAGACTTAGGAAGTCTGGTAAATGGCACATCTACAGTGTACCTATATTCATACGAAGAGTTGAATACAGATATTACCCAACGATTTGTCATTCTACCAAGAGTAGAAACCTCTGATTCTGAAAAAGTACATATAAGTGTTGTCCAAGAGACTTTTACACCTGAAGTAGCCAAAGTAAAAAGGCTAAGAATGTCTATCAGAGTTACAGGAAATATTGCAGATGTTGCTGGTATTACTTATAACTCAGAAACTGAGAAGTATGAACTGCCAATTACTATAATACAACATAGGATAATAAACAATCCAAGAAATCCAGGTATTGATTTAGAAAAAGCAAAGAGTACTACTCTTAATGTTAAATTTAACAATATTTAATTATGGTAATCACTCCAAAACTTTATCAAAAGACCAGAATCCCCTATTGTGGTGGAAGAGCTTCTGTTGACGTAGAAATTATTGCCTTTGGTGGTGGTGTCTACGATGCTAAAATCAAAAGGGTCGAACCTTTGCATGCTGGTGATTTTATCCCCATTTCCATTACTCCTACTAAGGGAAGGCTTGGATATTCTGCTTACACCATTACTGCTCAATTCAATCCTGCTGAAAGTGTTAAGGATACTCATATGGGCTCATTCAGTGTGTACATTGGTATGACTGTTTATTATGAGATTCTTGGCAGAACTTATAAAACTACCTTTAGAACTGTAGGTTATGATGCTCCTTGGGAATATCATCTTGAAGTTGATGGTACTCCTAATAGTAATTATCCAGACAGAGTATTCCTTAAGGATGGTGGTATTTTTATGCTGAATGCTAGGTCTTACAGAACTTATCAGAACTTTGTTGAGTATGTTAAGCTTGAAGAGGCTTCCAGTGAATCTGGGTTAGGATTCTTTGCTCCTTCTTATGGATATGGTATTCCTTCTGAGGGTACTCCTTATGACCTCACTGTTCAAGTTCCTAAGGACTGGAGAATTCCTGATAGTGCAAAGCGTGAAAAGGCTGAGAATGGATTTACTAAAGTCACTGTGCCTGTACAGCTTGTTCAGACAGAATCTTTCTCTGATAGATTTAATCCTGTCCTTGATGAAGGAAAAGCCCTTAGTCAGAAAGTTTATGTAACATTCTATGTTCATGAAGGTTCAGTTCATGACGAAGGAAATGGTGAAGCATAAACCTTTTGATTAATAGGATACTAACGCAAGGGTGGTAATATGTATTATCACCCTTGTTTCTTCAGATAAAATAGGTAACTTTACAAACATAAAATTATTTATTATGTATACTTATAATCATGTAGTGTATATGATTATGGATTATCTGAAACTTTCTTCAGATGATTCTTACTATACACCTGACCATATAGTATTCCTTTTAAATAAATTTAGGGCTTATGTTCTAAAGAATAAATATGAGAAAGGGATAGAAACTCCTTCAGATTCAAACTATCAAACCATTCATTTAAATCTTGAAAGAATTGATAGAATTGAAGGGTTTCCAAACAATGGTGAATATTTACGTAGTGTTGAATCTATTCCAGACACTTTAGATATTGGAGTGGAATCAATTACTGGCAAAGACCAGTTTGAAGAAGATTTATGTAAAGTAAGTCCTATAAGATTTAAGTATGTAGGATTTAATAAATGGATGAGGAATATATCCTATGTAACTACTGGAGCAGGAGGCAAGCTTTACTTTAAATCCTGTAATCCAATGTTATATTACCTACAGGAAGTTAACTATAGGGCCATCTTTGCAGACCCTCTTGAAGTTGCTGCACTTGAAGAAGGTGCTGAACTTGATGCTGAAGGAAATCTCTGTAGTCCGTTAGAATCAACTTTCCCTCTTGAGGATAACCTTCTCCCTCTTGTAATGCAATATGTGGTTAAAGACCTTACTGGTGGCATTTATAAACCAAAGGATGATGAAAATAATGCAGACGATGATTTAAGTAACCTTGCTAATTTCATCAGAAGCTACATGAAATCTCCTCTTAGAAGACAAATTGAAGGATGAGAGAGCCTGAGTTTCAAGAGTTTATATCCAAAGTAGTACCACTAAAAAGAGGTAAAGGTAAGATTAGGAACTCTTATGGTGTGTATGACTACTATAAATTTTATAGAAAAGAAAGACCTGAAGATAAAAAATGGTACCTTTCTGAAAAACAATATTATACCATCCTAAGAGAAATAAACAAAAGGATTGCAAAAGAGCTTTCTTTTGGTGGTTCAATATCCTTTCCATATAATATGGGAAAGGTAGAACTAATAAGAACAAAAAGAAAAGACTCTATTATTAATGGGAAACTTGTAACCAAAAGGCCTATTGACTGGGATAAAACTCTTAGACTTTGGTATGAGGATGAAGAGGCTTACAAAAACAAAACTCTACTGAGAACTGAATATGAGTATGCAGATAAACTTTTATACAGGAAAGATGCTACGCAGTTCAAGTTTATGAGATACTATGATTTCACTCCTTGTAGAGACCTTAATTTAAAAATTGCGGAAAATAAAAGAAGCAATCTTCTGAGTCCATTATATATTGATAATAAAATAGATAAGCATTTAAAATCATTTTACAATGACTAATGATATACAGTTTATCTCAATAAGAGAGATACTTTCAAGAGTTACAAGGCATCCTCTCCTGCAAGACATGGATTTAGAGGCTGCAATTCAATATACTCTTGATTTTATTGAAGGAGTAGGGCTTCCTAATGTATATGAAGATAAGCAAGCTGAGGTACTTATTCATAAGTTTAGGGGAGTACTTCCATGTGACCTTATAAGAATTGAGCAAGTTAAAGACAAAAAGACTGGAGTATTTTTAAGGTCAATGACTGATACTTTCAATACTAAGAGCAAGATGGTTCCAGGTGATTTAACTTTTAAAACTCAGAATAGAATTATTACCACTTCTTTTCCTGAGGGCACAGTACTGATATCTTACCTTGCCATTAAAGTTGATAAAGACGAGCTTCCTATGCTTCCAGACCATCCAATATTTTTAAAAGCATTGGAACTCTACATTAAGAAAGAAAGATTTGGAGTCTTATTTGACCTTGGAAAGATTAGAGGAGATGTTCTTTCTCATGCAGAACAAGAGTATTTCTGGGAAGTTGGAAAGTGTGCTGCTGAATTTAAGATGCCTTCAATGAGCGAAATGCAGAGTATTACTGGCATGATGCATAGGATGATTCCTTCAAAGTCAGAATTCCAAAGAGGATTCAAGACTCTTGGAGATACTGAAAAATATAAAAGACACCAAGGATGAATAAAAAGGATACACATGTAGTTACTGGCATGTCTAGAGATATGTCAGTAACAAGATTTAATCCAAACCTTGTTGTTGATGCAAGGAACATAAGAATTACTACCCAAGGAGATAAGGCTACCTTGCTTGTTGTTACTAATGAGAAAGGCACTAAAGAGATGACTCTCTCATCTCCTTTATATGGTACAGTAATTGGGTATGCTGTCATTAATACTGATATTATACTTTTTTCTCATTATGATGAAGGAGACAAAGATTTAATTTATAAGGCTACTGTATCTGGAGAAAATAAGGATAATCTCCAAATTCAGAAGCTATTTGAGGGAACTCTTAATTTTAGTACAGAATATCCTATTGAAACTACTGTAGTAATTGAGAATGAAAATATAAAAAAAGTCTACTGGGTTGATGGCATTAATCAGCCAAGAATGCTTAATATAAATAAAGAGTATCAAGATAATGATAATGATGCTTTTGATTTTTGTCAAACAGTAGAGTTTAATCATTATTTTACAGTTGAAAAGAATACTACGGGTGGAGAGTTTCCTGTTGGAACAATTCAATATTGTTTTTCATACTTTAATCTGAATGGTCAAGAAACTAATCTTATAGAAACTTCTCCATTGTACTATCTTTCTCCAGCAGATAGAGGACTTCCTGCTGATTCAAGGTGTACCAATAGTTTTCTCATCAAGATAGGAAATGCAGATACAAGTTTTGATTATGTAAGACTGTACTCAATCATCAGGACATCTGAAAATGCTACGCCTAATTGCAGGATTGTTGGTGATTATAAAATCACAAATGAGATAATTATCAATGATAATGGAACTATTGGCTCTACAATAGACCCTACTGCATTATATTTCATTGGAGGTAAAAGTATTATTGCTGGAACTCTTGACCAAAAGGATAATACTTTATTCCTTGGAAACCTAAAAGAAACCTCTCCAAAATTATCATCTCTATCATATAAAAACTCTACTTTAGGAGAATATATCAAGAATAATTTAAATGATGAAATTCCAATAGAGTCAGTATATTTCGACCATACAGATACACCTAAAGTAAGCAGTCAAGTAATAAATGATAATGAGTATTGGAATTCTGCAGAAGTTGCTGGAAGGGAGTTTTACTCAGATACTATTGACAATACAAAATCTTCTAGAAGTAAAAAGGGATTTAAATCTCATGAGGGATACAGATTAGGATTTGTTGCCCAAAAAGAAACTGGAGAATGGTCTGATGTTGTTTGGGTAGGTGACTATGATGAGCTGTGTATGCCGGGAGAACATTTCTTTAAATATGGAGAAATGCCAGACCACAGTGAAGAAAGAGTAATATGGAGGTCTTGCAAAAGAACTCTTGGATTCAGAGCGTCCCTGCCAGAGCAGGTAGTTACTTTACTTAGAACTAATCATTTTAGAAGAGTTGCTCCTGTAGTAGTATTTCCACAAGATGTAGATAAAAAAGTTGTTTGTCAAGGACTCTTATTTGGAACTGTTTTTAATATAAATGACAGACTAGATAACTCTCCATTTGTACAGTCTGATTGGAGAGCAAGGCTTGATTACTCTTTTGAAGCAATTGACAATGAGATACAAACAATGCCAATTGCTGTAAATCCTACAATACCAACAGTAGAGGACATTTCTAATTTTGAATCAAAAGTACAAGAGTTTAAAGACCTATACGGAGACTTCTATTATAGAGATGCCAACATCATAGACTTTTATTCTCCAGACATTGAAGCTACAGAATCTATTACTTCTCAATCATTAGAGAATACAAATCTAAGAATTGTTGGGTTTAGTAACCTTGGATATTGGATTGGTGGAGGAAGCCCATATGTTCCAGAACATGTGGTGGATAGTTATATGGACATTCAAACCAGAGGTATTTATGATATAACAAGTACACAATATCCATCCATATTTAAATCCCTAAAACTAGGAAGTTCAATAAATGGTGAGTATCAAAAATTACAAACTCATTCAAGATTTTCCTTACTTCCACAAGATTTATGCTTCCCAGGGCTGCTTGACGGATATGCAGACTTGGATGGTACTTATGGCAATGCTCCAGAAAAAAGCTCTGGCAGCTCTTCTTATTTGTATCTAACCTATTTATGGCACAGGTCAGGGTCATTAAATAATCAAAATCCTGTCAGCAATTCTCAAGAAATAAGAACTGCCCAGTACACAAGAAAATGCATTTCTGAAATTCAGTATGGGTTAACCACTTACTTACAACCATCAGAAGAAAACTTTAGTCTTCCTCCATACAACGTAGAAGTAAATACTCCAAAAGTATTTGATTCAGACCAAATTTCTGCACTGCAAGTACCTATAGATAGTATTGACGGAAGCACAACAAATGTATTGTATTATGGAAATGTTGATAAAGTTCATACTCCATCACTAAAAACCTATGAGGCACTTATTAATGGAAGTAATGTAACTTTAGATTTTAGTAATGGCTATCCTATAACATACATTCCATTACAACATTCTGGAGGAACTACAGGTGGAATTGATGAGTATAATGATGGTAAAACCAAGCAGTTAAACTGGCCTAAAATAACAACTCCTGTAAATATTGGATATGTATCAAGAGGAAATGATACTGTCCTTCATGGAAAAGACCCAGTGAGAATAAAGTATAAAACTACTAAACATGCTGTTTTTTCACTGAAGAAAAATTCCTTAGGAGGAAGCTCACTTGCTATGTCTGGGAGTACCATTCCAATGGTTTGGCAAAATCAGTCTTATACAGGGTTTAATCAATTAAAGGGAATTGACAGTTGGGTGAACTCCTCTGGTTTCAGTTCTGAGATTTTCCCTTATACTCATTTAAGGGATTCTATCCTTGTTGGAGAATTATATAGAGACTTTACACCAGACCAACTTGCTGCAAGATTTGGAGGAACTTCTGAAGAGGCCCTTGCTACTAATAAATGGGTAATGTGTGGAGACCCTGTGAAACTTGAGTCTGGACAGAGTGCTACACTTCTCTACAAGGAAGGTGATACATACATAGGAAGATATGATTGCTTAAAAACATATCCATTTACTCAAGAAGACCAGAACAGTATTGTAAGCATTTATTCTACTGAGCTTGAATCAAGAGTTAATCTTGATTTAAGATATGACAAGAATAGAGGATTACAAGACAATACTCTGATTACTCCTCAGAACTTTAACCTCTTTAATAGGGCTGGATATGACCAAACAAATCAATTCTTTACTTATCAGAGCTTAAATACTGATAGGTATAATGTTGATTATTTTCCTAATATGGTTACTTGGTCCTTGGAGAAATCATTTGGTGAGGATGTTGACACATGGACATCAATGCCTTTAACATCCACATTAAATCTTGATGGAGATAAGGGAGGAGTAACTGAGCTTGTAACATGGAATGACAATATCTTTGCATTCCAAAAAGATGGATTTGCTCAACTTCTCTTTAACTCAAGAGTACAAATTCCAGTATCTGATGGACAGCCTATTGAAATTACCAATGGACTGAAGATGTCTGGTAAGAGATACATATCTGAAAATATAGGCTGTTTTAACAAGTGGTCTGTATGTACTACTTCATTGGGTATATACTTTATTGATGATGTAAGGAAAGCTCTTTATAATTTCAATGGACAAATAAATAATCTTAGTCAGCAAAAAGGCTTTGAAACTTGGACAAGTGAGCACTGTAATCTAAGTGTTTGGAATCCAGAATATTGGACCAATATACGAACTTACTATGATTATATAAATAAAGATATATATTTTTCAAATGCACTTGAAAGTCTTGTGTACTCTGAGAAACTTGGTAATTTTATATCTATAATGGATTATGATGAATTAGATGCATTGATAAGTGTTGATAATCATTGTATTGCATTTAAGAGTTCTGATTGGGAAGTTATATCAGCACATAAACTATGGGCAGGAGATTACAATTACTTCTTTGATGATTTTAAGCCGTTCTGGTTAACCTTTGTATCCAATATTGACCCAACTGTGGATAAAATATTTGACAATCTGGAATGGAGAAGCACCGTGTATACTCAAGCTGATGGTGATGCTGGAGTTCTCAAGCCACTGGATACATTTGATTCTCTAAGAGTTTGGAATGAATATCAAGATACACAACAATCTTCATTATTTATGAACATAGGTAGCCCTAGTCCTCTTAAAAAGAAATTCAATGTGTTCAGAGCTCAAATACCAAGAGATAAGAGAGCGGAGCTTACAAGACATTCAAGAGACAGGATAAGAAGTCCTTGGGCATACATTCAACTGTCTAAGACAATTCCAAATAAGGACATGATGATTTTCAATGATATGTCAGTAGGAATTTTTGAGTAATAAGAATTTAATAACGGAGAAGAGAAACTTTAAATATCTTCTCCGTTATTATTTTAATATTCTTTTTTACTTATCCTACTTAATATCTTATATTTGCATAAAAGAGTGTACACTATGAATAATAAGGAGCTGTACTTTGCTTTAGGTGGAGCAAAGACAAGAAAAAAACTGAACAAAGCTAGGGAAGAGTACTTAAATACTTTACCCTATGATGCCGGAGTATCAGCTAGAAAAGTGTCAGGAAGATACTTTAATTTAGGTGGTCCAGAGATTGCCCAGCTTTCTTTACAAGGGATTAACATTGTGAAGGATGGCTTAAAAAACATTGAGAATGCTAAAACCTATGAGGACATAAAGCAGCAAAGGCAGAACTATAATAATGGAGTTTTATCTGGAATTTCAGATAATGATGCTCTTATGTCTGCTTTTAACAATGCTTATTGGGCATCTGGTAATTCTGAAGCTAGTGATTATGGTTCTCCAACTTGGTCTAGTGCAATTGGAGACATGACAAGTGCTGCCAGCGCTGCTGGAGGATTAAGTGGGTATAATCCTTGGATTATGGGTGGTGCTGCTGTCCTTGCTGGAGGTAAGAACTTGTTTCAATGGGGAAGAGCCAACAGACAATCCAAACTTGAAAATGATGATGCTGACAAGTTTAATGCTGCTTTAGCCAGTCAATTTGCTAAAGTGGCTGATAATGTTGATGCATCTAATGATAGAAGAGTTATGCAAGACTTTTTGAATTACAATTATGCTGCTTATGGTGGTGAAAAAGGAACTCATGGTTCAGACTTCACAAGTGGCCTAACCTTTATTGGAGAGGGTGGTACACACGAAGAGAATCCTAATGGTGGAGTCCCTGCAGGAATTGCTCCAGATGGAGAAATGAATCTTGTTGAGGAAGGAGAAGTAATCTGGGATAATGATTATGTATTTTCTAACAGACTTAAAGTTCCTGCTGATTTAGCCAACAAGTATAAGCTTGATGGAGATTTAAGTTTTGCAGAAGCTATTGAAAAAGCCACTAAAGAGTCCAAGCAAAGACCAAATGACCCAATAAGTAATGCTACTAATAGAGCCATTATTAATGAGTTTATGGATGCTCAAGAAGCAATCAGAGAAGAGAAGCAAAGAAAGGCAGCTAAAAAATTCATAGATGCTTATGGTGAAGATGCTTTCCTTCAGCAATTAGCCATGCTTAATGGTCAGCAACCTGAGGGAATACAAGGTTTTGATGTTTCTGCGTTGTCTCCTCAAGGTGGGAATGAAATGTTACCTCCAGGAATGGCTGATGGTGGGCATAAATTTGTGAGTGGTGGAAGAAAAAGGCTTGAAAATGGTCTTTATGTTGTGTATAATAAGGGAAGTAACAACACTGTAGTTCATCACTATGAAGATGAAAAGGGTAGGAATTTAGGTTCTGATGAAGCAAAGGCACTTATTTTAAATAGTAGGAACAGTGGCACAGAGATTACTCCAGCAACTGTAACTGCAGAAAGAACAAGAAGAACCAGAGAAACACCTAAATCTACGGGATACTCTGGAACTGGAGATGAGGGATATGCTGCTACTCAAGGATATGCTACACAATCAAGAAGAGCAACAAGACAGAATAAAAGAGCTAACTCTGAATATACTGGTGCTCCAGATGAAACTGGCTTACCAGATGGATTAACAGTAATATATTCAAAGGGAAGAGATGGAATGCAAGGGCCTGTACATCACTATGAAACAAGTGATGGAAAAAATATGGGCTCAAACAGAGAGAGAGCTATAAGAGCTCAAGAAGAGTTAAATGGTACAGCACCAAGTGCTGAAAGTACTTCTGAGAGACCAGTAGAAACAAAAGCAACAAAACAAGCTCTACGAAATGTACAATCAGAGCAAACAGCTGTAACTGAAAGTACAAATCAAAGACAAGAAACTTCCTCAACAAGAAGAAGATACTATCCTGTATCAAGATACTCAGACAGACCTAATCAAGGCACTACTGAAAGTCAAACTGATGATTGGCATGTATCTGTACAACGTGCTGGTTCAAATAATCCAGAAGACACAGACTTCATTGGCCCAAGGTTAAGAGGAACTGGAAGAGGAACTGGAAGAGGAAGAAGAAGTACTACAAATACTTTATTAGAAACTACATTAAATGAAGCACTTAAGGCCTCAGGATATGACCCAAACAAATCAATGGAAGAGTATTTGTTTGAGGCAACTAAGGCTATGACTCCTTACATTTCTGAAAGACTTGAAGCTCCTGCAACAAATGCAAATATTCCAATTCCAAGAAGCATTCCTGTACCAAATACAGAGCTTCAAAGAATGAGAGATGCGAGAGGAAGAGACTTGCAGAATCCTCCAGCTGATAATACAAGAGACCAATTGCACCCAGCAACAGTAGCTTCTGGGATGCAAGCTTTTGCAGATGCTCTTACTTCTCCAGACTTTAGTAATGCAGATGCTATGATTGATGAGGCAAGAGCTCTTCAAACTCCTGTAAATATTCCAATTGAAACTATTGGAGATTACAGGAGAAGGAATCCTTTTGATGAGAAATATCTTGTTAATATGGCCAATGCTAATAGAGCTGCTGCACTAAGGTCATTAGATAATACTACTGGAGGAAATCAAAGTGCAAGGCTTGCTAATGTACTTAACTACTTTAATCAACGTGACCTTGGTGAAGTAGCAAGGCAAGCATACCTTGCTAATAGAGCTGATGATGCACAAGTTGCTGAATTTAATAGAGGCACAAATCTTCAAAATATGAGTGCTATTAATCATAGAAATATGGCACAAGCTCAGTTAAATTCTCAAAGACAGGCTCAAGGATTCCAAGGAATTGCAAACGGTCTTGCAATGAGACAAAACATTCAAGACAGATGGGATGCTAATAGTGGTGCTACCATGAATGCATTTATTCAAAATCTTGAAAATGAAGAGAGAAATAAAGAGATACTTAATGCTCTTGGCTTCTCACTTACAAACAAAGTTTTTGGAACTGGGGAAAATCCTTGGGCAAAGAATGGAGGAAAACTTAAAAAGAAGAGGAGATTTTAATTATGGGAAGATACGCAATTACAGCACAATTTCAACCTTTCTCATTTCAAGAAAGGATAGCTCCTCTTCAAGCATACAAGCAGGAGTATGACAACGTTACTAATACTTTAGCAACCCTTGGTGAGGAAGCTGGAGCATTACAACAATACTTAGACCCAAATTCTGAATCAGGACAAAAGGTTCAAGCATACAATTCAGCCCTTGAAAAAGCTGCTCAAGATTTGTCAGCTAATGGTCTTAAAGCTGTAAGCAGGAATGCCCTGTTTAACCTAAGAAGGCAGTATAATGGTGACATTGCTAAAATTAAAAGTGCAACTGCTAATTATCAAACTATGCAGGACACTTTAAGAAAGGCATCAATTCAAGACCCAACCTTAATGATTGGAAATGTTCCAACAGTTGATGACTTGGTAAGAGACCCTAATGCAAAACCATTTATACTTTCTGGTGACAAGTTATTTGCTCAAGCTGCGGGAATTGGAAGCTCATTAGATTTAAATTCTACTCAAGAGGATGTATTAGCAGCTATGCAACAAGTGGCAGAATCTTCAGGTATTGAAAATCTTGCTAATCCAGAGCAAGCATTAAGCATAATCCAAAGTGGTATATTGAATGGATTAGGAGCTAAGAGGTCAAAGTTTGCTGAAGAAGAAGCAAAGCTTGCTATGAAAAATGCTTATGCAAAAGACCTTGCAAGATACAAGGGAGGCATAACTGCAGCAAACCAAGCAAGAGCACATCAATACAAGTTACTTGAGCAAGAAAACAAAGCAAAATTAAACAACAAAAAATCTGGTAAATCTGGAAGTGGAGGCTCTGGAACATTACATAATGTAGGAACCACATCTATGATATTTGAGAGGGATAGAGACACCTCTGCAAGAATGTTTGTAGATAAGAAAACTGGAGCATTGACTTTAAGTGACAAGTTATTTAAAGATGGTAAACTTGTAGAGCCTGAAAAGTATCAGACAATTCAAGCACCTACAGGTCAACAGTATAACTATCAAACAAAGGAAAACAGGCAATACGAAGCTTTGGTAGATATGTTAGGTAAATATTATTCTGATGAAGAGATTGCTAACATGTCAAGGTCTCAAGTTGAAAATGCTATTAAAGCCATAAATGATGATGCAAGTCTTGATGCAAATAATACAAGTCAGTTAAGATGGAATCTTGATGCTGCTGGTACTAAGAGAATGCTTAATATGATAAGCAATAATGGTGATGCAAAAAAGATTAAGGACAGAAAATCCAACGGTGAACTTGTTTATGGAAAAACAGAAACACTTAAATATAAGACAGATGCTGAAAGCGAATTAAGGTATGACCCACAAGCAAATGAGCTGATTTTAAAGTACCAAAATGAATACTATCAGATTCCAAAGAGCATTTTAAGTAATGAAATTCTTGCATCTTTGGCAACCATTGTTGCCCCAGGAACTACACCAAGTGGAAAGTCAAATCTTGAAAATACACAGGAATTAATTAAAACAACAAAGGATTACTTTGCTCAAAGAGGTATTAGTGAAGACCAGTTTGAAGAATTATATAAATATTTAGTACAGAACGGGCTCCAAGATTCTCCAGAAGCACAGCTTATTGATGGGTACTTTAAGCAGCTGCAAAATCTTGATGACTATGATGCTGTCTTAGGAGATATTCCAATGTCTATTATGGAACATATTGGGTCAAAGAATATAAATAAGTAAGAACATGCTTAAAGATATTACTAAAACTGGTCCAGTAGGATTGAAAGGAGTAAATACAAAACAAGATATTGATACTGCAGAGTTAATTAAGCAGTTACATGTAAAGCCCAACTTTATTACTCCAGAGCAAGCCCATAGAAATATAGCAGAGTCTTATGGTCAAATTACTCCAATGAGTACTGGAGCAGACTTTGGCTCTTCAATGTGGGATAAGAATATCCTTAGTGTTGATGAAGCACAGAGTGTTGCAAATTTAAGAGCTGAGAACCAACCTGGAGTAGTTCAACTTGGTGCTGGTATTCTTAAAATGGGAACTACCGCAGTTACAACATTTCTTGATGGTACTGTAGGTGGATTAGTTGGTCTTGCACAAGGAACTGCTAATGCTCTGGACAATGACCCAAAAACCACGTTTAGAAATGGTCTTTGGAATAATGACTTTAACAAGTGGATGGCTTCTGCCCAAGAGAAAATGGAAGAAATTGCTCCAAACTATTATACTGAGGAGCAACTCAATTCTCCTTGGTACAGTGCTGCAAATCTTCTTTCAGCAAACTTCTGGGGAGATAAGTTCCTTAAGAATATGGGCTTTACTGCTGGTGCTTTAGCAACTATGGCAGTTCCCGGGTTTGATATGGCTTGGCTTGGAAAGGGCATTTCTACTGCTGGTAGGGCTTTAAACTTTGGGGAGAAGGCTCTTAGAGGAGCTGATAAAGCTGGAAGGCTTGTTTCAAGAGTTGGAAATACTTTAATCTCAGCACATGGTGAAGCTTCTATTGAAGCCATTAATGCCACCAAAGATAACCTTGATGCTGAAATAAGAAATCTTGGAGAGAGAAGAAATGAAGCTATAAGGGCTGCAACTGAGGAATATGAAAGGAATAAGTATAGAATTCCTCAAGAAGGAGAGTTGAATCCCTATGATGCTTATATGGCTGAACTGGATAATATTAATAATGATTATAATACTGCAGTTCAGGAAGCTGAAAAAGGCATTATTAATGTTGGTAACTCTGTTTATTTGGCAAACCTTGCTTTACTTTCATTAACTAATAACTTAGAGTTCGGAAAGTATTTAAAGGGAGGATACAACACACAAAAGGGATTTATGAATCTTGACATGCTTGCCAAGGGAGAAAAGACTGAAAGTCTTAAAGAATTTGGTAAAGCTATGGCAAAGGGAGAGGCTGCCCTGCAAGTATCTGAAGAGCTCGGAAAGAACAAAGTAGGAAAGATTATTGGAGGTACTGTAGCTAGAATGGCTGAAGAGGGATTTGAAGAGGGCTCTCAAAGACTTATTTCAGACAGTGCCCAAATGCAAGAGCAAGCAAGACTTAATGTTTGGGCTAAGAAAACTGATGATTCTTTCTATGCAAAGGGAATAAACCCCGATGTTACTGATGAGCTTGTAGACAAGTATAAGGCTCTTTATCATGCTTGGAATACTGCTTTTGGGGACATTTCTTCCACAGGTTGGGAAGAAGTATTCCTTGGAGCTCTGACTGGAGGAATTGGAACATTCAATGTTAAGAAAAGCAGGGAAGGAAAGAGGGGATTTGGAATGCAAGGTGGTATCTGGGAAGAAATTGCTGGTATTAAAGAAAGACAACAAGATGCTGAAAAGTTTGTCAGCAGCTTTAATGATGCTATCCAAAAACCAGAATTCAGAGAAAGGGTAAGGCATGCTGTCACAGCAATGTCTTTAACTGAAGAAATGGACCACTTTCTTAGAGTTGGAGATGTTCTTCAGTACAAGAATAAGGAACTTGCTCAGATAGTAAATGATGCACTGTTCTTTAAGAATAATGGTGCATTAGATGCTTATAAATCTTTCTATGAGGCAATGAAAGATGAAGTTTCTGATGATGACCTTCTGCAAGTAAGGGAGCAATTACAAACTATGAATGGCATGTCTCCTTACGATGGAATGGATAGTGAAGAGCTAAGAAAAGTATTAAAAGATAAGGCTAGCTCTACATTAGAGAAGATTGATAAGGCACTGGAATTTCATGATAGTCATACATTAAAGTATACTGAAAAAGCATTAAAAGAGGCTCAAAAAGTATATGAAGGATTACCAGATGCTAATGAAAGGGCAACTAGTCTTGTACACAGTATGATGGTTGACCTTACAGCACAGGCAACCACAATCTGGGATTTGGAAAGAAGGAAAGAAGAGCTTCAATCTGAATTAGATTCAATGTCTGATGTTGATAAGCGTGTTAGGCATACTACAACTTACACTTCTGCTATTAGTGAGATTGATAATCAAATTGATAAAAAGCTAGACAGCTATAATAGAGACATTACTAATTTAGAAAACTATGCCCACTCCTTAAAAAGAATGGATGACCTTGCTTCTTTAGCACGAATTACTAAAGATGCAGAATCTCTTAAGAATGCTGTAAAAGGAGTTACTACTTTAAAGGAGCTTGGTGATATTTATTTAAGTGCTGATGTTGAAAACAAACAGGCAGTTTTTGATGAGGCTGTTGCAGAATCTGAGGGTGAAACAAAGACTTTGTTAGAGAAGTTTAAGCCATTTATTTCAGTACTGAATGCATATCATGACTCTATAAATAATGCAGTTGAAAATGTTATTCCAATGTCATCAGAAATGACTGATGAACAGATTAAACAAGCTCAAGCTGCTAAATTATCTTGGACACTTGCAGCTGAAAGTGTAATACAAGGAGCTATACAAGATTATATAGAAGATGAGAATGTCCAATACTCTAAGGACTCATTTATTGATACTTTAAGTAACCTTGCAGAATCCTTAAAGAGTGTTGAATCGCCAAGCCAAGAAGCAGCAAATACAGCAGCTGTAATTCAAGGAATCCTTAGTGATGTTGTAGATGACTTAAAGAAAAATGAGATTGCCTATAAAGCTGCTGAACCAAGAAAAAAGAAGGCTGAGAAAAAAGAAGAGACAAAGCCAAAGAGTAATAATGAAGATAATTTAGCTCCTCCTACAGGAACTGAAAGCAGCTCTACAGAGATAAATATTGATTTTGGAGAAACTCCTAAGAGTGAAGGTACTGAAGAAGGAACTGAAAGAGAAGTAAAGATTAAAGAAGATGAAGAACCACAAAAACCAAGGTTTTATATAACTGATAAAGAAGGAGCAAAGTCCTATGCAAGCAGGTATATGAGGAAACGCTTTGGTGATGGGTTAGACAGACTTATTGAACTTATTGATAAGGAGAATTTAACTGAAGAAGAAAGTAATGAACTTAATGACTTATTAGACCTAACTACAGACAAGTTCAAAGAGTTATACACTTCCAATGAAGCTCCTAAAGGGAGTGTTACTACACCACCCCCCCTCCGGGGGGGTGAGGCTGGAAACACCCAAGTTAGTGAGCCCATTCGAGAGAATCCTGATGAAACTGACAAAGACAAAGAAAAAGCTCAAGAAGCTGAATTATCTGCCAGAGCTAACAGTTTCAGAAAGTATGCAGTTGGCAATGATGGAAACTTAGGAATTGCTGACGGTATTGGGAGAAAACTTGAAGATACAAACCCTTCCTCACAGCAATGGTATTCATTCCCCTTTGCTGAGGGAATAGATTATATTGTTAATAATTTCCTACACAAACTAATGAATATCAAGGGAAATGATGGCAAATTAAAAGTACAATATGCCATGTATTATCCTGATGGTATTTTAGCTACTGGAGTAAGAAAAAAGAATGGCAAAGGAGGAAAACCTCATATTCTTTTAGTAACTGAGTATAATGATGAAGTTAAAAAGATTCTTCCTCAATCTGATGTAAACATTCAAAGAAATATTACTCCAGATGGTAAGTATCTTATTGTAGGTAATTATGGATATTCTACAGGTCAGAAAAAGCTTGAAAAAGCTCATAAAGCAATAAGTGACAGAATCTCCAAACAAAGAAATGATAAGAACTCAGATGCTCTTTACGAAATTCTTGATGAAGGAGAAAATGGAGAATGGACAAACTATATTTATGATGTTTCTCCAGGAACTGTACTTAGAAAGAACTCTGAAGAGGAAGATAATGATACAAGCTTAAAAGCTGTTTTAGACAACAATAATCCAACAGGAGCTCAGGTCAAAGACCTTAAATTCACTGTTGTTTATGGTGATGAAGAGGAAGGAACTGTGACTCATAGACACATCAGAGTTAATCCTGAAGACCAAATCTATGATACAGAGTACCTTCATCATCCGGGTCAAGTAATTGTATGGATGCCAGTTGCTGATGGAAGATACATAGCTCAATTTATAAGTCCTTTTACATTTAACCAACTCTCAGAACAAAATGGTCAAGTGTATCAAGATATTATGAATACACTTAGAAGTATTGCTTCTACAGACCCAACTGATATTAATCAGCTTGAAGGCTTATTTGGTGTTCTAAGAAGCCAGTTGGTATTTGGTTCAGTTGCTGGTAATCAGATATTCTATGATACAAGAGAAGAAGTTGATGGACAGACAAACCTTAATTATAACTCTATAAGAATCCAACAATTTGGAGATGTTAAGGACGATTCGGCCTTATTCTTAGATGGAGGAATGTCTGCAGAAGAAAAGCTTCAGTCATTAATTAATCTTGTAAGTACATTAAATCCAAGAGTTGCTATCAATACAAAAACTCTTACGGATAATCCTGAATACTATGTGAATTCTAATGTACTTCAAGTTAATTTAAGAAACTGGGGAGCAGTAAATGCTAAAGCATATATGTATGTACCTAATACAGATGGTACAATCAACACTTCTCCAGAACCAACTGTTGAAAGAAAGAACCAAAGAGCTGTTAATCAAGTTCAAGGTGTTGTTTATATAAAGGGAATTAAATATTCATATATGTCTGATGGCACTTTCTCAACTAATGGTATGGTTGGAAGAAATACTGTCACAGACCCTAATATTTTAGCAATTCTTGAAGATGTAATTCAAGCAACTAATGATAATGCAATAGAACTTCCGACAGGTTCACAAAAAGTAAAATACTGGGTATTTGGAACTGGTGAAAATCTCAGAATATATGCTAAAACAGCTGAGGCAGGATTCTGGAAATTAAATCCATCAGATGATAAATACAAAGAGGTTCTAGATTATTTGCTCGAACAACAAGATGCAGAAAGGTCAACACAAGCACTGAAAGACCTTGAAGCACTGGCTGGAGAAACTCCTCAGTTAACTCCTCAAGAGGAAGGTGAAAAAGATTCCAGTCAAACTCCAACAACACCAGCTTCTAAGGGTAACTCAATTAATGGTATGACTACAGAGGGAAAAATATCTGCAAGTGAGTTAAGATTCCAGCACGCACAAGAGAATTTTGAGAATCTTTTCAGTACCTTTGTAGAGAATGATGCTAACTTAGATAGAGTAATTGAATTATTTGGATTAGATGAAAATGGAGACCTTACTATAGACAGAGTTATTTCTTTATTGGAGGCTAATCCTCATACAAAAGGAATGTATATGAATGTACACTCTCAAGAAGATTTAGAACAATTATTAGATAAATATACTTGTTAACATGGCAAAATCTTGTATTGATATTAACGGTAAGACTTTTCAGAACTATGCAAAAAGTCTTGGGTTAACTGCTCCATCTGCAGCAGGAATTGTATACCTTTGGAGAGCAAAAACTGGTTCTGAAGATGGCTTCCCAAGTGAGGATGAAGCAAAGACTTACTATAGAGACCAAACATTTTTAACACAAAGACAAGAAATTATAGATTTCTATAATAAGTATACCAATGATGGAATATTTGTTCCAGAAGGAGAAGTTGCCAGTCTTAGCAGTGTAGAACAGTTTACTCAACTTAAAAGAGTTTTTGGTGAACCTAATGTGTTCTTAGTCACTAAAGATACTGGAGAGAATGAGATTCATATTGCAAAACCCATTCAGAGCAAAACGAGTCAGGCTACAACAAATGTAACAGAAGAAGACATTAAGTCTGCGAAAGACTTACTTCGCAATAAAATTGAGTTTGAAGAGGGGGTTATTGAAAAACTTCAAGAAAAAATAAAATGGAATCGTGCCACCCAGCAAGACAAGGATGACCTTGCAGAGTTTCAACAAAAACTAAAAGAAAGTCAGGCTCTTTATAAAGGACTGGAAGATGGAACATCAGAAGTTTATATTAATGAATTTGGTCATTCTCAAGTAAGAAAGACAGAAACTGTTTCTGCAGAAGAAGACCTTCCAGTAAGTACTCAGGACATGTCAAAGATTGTTCTTACCAAAGAACAACAAACTGCTGTAGACAATGCAGTTTCTTTCATATCCAAAAAAATGAGAACTGGGGAGTCTCCAAGTGGTAAGAAGTTCCTGCTTATTCAAGGTATGGCAGGAACTGGTAAAACTACTATTGTACGTAGTATTGTACAAAGTCTTGAAAAACAGAGAGTATATCCAAGTTTTTGTGTTGCTGCTCTTTCAAGAAAAGCAGTCCACGTTCTTTCTGAAAAAATGCAAGACTTAGGAGCTCAGACAGAAACTTTATATACTCTTGCTGGAGCAGACCCTTTAAGTGGTCCAGAAAAGTTTGCAGTTGATGAGAATAAGGCTAAATACAGTATGTATAACCTTATTTTTGTTGATGAGGCCTCTATGGTATCTGATACCATAATGAGAAACATTGACAAGTATGTAAGTGAACATCCAAGGACTGTTGTGTGTTTCTTAGGTGATGAAGGACAAATACGTCCAATACCTAAAAAAGGAGAAAGGAGTCACAAATCCACCATATTTAGTAGTAAAGATATGCAAGTAGAGAATCTCACCAAGAGAATAAGACAAGGTGAGAACTCTCCTATCCTTTCATATGCAGACAAATTCTGGAATATTAGTACTAGAAAAACTGACAATAGTATTTACTCAATAAGTGGAGAAACAAGTATTACAAAGCTTGGAGCTCTTATATTTGAGACAAAGCCTTTTGTGCTGTCAAGTATCATGGATGGATTTAAAAAGGCTGTAAAAGAAGGTAATCCTACTCATGTAAAAATTGTCACAGCTACAAATGGATCAGTAGACTCTTGGAATGATGATATTCGTAGAGTTCTTTTCCCAGAAAGTCCAAACCTTATTTGCGAAGGAGACTTAATAATATTTAATGAGCCATATAAAATTTCTCTAAACAGCTTTGATAGTCCTATAATTGAAAACTCTGCAGAGGGTCAGGTAACAGAGGTTTCAGATGAATATGAAGATGATGGTGTAAAATATAGAGAAATTTCTATTGATTTAAGTGATGGAAGCTCTGTTACAGTAAGAAGAATTGACCCTAAAGACAAAGAAAGTTTAAACTTGCATGAAAGTAGGGTTAAAGCTCTTCATGAGGAGGCTAAGAGAATACCAAAATCAAACAGAATACCATATAGAACTGCTTGGAAAGCATACTGGCAAGAATTCGGTAAATATGCAGATATATCATACGGATATGCAGTAACTGACCACAAGGCTCAGGGCTCAACATATGATATAGTAGCTGTTGATAAAGATAATATACTCAAGGCAGGAATTTGGGGAGACATTGAAAGAGCAGAAATGATGTATACTGCCCTTACAAGGAGTAGAAATGTCTCTGTAGTAGTTTCAGAACAAGGAAATAATGAAAATATAGGCTCATATACAGAACTTAGTGAAACTATAGATAATAATAAATCTCCCCGTAAAGTATCTAAAACATCTCAATTACCCATCCTTGGTGAGTTCACTTTGCATAGTGGTGGTGCTGCTGGAAGTGATACTTGGTGGGGAAGAGTTGGTGAGCAATATGGTGTATCTTTAAAGCACTATTATCATGGCAATCCTACTCCAGCAGGCAATGTTGAAGTTTCAGATAAAGAGTTTAAAGAAGGACTTCCTTTGGCATATCAAGCAGCCAAAGATATGGGAAGAAAAGCTGAAACTGTTACCAAATATCAAGATTTAATTGGTAGAGATGTTACTCAGGCAACCAGAGCATCTGAGATTTTTGCCATTGGAGTTTTAGATGGTACTCAAGTTAAAGGGGGCACTGGATATGCTGTACAAATAGGTATTAATTTAGGTAAGCCAGTACATGTTTTTGACCAAGAGAAAAACCAATGGTATCAATATGACTATGGTACTAAGAGCTTTGTAGAAACTGAAACTCCTACTCTTTCCAAAGACTTTGCAGGAATTGGAACAAGAGAAATTAACGACAATGGACTTGAAGCAATAAGACAGGTATATGCAAAGACTGTCCAGCAAATGAAGGAAAATCCCATTTCATTTGCTAGGCCTTTATTTTTAGAGAGCATGCCTAAAGATGCTTCAATGTCATCCTTAATTACAAGGGAACTTGCCAGCCAAGACCCAGGAGAAAAGCCTGCAAGCAATACTCCAGTTAAAAATGCTTATAGTATAGAAGTTTCTGAGAATCAAGGAAATACAAAAAAGACCGTTACAATCACTCCCTTGCAGGAGAAAACTTCTCAAGAAGACAAGCGTGAGCATATTATAAGGCTTGTATTGTCTGGAGAGCTTGATATAAGTACAAGGATTCAAATAGGTGGAGAGAGTGTGTCTGATATTCTTGATACTATTACAGTATTAAGGAGAATGAAGAGTGACAGTATCTTTGAATCTCTTGATGTAACAACTCCACTTTCTGAAGAAAACCTTACTGCTGAACAAGTTGATGCTCTTAATAAAGCAAAGATTCCTCATGCTGATGGTAAGTATTATATCCCTACATTCACTGTAGGATTTACAGAGTATGAAATGTCCTTAAGGAATGAGTTAAATAACCTTCTTGGGCAGAATAAATTCACACAAACTGAACTGAGAGAGTTTGCTAAGAGGTCAGTATTTAAAGTCAGTGAGCGTATCAGTATTATTCAGAATGAGCAAGGAGCTGTTAAGAGGCTATTTGGAAATAATAAGGATTATCAATCACTTATTTATGATGCTGAGGGCAAAGAGATTGATTATACTCAGATGTCCAGAATTGATATTCTGAATAAGATTGGATTGGGGACTCTCTTTGACACTCAGATTAGGGAAGCAATATTCAGTCCTAAAAGAACTGACATCAAGAGCTCTGTGATGAAAAATAAGCTTGCTGTCATTTACAATAACTTTGAAGCATTTAAACAGCTTGCTTATGATACCCTTATTAATTTGGAAGAGGTAACTCTTGATAATCCTAAAGCAAGAGTTACAGAGCAGCTTGTAATTGAAAATGAGGATGGCACTAATGAAAATAATGTAAATGCTGAAACTGAGCAGGAGCTTGCTGAGGTATTTGGAAGTACTGTTGAGCATTGGCAAGTTGGATTTAGGCAGGTAAGTGCTTTTAATTCCCTTTCTCAACTCATAAAGAATACTGTAAGCAGATTTTATGACTTGAATGAAGATGGAACTATGAAGATTGACTCTGTTGGTATGGCAAAAACAATTGATACTGCTGAAGCCATATCAAAGATTCTTCAATGGACTCAAAAAGCAACAACCCTTGAAGAAATGGTTGATATGCTTACATCCCATCTTAGTACAGACCCTTGGTTAAGGCAACTTGTTGGTAAAGGAGATACTGCATATTATGCTAATGGTACAGATAATTCTAAACTTGTTGAGGGATTACTTGTTAATCCTGAAGAGCAACAATTCCAGTCTCAGTTCTTTACTAATTTTAGAAAGTATTTCCAGAGTTACTTTGTAACTTATCTTGATGCAAAGGGTAATGTAGTTACAAAGTCTGTTAATAGTCCATCCTTTGAGGTTGAAACACTTGAGAATATTCAATCTTTAGCTCAAAGTGCTGACTATGGAATGCTCAGAATTTGGGATAAAGATGCTAATGGACTAACTAAAGATTACTATAGGTTAAAAGAAATTTTAGGTACTCCAAGACAAAAAGTTAAAGGAAAGCCAGAGATTGCTGCAACAGGCCTTAATCAAATTGTTGAAAGGCTTGATAAGGGAGAGGAGCTTACACAAGACCTCAAGCTTAGAGTTGCCAATGCTATTAAGGAAATCTATGAGATATTAAATATTGAGTCTCCAGAAGCAAGTCAACTTGTTAATATATTCTCAAATAACAAGCAGAATTTAACTGATTTTGTAAAAACTTTAGGATACTTAACTACCAGAAATATTGAGGTTTCTGCAAATCTTGCTAAAGAGAAAGGTGGCTGGTTTGAGCTATTTGGAAGAAAAGGTGAAAAGATTAATGGTACTGAGATTCCAAATGCTTCAAGCAATTATAAAGCCATCATTAAATATATAAGCCCAGTAATGGCTTCAGCAACTGAGGCAGTATCATATGAAGGCGGTAAGCTTTACTATGGATATGTTACTCCATCATACTTAGGCATTTTAGTAGACAAGCTTAAGGGAAGAGTAGGTAAGACTTATTTAGGCAATCCTGAAAATTATCAGACATTCATGCAGAGAGAGTATGGTAAATATGAAGGATGGTTCTATAATAGTGAAGATGGTGCAAGAGGCCCTAAGGGATTTATGAATTACTGGCTTGCCAAGCTTAATGGGTCTGATGGTGAGAGATACAAAGGAATGCTTGAGCATGTCACTTCCTTAACATATGAAGGAACTGCTTACTCAGATAAGAGTGACCCTTTGTATTATGCATCCCTTTTATCAATGTATCTGTATGATGCACATAAAAATTACAGCTACTTTAGGATGCCAACAATGTCCAACAAGCCTTCAGAAGAGTACCTCAAGTTTGAGAGAATTACTGAAAACTATGAATCCACCATAGTTAATTGGCTTACAGATTATACATTCTATCAAGAATTAAACAGAATCAAAGCTGTAAGAGACAGGCAAAACAGTATTCCTAAAGACCAAAAGATTGACAACTTTGATAAGAATGGAACAGTTTTTCATTTCCTTCCTTTCCTCAACGAGAGAATGAATGGAAAAGACAGATTTGGGGAACTTTTAAGAAAAGTTGTTAATGGTGAAGGCCTTGAAAGAGACTCTACTGAAGCTAAGGAATTCAGACAATTACTTTCTCAAGCAATTAAAGAAGGTCTTGATGAAAGATTTAATGAGTACTTGCTTGATGCTGAAAAAGCTGGTTTCCTTACCCTTGGAGAGAAAGGAAATCCTGATTCTGGTGTTGTAAGTGTGTTCCAGATTGATAAGCTTGTAACAAAGAATGGCACAAGAAAAGAAGTACTAAGAGAGTATTTCTACAATGATTTCTTTGCAACACTGAATATTCTTCAGCTTACAGTTGGTGATATTGCTCTTTATAAAAATGCAGAGAATTTACAGAAGAGACTTGCTCAGTTACATGCTCCAGGAATGAGAGCAAACATTCAAGCAAAGGATATTACCTATAAAAAGAATGTTTCTGATGGTGTGCACAGAAGCCTTATTATAAAAGATGAAGAGGTTGCTTCTGTAGCTTTAATCAATATTAAGCAGGCACTTAGCAATATGCTTGCTAATCCAAAGTATCATGAAGGAGACAATGTAAATGCTCCTCTTACTAAATTAGGCAAATCCCTTAAAAAGAAATTTGATAGTGTAATTAAGGTATTCTCTGCTGAGAGCAACAAATGGACTGATGGTCAAGCATATTCATCTCCAACATCTTACCGTAAGAAAATGCATATGTATGGTAAGTGGTCTAAACAAGATGAGACTGCTTATGAAAAGGTACTGAAAGGAGACTTTAGTGAAGAGGATTTGAATGTTATTTGGCAGCCTCTTAAACCTTTCGTATATTCTCAAATAACAAGACCTACAGGTTCTGATGCAATGCCTCTTGTTAAGACTGGTGTTCAATACAAAAACTCTGAGTTCTTGCTTGTTATGGCAGATGCCTTAATGAAGAGTCAAGGTGTTGAGTCTCCATTAGCAGCCATATTTGATGCTATGGAAGAATCTCAGGGAGCTTGGTCTGAGGATGGAGAGAGATTTATTCCAAATGGTAAAGGTATTGATACTGTACAGTTTGAAAGCTGTGTAAAAACTGGAGCTAAAGGTGTCATCAGTATCAATGGGATGGATTATAATGCTGCACTTTCTACACTTAGAAATGCAATTTATGATGCATCCCAACCTGATGGATACAATGCAAATTATGTAACTGCAATTCCATTTGATGATTATACTATCCAACAAGAGGTTCCACCACACTTTAAGGGAGAGCAACAAATTGGTTCTCAGGTAAGAATTCATACAATTGCTGACCTTGTTGAGAAAGAGAATGGAGAAGACCTTTATGTTGATATTACAACTGAAAGAGGTGGAAGAGTAACTACAGAGCATGTTACTGTAGCTGAGGCTAAGAAGAGATATATGGCAGCAACTGCTGAAAACATTGAACTTAGTTTTGAAGAGCTTAGTAAGGAGCTTGGTCTTGATGGAAGATTCAGTCAGAGTAAGAAATTTAGAAACATTGCATTAAGTAGACTCCTCAAGAAGGAGATTCTAAGAGATGGAAGACTTGGTGCTGACATGCTTTGGGCAGTTGATGTAAATGAGGACGGCGATTTTAATATTCCTTTAAGTGACCCTATACATTCTGGCAGACTTCAGCAACTACTGAATAGTGTAATTAAAAATCATATTAATAAGCAGGAAATCTCTGGTGGTCCAGTTGTTCAAGTATCTGCTTATGGCACATCTGAAGACCTTAATATTAGGTTTAAGAGTGAAAATGGCAAGCTTCTTTTAAGTAGAAAAGAGTTTGAACAATATATTAGGAAGCAAAAGAAACGTAGTGCTTCATTCTCTGCAAGATATGTTGACTTTAAGGATTATGTACAACAAGTACCTAAGGGTACTACAGAGGAAGAGCTTAAAGGTATTCTTGATTTGTGGTATGAGTCTTATGTAAGGGATAATCAGCATAGTCTTGCTTATTTTGAAGCTTATGCTCCAATATATGATGAGGCTTTAATGGATTTTGCTGATGAGGATGGCGTAATTGATGTTAAAGCCATTGAAAAGATGAATCCTAAGCTTCTTGAAATGATTGGGTATCGTATCCCTACAGAAGCTAAGTATTCCATAGTTCCTATAAAAATTGTAGGATTCTTGCCGAGAAATGGTGGTGAAGGAATTATGCTTCCTGCTGATATTACCACTCTGACAGGCTCAGACTTTGATATTGATAAACTCTATATAATGAGGTATGCCTTCCGCAAGGGAAGGAAAAAATCTTTTGAAGATTTTGCTAAGGAACAAGCTCTTACAAATGCTGATAATGAACTTAGTGGAAAGGAGCTATATGAAGAAAAACAAAGAATAATAGGACTTCTTAAAAAGTCCAAAGAAGAAGTATCTGAGGAAGAGCTGAATGACTGGAAAGAGGTTCAAGATGCTTGGAATAAGTATAAAGGAGAGGTTTACTACACAACCAATATGAAGGATAAGAGAGAAGCTAATAATAACACAATTCTCTCTATTACACAGGCAATTCTCACTTCTCCTCAGGTTGTAGACCAAATGTTCTCTCCGGGTAACTTTGATGTTCCTAAGAGGATTGGTTATCTTATTAAGGCTGCTGATGTGGCATTTAATGAAGGTGCTCGTCCTAATGAAGAACTTGGAGATATTGCAGACAGAACTGAGTATATTGCCAGCACTCTTGAGGATAAAAGTATTAGTGAACTTAAAGACCTTGCTTACAAGAAATCAAGCCTTCTGTTTGCTAATGTGCAGGTAAACTTCCATAGACAGAATAGTGTGGCAGGTAAACTTATTGGTGTATTTGCTCAAGCTAACGTGTCGCATGGGTTTATGGGGCTTCTTGATAATCCTACATTTAAGGTAAAGGATTTTGGAGAAGGTGAACATGGAGATTTTGTTCTTGCTGGCCACAGAATTGGTGGGGAAGTAAGAATTGACCCTATGTATGCCTTTGATAGAGTAACAAGAGTTAGTCAGAATCTTGCAGCATTGCTTGCAGCTTCTGTAGATGCTGTAAAAGACCCTGTGCTTAACCTGTTTAACCTTAATATGACAACTGTAAATATTGCAGTTGCTCTGATAAGACTTGGCTATGATATTGATACAATAGGATGGCTTCTTACAACACCAGTCATTAAGAGAATGACTGAACAATATGAAAGAGACAGTGTTGATGGAAGTACAAGTATTGAAAGTACTATAGCCAAGATGAAGGATAATATCCTTGACAAGTACAACGATATAACTTTTGATGCTGAGTATGACCTTTCAGTTGATGACCTTATAAGAGTTCATAATTGGGAAGGAGATGATGAGGCAATTGCTAGAATGGATTACCAAATTCTTGAAACTGTGTCAAGAATCAATAAAATAGCCAATGCATTTAGACAGGTTACTCATGTTACAAGGTATAATTCAATAGCAGCTGCTGTTGGTCCATTTGCAGCACATACAGCAGTTTCAAAGATTCAGGATATTAATTTTAGTACTAATGATAGCATTTCTCCAAGTGCTCAATCCATCCTTCAGAATCCTATAATTAAAGCCTTTAGGGAAAAAGCATATGAACTTGAAAGTAAATTAATTGGACAAAACTTTATTCAAGGAGGGGAATTTGCTAATAACATATATAGAGCTGCAGATGCCAAACTTGGATATTTAAATGATAAAACTGCCCAGAAGCTTTCAGACTTTATTATGTCTTATGTGGTCAATATTGACAATCCAATATTTGACTTAAGTGACAATGGTGAGCAGTACCATAGAGATATGATATATGAAACTACTCCAGATGTTGTAACTAGTGCAAAAGCTTTATATCCAGATAATAAGTTCTTAAAGGCTATTAGAGTTAATAAGGATAAACATGGTAATAAGATACTGAGAGTTCCTACAAGAGGAAGAGATGCTACTGAAATACAAGATTTAAAGCAAGGGTGGTCTAAGCTTCTTGAAGATGAAGCAAAGAGACTTGGTGAAAATGCTTTTGATGTGGATGAAAATCTTGCTTTAAGGCTTGTTCAATATAACTTTGTCCTTGCTGGATTTGGTTTTAGTGGCAAATCTTTCATGAGTCTTGTTCCAAGTTCAGTTAAGCAAGCTCTTCCTAATTACTTACAGAATCTTGATGCTGCAGCTGTTTATAATGATATTCATATTGACAGACTCTTGGAGCAGTTTATGCTTAATAATGGTATAGCTAATGTTGGAGTTTATACTCAAGAGGAGTTTGAAAAGCTGATGGGAGTGTCTCTTAATCCAAATGGCATTACAACCTTTGATACCTTAAGTCCCACTTTCCCTAATGGTATTGTTGCCATTAAGAAGAACGAAAAGAGTTCTGAGAAGAAGTTTTATAAGATTAAAGGAACTTACTTAATTAAGGTTCATCCTCTTGAAAAACTTGGTGGTCTCAATCAAGGCTTTGAAATTGACCCATCTAGAGATGTTGAAGACATGCATAGTATGTTTAAAGTAGTTACTCCAAGCCAATCTCAGGGAGAAAAGAAAGAGCCTGAAAAGCCTAAGAAGGCTCCAGTAATGCCAAGATACTATAAAACTGTCAATGAAATAAATGAGTCTCTTGATATTTTAGACCAGATTATTTTTGCTGATACTGATAATATATCTGACAGACTTGAGATTGCTCAAAGAATTCTTGACAAGAAGGATGATATTGATAACAACTCAGCAGCAGCGAAAATGAAAAAGATACTTAAAGATATTAATGTTTCTAACTTATCTATTGAGCAGTTGCAAGAGGTTGAAAAAGAGTTAAATTTGTGTGTTAATTAAAAATAGAGATATGGCTACTGATGACATATGTACCTTGATTCCAACTGTGAATCGTAAAAGAAGTAAATTGTATAAAGATATTCTTGACTATACAGGTAAAAACAGACCCCTTACCAACCTTTTGTATGCAGCAGCTTTATCTGACCAAGTTAAAAGTCTTTTTACTCAGAAGGAATTTAATGACCAAAATGAGATAGACTTTAAAGCTCTAAAAGCCAAATTTAACCTTGACCAATATGTAAATGCTCAGCAAGCTCTTCAAGGAGAAAGGCTTTCAATTGGAGCAATTGATTCAAATGGTCAGACTATATATTATGATAATCCAGACCTTATCAAAGATAGGGTCTTGGATTATAATAATAATCATAATGTTTTCCATGCAAAAATTGACTATTCAAGAGGTAAATATACTATAGTTCTTGATGTTACAGATGCAACAAACTTTAAGACAAATGCTGTTATTGAAAATTTAACAGCAAGGTTTAATGCAATGAATGATTATTTAAGAACTATTGGTATTACTCCAACATACTCAGAGTTTTTAAAGAATACTATTGCAAACTTTAGGAACTATAGAACCTTAAGAAATTTAATTATTGACTTTCAGGGTGGCTCTGAAGGTGTAAGGAATATGAGTGAGGTCAAAGCAAGACTCCTAATGGAGCTTGTTGCAACACACTCTGTGTATGGAGCTCTTGCAAACAGAATATTAAGTCAGTTTGGTGATGATACTGGTAAAATAGTTTCACTTGTTTCTACAGGATTTCAAGGTGATTTGCCTGGAATGAGCAGTGTGGACAGTGCTTACTGGAAAAAGCAAATTACTGCAGCAATAAATAATGGGATTACAATATTCCAAAACTTTGATACAGATGCACTTATTAATGCAGAAAATGCTGCTGTACAAGGACTTCCTATTAATACTGAAAAAGTACTTGGAGTACCCATACTTGAGGTTGATGATGTTTTAAATGACCTTGATAAAAGGTTTCATATAAAGCAAGATTTAATTGTAGAGTCTGGTAAGCAAATAAGGAGCTTGTCAGATGTTGCTAAAAGACTTTTAAGTACATCTTCAAGAAAGCAGCAACTTCAAACAATAAAAACTGGTTCTGAGGACAAAAAGCTTAGGAATATAAACAGGAAAAATAAGAAGCTTATTGATGATGAGGACTATGTTACTGGAGTTGTAAATCTTCTTGGTAATGTTTACAGTGACTTTGAGAAACTTCAAAAAACTATAGAGTCAATTAAGCCACTCATTGCAGCTAAAACTGATGACCTTGGTAAAATCAATGTCTGGAGTAAAGTTGTAATGGAAGCACTTTCTCTTGTGGATGCCTATGAAGATGTTGTAAGAAGCCTTACAAACATTGAAAATCTTGATATTGACCAAGAAGGTATTCCAGAGCAAATACTTAAAGACATTGAAAAGACTGCAAAAGGTCTTAACTTTATTATAAATGATGTTAGAACTTTTGCTCAGGGTGCTGAGTTTGATTTAACTTACATGTTTTTACAGAAGTTCTGGGGAGATAATGACGTTAAGACTTTTGGAGATAAGACTTATAGCTTAAACTCAATAATATCTACTCTTTCACAAGATGTCAATATTGTAGAAAAGCTTTTCTTATCAATGAATGAAAGTACAGATGCTGCCTTAGGTCTTTTCTACGAGGCTGTGAAAACAAACAACCGTCAAAGAGATAAGATATTAAGAAATGTTGATTATGTCATTAGAACTATTACTGATGACTTAGCATCAAAAGGTGGAAAAACTTCCTCAGTATTCAACTTTAAAGATGGAATTCCTTCAGAGTATTTAAAGGCTGAGGTTGACTTTGAAAAGTTTAATAAAGAAAAGGCTGAATTTAAAAGGCAAAAATGGGAAGAGGGTCTGCGTGGAGATAAGCTTGATAAGGCAATGATGAAATGGGAAAGAGAGAACCTTAAAGCAAGGGCCCCTTTCTCTGGTCAGAATTATACAGATTTCTTAGGATATATTAAAGAGTATGTACATGAGCTTTATGGTATTGACACTGCTCAAATCAATCCATTAGAGTATACTTTAAAAATTTTAATGCCAAAGGCTGAGAAGTATGGAATTCCAGATGCCCAGACTTTAGGGTTAAATCCTGCTGAAAGAGAATACTATTTAAGGATGATGGCTTTAAAATCCATTCTTACTGTGCCTCTTCCTTTTGGAGAAAAGGATTTCTTTAAAACAATTCAGGTATCAGCAGACACTATTGAAAGAGTTGGAAGAGCTGGATTTAATCCAAAAGAGCAGCTTAAGATTCTTAGAGATGCCTTTGTTGATACTTACACCATTCGTGAAGACAGTACTGAATATGGAGACTCTTTCAGTGATTTATTAGCTGGAAATAATGTTCAAGCTGTTGCAACTGATATGAGAGGCATGCAGCTTATGCAACTTCCACTCTTCTTTACACATAAATTGAAAGACCAAACCAGAGTAACCACTGATATGAGTATGGCAATGTCAGCATTTGCCACTTCAGCAGTTAACTATGGTGAAATGTCAAAAATGATTGATGCTTTTACATTGGCTCAAGATTATCTTACCACAAAGAGAGGATTTACTGCAACTGGTGGCAATAGAAGCTACATTAATATTATGAAGTATGGTAGAGATACTGCTATGGAAACTGTATCAAAGGATATAAGAACTTCAAGGTCAGCAGAGCAATTAAATCAGTTTGTAGCTTCTAATATTTATAATCAAAGAAAGAATAGAACTGGTGAATTTTCTCTTTTTGGTATTGATATCTCTACAGGAAGAGCTGTTGATACACTTACTCAACTCACATCAATTTCTGGTTTGACAGTTAACTTGCTGGGTGCTGAGGCTAACCTTTTGGTTGGACAGATTCAAATGTTTATTGATGGACAAGCTGGAGAGTTCTTTAATTTAAAGGACTTTGCAGTTGCTGAAGGTCAATACTTAAGACATCTTCCAGCATATATGGCAGAGCTTTATAGTAATAACAAAAAGGCTCTTATTACTCTCCTTGGAGAGAGATTTGATGTAATGGAAGACTACTATGATACTCTTAAGAGCAATGGATTTAAATCTAGCCTGATTGGTAGAGTATTAGATAATACAGCTTTAATGTTCCTATATGGAGCTGGTGAACACCTTCTTCACAATCAGACAATGTTTGCAATATTAAATCATCAGAAAGTCTTTGATACTCAAACAAATACTGAAGTTCCACTTCTTAATATCTTTAGTGTTCAAGAGGAAGGTAACAATGGAAAACTCATTGAAGACAGGGTAAGGTACAAGTGGATTGAAAGAAATCCAGATGGAAGTATTGCCTCTACAAGAGAGATAAATGATGATGATATTGAGGGTATTGAAAAACAGATTACCTACTGCAATAAGTCAATGCATGGTGCATTCTCAGCTATTGATAGGGGCACTATTCATAGATTGGCTGTTGGTAGACTCTTTATTAACTTTAGACAATGGATGCCTGAACACTATGCAAGAAGATTCAATGCATTACACAGAGATGCTGACCTTGGAGAGTTTAGAAGAGGATACTACACTTCAACATTTGTATTTCTTAAAGACGCAGTATCTGGCCTTGTGAAAAACAGAACCAGCATTGCAGCATCATGGAATGCAATGTCTGAGATGGACAGATATAACTGTAAAAGAGCCATTGCAGAAGTTGAGGTATTACTCCTCCTCTCGTTGAGTAACCTTAGCTTAGGCAGTTACAAGGACAAAAAAGGAAACTGGGCATACAGAAATCTTATGTATGAAACTAAACGTATGCTCATGGAAGTTGAAGCCTCCACTCCAGTATTTATTCCTGGATTAACAAACCCTCTTGGAATGGTTTCAAACTTTATAAGTATAATGAACTCTCCATTTGCTGCTCTTAGTACAATTAACAAGATTGCAGATACTATGAATGTACTTGACCTGTTTGATACTATTGAGGGTGGCAAATATGATGGAGAAAACAAATATCTTCACAATCTTGACAAGAATCTGCTCTTTGTTGGCCAGATTAAGAAGCAAATAGACCTTATTGAAAATGATGACCTCTTCAATGTCTTTAAGAACATTTAAAGAAAAGATTCTCAATATTAAAGAAAAAAGCTCTGATAAAACATCAGAGCTTTTCTTTATTTAATTTTTAGTTCTTTATGAATATTGATGTATATAGTATCTCCATTTATTGAGCATACACTTAATACTTCTTTAATTACAGGGTCTTTCTCTGGGTCTTTATATGCATGAACTGCTGATATATAATCATTATTAAATACCGTACTGATTAACTTTTCTTTGTCATTAAGTCTTAAAGAGTTCCATTGTTCTGTTGTCATAACTTGCGTATTTTAAATATTGAAAGTATAGTCTCAAGTAGCATAGATAATATATAAGGTGTTCTCATAATAACCTCATATATTAGTAGTACAATAAGCAATTTCAGCACAATTGCAAGTAGAGATTCTAACATATTAAAGGTCTATAAAGTTATGAATTTTTTCTGCAAGAGCTGACATATCAGGATGTGCTGAACCAGTAGTGTTTCTTAGCCTTAAATCAAAGAAATGTTTCCAATCCTCCTCAAATCCACACATACAAATCTCTGTCTTTGTTGCTAATGGCAGTACTTCTCTTGCATCTTGAGCAACTCTTCCCCAGTTAATTAAAGCATTATAAGACCTCTCTGCATCAGCAAGGTGCATATCAAGAATCTTTCTTTCGTCATCATTGGCAGTATAGTACCATTCTGGCTTGATGAATGTAATCTGTTTATTGTACTTACTCTTACTATAATTACAATACCTTGTGCTCTCTTGTGCAAAGCTGAATGTTCTATGCCTTGTCAACTCTCTTGCAACACCAATAGATGTAATAGCCTTGACTGTATATCTTTTATAGTGATTTTCTGTAGGCTTACATAGGTACTTTAAATCTTCAAGCCAGCCATTTTCAACTAATACTCTATAGTTTGTTGTAATTGCAAGGCATTCCTTTGTATAGTAAGTTTTAGAGTATGGGTTATAATGGTAACGTCTGTACAGATATTCTTCTGAAGGACATTTTAAATACACAGTGCCAAACTCAAGCATTGCAGTATGCTTATTCTTAATAAGCTTTTCTACGAAAGTTTCTGCACTTTCACCACTCTTAGCTTCAGATTGATAGCAAGTTGCAGCACATTGAGCAATAATGTCATAGATTCCTTGAATCCCCTCTCCTTGATTGAAGAGACTAACATCTTGATTAACATATTTCATAGCTGCTCTACTCTAACAACTTCTTTTAAATCCCAAATATCATCTTCAGCATTACTTATTGCTTCAGATGCATGGTCAGCTTGAACATACTGAGACTTGATATTGTCATCTAAGTCTTTGTAAATGATTTTAAATGTTTCCATTAGAATGGGAATGTTTGGTTGATTGAAATAATTTTTGATACATCAGATTCTTCATCATTAAGATTAATTACTGCTGCTTCTGGGGAATAAGCCTTTGTCCAGAAGTAGCAGTACTCTTTAAAAACATTGATATACTCTATACACCAATACTTTAGCATCATTTAGAATTAATCCTCAATAACCTCAAATTCGTCAATATTCCATCCGTCATATTCCTTATGAAGAATTTCAAGGTATTTCCTTCTTGGGTTTGGAATAAATTCTTTAGATTTAAGTTGTTGCTCGATAGTCAGTTTTTTCTCAGTTATATCATCAAGAGGAAGAATAGTACTTTGTACTACTGCTTCTCTTAGCTCTTTTACTGTATAATCTACAGGAACTTTAACTGTCGTAGATTTGCTGCAAGTCATAGAGATTGTTACATTAACCTCTATTTTTTCCCTTAAGCTTAGCTCTTCTGTCATAAATATTAAACTCTTTAACCTTTACTTCAGCAAGAAGGTCTGGTTCAGGCAAACAGTAAATTTCTTTAATTGCTTCAATACAGATTCTTTCTCTGCAAGAATTAAAGCAGCTGTTTGCAAGGAAAATGCATTCAGCCTCCTTTACTTCATAAGCCTGAACCACAGCAACTCCTTCATAATAATCTGTATCAGTGTGTAAATGATAAGTAATAACCCAAGCTGAAAGCTTTCTTTCACAAGGCTCTTTTTGTTCTAATTCACAATCCATAAGTAATAATTATTTGTTTGTGTAAAGATACAAATAATTACTAGTAATCAGATGGATAGGCAGCATTTTCATTATATTTACTTATCTCTACACATTTGTTAATATAGTCTTCATAGAAATCTTTCTTTGTAAGTTTATAAATCTTATCAATTCTTCCTATGAATACTGTACTCATTTGATAAGGATAGTAATGTCCATTACCATAACCAGTGGTCTTTACTGCTCCACAAGGAACTGCTGCATAAAGATTACAACAGATATATCCTCTTTCATCAGTAAAAACATCTTTAAGTACTCCCATATAACGGCAAGCTCCATTGTCAACAATGACAAAGGAGCCTGCTTTTCTTGTTTGTATTTCTTGTGTCATAACTAATGAATCCAATGGTCTCCAACAGAAGCTTCTGCAGGGATTGGTAGTGTTTTACAATATTTTGCAGCAGCATTCTCCATAATAGTTTCAAGTACTTTGGGAAATTCATTAAGCTCTTTAGGATAATCACAAACAATTTCATCATGAACACAACAACAAAGATGCACTTTATTGAAGTAATTGTTTAGACAAATCCAGTTAAATAATTGAGTAATAGCATCTTTTAAGATAATTGCTCCAGTGCCTTGTGTTGGGGAATTACGTGCCATTCTATCGTACTTACCAGCAGCTTGGAAATGCTCTCTAACCATTTGAGCAATATTATCTCCAGTACCTTTATGGTGTAGCCTATACTCTTCCCAAAACTCAGGAGTAAATTCTTTTTGTCTTTCTTTCCATTGTTTCCAATCCCACCAATACATCTTATGTCCAGTATAAGGACAAATAAGAATATATCCATGTTCTCTAACAAATTTACTCCCTCTTTTTGCAAAGGAGGATACTCCAGAAAATTCACTATCTATAGCATCAATATATTTTTGAGCTTGTTCTTCACTACAATTTGCTGCTTGACTTATTGTATGTGCAGCAGCCCCAAAGAGATAAGCAAACTCCACAGCTTTAACTGCTTTTCTCCATTGTGGTGCTTTCTTTTTAACATCTTGTACTCCAGAGCATCCACACTCTTGGCACTCTTTTTTAAACACAGCCCACGCGAAAAGACTGTGCATATCGCCTGACCTTTCAGTAAACTCTTTAATAAATTCTCTGTCTTGGTAAATATCAGCAGCAAGTCTTGACTCTTCTGCACTAAAATCAGCAGAAACCATTAAATTTCCTTCTGGAGGTACAAAAGAGCTTCTTGTAGGCTCATCAGCAGGGAGCTGTTGAAGATTTGGATATGTACATTTTGATGGAGTAACTTTATTTACTTTAGCAAGGTCAGTATTTGGCTGATTGCTTCCACAAGACATTCTTCCTGAAGAAGCTCCAATTTGTTTAAATGTAGTATGAATTCTCCCTGTTTTAGGATTAATTACATTCAAATGTCCTTGCCCATAAGTAGAACATACCTTTGAAGATTCTTTATAGTCAAAATAAAGATTTAGGAATTCATCATTGATTCCTTTTTGTGTTCTTAAAGTTTTTTCAAGAACACTGTCTTTATCCTCACCAGTCTTTTTATCTTGTACAGTAGTATCAAAACCAAGTACTTTACAAAACTGTATTACTTGCCTTGAAGAGTCCCAGTTAATCTGACATTTTGGAGAAGTATCATATCCCGCCCAAAGGTCTCCTTGAAGGTCTACAACAACAAAATCTTTATATGTGTGTGGGTCATCCTCAACAAATTTATTTAAAGCAGAAAGCCTTTCATTAAGTCTTTCTTGGTCTTTTTGCATTTTAACTTTCCACTTATTTTCATCAAGTTTAATCCCACACCATTCAAGATACGCCATTGCAGGAACTGCATCACATTCAAGTTTAGCTCCAATTAAACAGTCTTTCTTCTTTGCCTCGATGAGTTGACTTTGCATTATCTTTTCAAGGAATGTGACATCTCCGGCAGCATACTGTATAACTTCTGGTGATAATCCTCTCCATATAATTTCACCTCTAATTGACTTATCAATATCAATTTTGAGTCTTTCCCAAGCAACAGCCTTTAAAGAATACTGTTTGATTCCTGAAGGATAACCAAGATAAAGAAGCTGCTCTACAATCATAGTATCATAAATTTTTCTTGGTATAATACCATAATTATAAAGGAACTGTAAATCAAACTTTAGATTGTGCCCTATAACTCTCTTATTCTCAAGTACTTCCTTAAAAAGAGTTATGTCAACAGTCTTACAGTCAACTACAATTCTTTTATTAGCAGCATCATTACCAAACTGAGCTGAGAGCAATTCACATAAGTGAGCATCTCTTCCATTTGTCTCAGTATCAAACTGAACAATAGTCCAATCTTTCATAAAATCAAGAGCTGTCTGAGCATCTATAATTTTATATAGGTCAGACTCAAACAGCTCTTGTTGTTTGGTTACTAAATAAATCATTCTGCTTTATTATATGCAATCATCTTTTCAAAATCAATTACATACTTATATTTATCAAGAAAGTCTGTGCCTAAGATTCCATGCAACTGAACTCCATAAGACTCCTTAATTGCAGTAAATGCTTCTCCTAGATTTATTACAGTACAGTCAATATTGAAAGTTTTATCATCATCTTTAGTAAGAATTATATTAATTATCTTTTGACCAATATCTGTTTTACCAGTTGTTCCAACAAAGGAAGATGTTGGTTTATCTGTATCTGTATATTCTAGGTATTTTATATAATTACTATCAATTATAGAGTCTGTGCCTCCAGTATCCAAAAGCATGTTTACCCAGTGATTGTTATTCTCAAAAGAAATTATTGGCAATCCTGATAAAGCCATAGATTCCCTAAAGCTGAATCTCTTTATTTTTTTATTAAATATCATAGTATATAAGATTGCTAAAATTGTCAATATCACAATACAGCCCAGCAGTTTAATTACCTGTTGAGCCAAACCCACCCCTACTAGAATCCTCATCACTTATATACTCCTCTTCAATAAATTCAACTTTCTTTGTAAACAACCATTTTAACTTAACCCAGAATCCTGCATTCATGCTTGGTACAATCCTAAATTGGCATATCCTTGTGCCTTTAGGAATCTCAGTCTTTCTGATAGCATAAGCAGGAAATCTCCAAATATCTTGTCTTCCTTGATAAGAATTATCAATTATTCCAATGGAGTTACCTTGTATAATTCCCCACTTTTTAAATGTGCTACTTCTTGGCACAAGGTGTGCTTCAAATCCTTTAGGAAGTTGTATCCTTATTCCAAGAGAAATTAAATAGAAATCTCCTTTTGTAAGGGTAACATCTTCAGCAGTTGCAAGGTCTAGCCAATCACCTTGTGAAAGCTTTATAACTTTGAGAATACTGTCATTCTCTCTTACATATTTAATTTTCATGGCAATTAACGTCTAAATTATCAGCTCTCATCCAAGAGATTTCAGATTCTCTATATCCTTTATCTTTAAGAAAATCTTCAGTAATAACATTATCTTCAATGTAGTAAAAATCTACTGAACAAGTAGAATAATCACATACTACAAGATTGTATTTACCAACAAATTTTATAACCATACTAAAGTTTCTCCTCAATATATTTCCTTATATCATTAATCTGAGAGATTCCAATAGGATATTTGCTTGGACCTTCCTTGTGGAGATATTCCCAAAGCTCTTTACCAATCTCATAAGGGTCTCTAAGATTAATGCAAGCATTTGATTTAGTTGTATATCTGATAGTTCCTACAGTCTTTGTATCAGAATATTCCCAAACCAAAGGACACAGAGTGTTTCTATTAATGACAATAAACAGATAGTTCTCAAGACTGAAATCCTTATAGTAAGGGTCTTTATCCATTATTTGTCTAATCAATCTCCAGTAGTTCCTTGATTGTAAATCATACCGCCACTTAATGAAAGACTTATAGAATTCCCACTCATTGCTTGAAGAAGTCTTTAAATCAATTGGAATAACCTTTTTGTCAGCATGATTGACAATAATTCTATCTGCCATACACCTGTAAGGAATGTGTGTAGCAGGGTCTTCTCCTTTAAATTTAAGTTGATAAAAGCCTTCAATATTATCATTAAATGGGTCATCTGTGAAATACTTTCTGGTCATTTCATCATTCCTGAGGATATCTACACATCTTCTAGCATCTTCAACATCTTTTAAAGTAACCACAGTCTTTCCTTCAGCAAGCATGAGAAGATTATAATAAGAATTACAGGCTTCTCTGATTTTCTTAACCCTTACCTCTGTGTATTTATCATTAGCCCAGAATTCCTTTTGTTTGCCAACTTCAGCAATAACACTGTCTGGAATATTTTGGAAAGCTGTCTGTGTTTCTTTATACATCTCCACAAGAGTGGAAGTAATATCCTTCAGAGTTTCTGAAATTCCTGGGTCTTCAACAACTATGAAATTATTGTTGAAGGCATCCTCTCCATCAGTAAGGAGAGTATCTACCATACTGCCAAAGCGTAGTGATGGAGTTGAAGTTTTATCAAAGAGTGTTGGTAGAGAATTAAATCCTCCTTCTCTTTCATATTTTGCAAGAGTTGAATATGAAAGGGCCTCATCTTCTCTATATGTTGGCTCAGGAACATCCCAAGCAATGTCTGCAAATGAGTGTCTCATACTTCTATTTGTTCAAAAATTGTTGCAAATTTTTCAGCATCCTTGTAGATGTAAAGCTCGTCATTTTCAATACAAAGAACATTTCCTACAGAAACTGACCAAGGAACATCTTTATACATTGCATAGATAGTACTATTAGCATTGGCATCTATATACTCTTGCTTTGAGCAAGATGCTCCAATCTTTCTTGAGAGGGCATCCCACCGAGTTCCAGTAAAGTCAAAAATCTCTTGGCCATTTGTTCCATCATAGATAATTGCTCTTGCTACTGGAACAATCCTTTTGGCTCTAATAATCCTCATTTTCTAAAACATTTAAAAATTCTAATAATTGTCTTTTAGTGAATATTTCAGCATATACTACTTTATAAGGAACTGTTTCAAGATATGCTCTAAACAATTTCTTCCTTATTGCAAATTGGTCATTCTCCCAACCCTTTACTTCAATTATAACTTTAGTATTATTATGCATGAATATAAAGTCAGGAGTGTATGCCATACTTATCAGTTTCTTTGAGTTTTTCCTTAACTTTCTCTTTTTATCTAAATCAAAGAAAGGAACTGTAGGATAAAACCCTGTCCAATAAGTAAAAGACTCTGGCTCATATTGTACATCATATCCAAGATTTAAAAGTGTCTCATAAACAGTTCTTTCCATCTTAGATTTAAGATGTGTGCCATCTTTTGCAATAACTGGAGTAGCATTTAATACTTTCCTATTCATATAAAAGCAAGTCTTGATTATACTCTTGTTGGTAATAATCAATGAGTTTCTCCCATACATGTGGGCTCATTTCCTTATTATTTCTTGCATAGAAAGCTGGGTGATACTCCATCAGTATAGGACTTTTAGGATTTATGTATTCCTTAAAATCCCAAGCTTGTTTACCAAAAAGTATCCAAAAAATCCTTGGTTTATAGGCTGAAAGATTCTTTGCAACTAATTTAATAAAAGGTTTCCAAGCTTCTGTGTGACTCCCAGGAACTCCCTTTCTTACAGTCAATGCTGAATTTAAAAGCAAAATTCCTTGTGCTGCCCAGCTTTCTAGGCTAAAATCAAAGTTAATCAAATCTTCTGATTTTGCTAAAGAAATGACACTATTTTTTATTACACTAAGAGACGGACTGACTTTTGAAAAGTCTTTTCTTTCTACATCATTAGCAAAAGCAAGCCCAGTTGCTGACCCATCAAAGTAAGGGTCTTGACCTAAAATAACAGCTTTACAGGATTTTAATGGAGTTCTGTTGAATGCCTTAAATACACCAAAACCATCTTTAGGCTCAATGGGAACTCCATTAAGTTGAGCTTGCATGAGCATTTTAGTGTAGGTAAGAATACTACTTTTTGGTATAATATCCAACCAGTCTCCAAAGTATTCCTCTGTTGTCATAGCAATGCAGAAATTTCAGTTAAGTGCTTTAGAAGCAACTTTTCAATAGATTCATCTAACTCTTTTGGATGTGTATACCACATATACACTGGAATTTGTGCTTGCTTAATATACTCATCCCCACAGATAATTTCTCCTTCAGAAGCTAGACTTGGTAGAATATCATTAATAATGAATTTATTAACAACACTCTTAGGGTCTCTAAACAATTTCTTTGAAATATAAACTGTACTATCTGTAGCTTGAGCATAAACAATAATATCATCCTTTATAATACATTGGTATCCACAGATGCACTCATCCTTATCTTCAATAATACACTTTGTAAAGGAAGCACTGCCAAATTCATTAAGTCTCTTAAATTCTGCAAGACTCATGTTCTTTGTTTCAGTATATCCTATAGTAGCCTGTCCTTTTACAGCAAATGGAAGTTTAAAATCTCCATATGTTCGTATGGTTGAAATAAGTGTAGAGTTATCACTATCCAAATGAATTGCTTCATAACCGGGGAGCCAAGATATATTATTTTGTGCAGTTCTAGTTAACATTACTCTTCAGTTATTAAAAACATATTATCTGCAGAATACTCAAGCTTGAATGGTAAAGGTCTGTCCAGTCCTGAAGTATTACAAAGATTAGCACAGAAATTTACAAAGAGATTTGTAATGTAACTCCCAATCATGTTTGCCATAAAAGCAGTTTGTTTGAAAGAACACTGTGCTTCTACTGCTTCAGAATCATCAAATAGATACTTTTTATATTCTTCAATTGCCCAAGAATTGTTTCCTTGGACTGTAAATATTTGAAACTTTTCAGCAGCAAGCCTACCATCAATAAACAGAGAGTTTGCTTTGGAAGCTTCTGGAACATGTTTTACTCCTTGCTCCCATACAGTAAAGAATGTTCTTCTAGCTTGCATATTATCAAACCCACAAATCATTACTGGTGCAGCCTCACAATCTTCTTTAAACCACATAGGGAGAGCAAATATACTCCTAAATCCAGAAAAATCTATTGCAGTCTGAGTTACAGCATCAACTTTTCTTTTACCAACATCAGATACCTTAAATAACTGACCAGCAAGATTCACAGTTTCTACTGTATCAGGGTCATACACATAAATACTGCTTGGATGGAGTTTAGCAAGATTATATACTACATAACTTGATATTCCTCCAGCTCCTCCAACAATAATAGTTTGTTCTTGGACTTTCTTAAACCATTCAGCTCCAGAAAATCTTAATACTTCTTCCCTTACAACAGTGTCTTCAGTCTGAAGAGCCTCATATCTAGCAATTTGAGCATTAATACTATTATCTTCCTCTTGTGGAGACTGTGCAGGTTCCACCAAAGAGTCTTCAACAATATCATCAAGTTCTTCATCAGATACACTAGAATCACTTGCAACTGCAGCTCCATTAAGTAAATCATTAAGTACTTCATTAGCATTTACTGGCAAAGGTGTAGGAGCTGCTGTGCCTGCAATATACACAGTATATGCTGCAGGATTAGCTGCAATCTCTTGTGCTTGCGTTTGTGGACGAAGGTTTAATCTTCTCATAATATCTTCAACTGATTCTCTCATAAATCAATTCTTGATTTAAGTTCTTCTACAATAAGTTGCATATAGTCAGATTTAATGTCTTCAAGTTCAGTAATAAGCTTTGAAATGAGTACTTCTTCTTCAAAATCAAAAGGAATATCCTTACTAACTTTTGATACATCAAAGCTTTCAATAAGATAATTTAAGTAATCGCTTACCCAAATGCAAAAGTCTTCTTCAGCAGCCTTTTGATTCTTCTGTTGAGAGAAATACTTACATATATCTTTATCAAAATCAACTGTTTTCTTAAAAACATTAAGGTCAATATCCTTTGTTGTATAAGGAGTGCCCAGAATAATCTTATTGATTAGATTATACAATCCAGCATTCTTCCATGCCTTATCATACTTTGGAGAAAGGTAAGTTTGAATAGTAGTATCAAGCTCTAAATTATCATCATCTTCAAAGAGTTTAGGCTCCCAAGTATTGTTGCTCTTAAATGGAGTAGTTTCTTTTGGAAGTATTGTACTTTTAGGACTATAAAAAGGTGTTACTGGCTTATAGGATTTTGCTTTAAGCTCAGAATATCTTGATATTTCCTCATCCCAACTACTCTTTTCAATAGTAATATCCAAAGGATAGTACTCTACCATATTAGATTCTGAGTTAACTTCAGCATCTTCAACAGTAGTATCTTTTTCAACACTTTCTCCAAAGAATTTTGTTAATGTATGGATAGTCTTTTTGCCTTTAATACAAGAGTTGCTGATTACTTTTCTTGTTACAATAGCAACATACTGACCAGCATTATTTACAACAAGAGATACGAAATTATCAGTCTTACTCCCCTCTTTAAGGATAGTGTTGACATCAGTGCCAGAGAAGAACGCTTTCATGTTATTATGGCTATGAATAAGTGCCTGATAACAATCCAGAAGTTCAGGATTCTGAGCCATATAGAAAGCAACATCTTCATCATAAGAAAATTCTGTATAGGCAGATTCTCCAATATTCATTACAAGAATATCTTTACAGATTACCTCAAGAGAATTATCCTCAAAATTGCCATTTACAGAATAAAAGAGAACTCCAGACCACTCTTTGTCTGGCAGTAAAGCACACCAAGTTCTTATCTTCTTTTCCACTTCTTGTGGAATAAACATTTTATAGTGCTGTTCACAGCTTTCCAGTGTAAAATTAGTCATTGTCAAAAGTTATTGCATTGTTGTAAGTACAAATAAGAACATCAAGAAACCTTTTTGCAATGGGAAGATTTATTCCATAAATCTTTCTTAACCCAAGCTTCTCTTCTTCTTGAATGATTTTAACCTTATATACAACACCATTAAACACTAAAACAGGATTTTCTGAAGGTGTTGGTCTTGAGTTATAGAGTCTTGTTCTTGTTTTTACATATAGGGCAGTATCATTATAATAATAGTCTTGCCTTCTTATATCATCTGTACGATTTAAGATTTTATAATAAGCATTTCTATATGCATTAAAGTCTAAGTACCACTCAAGAAAAGATGTTCCAAGACAGAACTTGCCATTTCTAAATACAAGTTTAAGCCTTTTGCTTTTAATATAGCTTTCTATGAAGTCTGTAGAAAATTCTGAGGAAAATGAAGCTGTACAAAAGTAGTCTTGGGGATTTACTTTCTTTAGATTGTTTACAATATGTTCCATCCTCATGTAGGGCCCTCCTTCCAAGGACTCTGTTTGTACCATTTTGTCAAGTTCCCAAAAGAACAATTCCCAAGTAAATTCAGAGTATTGCTCTCCTCTTCTTAATTGGTCAATTGTACCATTTATTGGGCCCGTACCAAGACAAACATGTCCCCAAAATATCTCACTACTATGTAAAGATGGAGTATGAGAATGAATATATCCACTTTCCCATTGTGAAGATGTAAAAGTAGTTCTTATATAATGAATGTCTTGGAAAGCCCCATTTTCTTGGAACTGTAAAAGCACAAATAAATCATATATTTCAGTTGAATTATGCAATTCATTTGTTACAGTAACTTTTGGGTAATGAACAGTAATGGTTTGCCTTGTCCAAGGAATATTATTAATATTCCAATTATAAATATTGCGTATACTGGATATATTGTCTTCAGCTCTTTTGTTTGTTGGACAGGCAACTTTCAGCATTACTCTTTCTTCTCCAAAATACTCCTTAGCACATTTGAAAGCTAGGCTTACTGGATATGCAATAGCATCATTTTGCATAGTTCTCTCATATATAGAGAATTTTTCTTGTAATGCTTGATTATCCATAATAAATAAAAAGCTGGGGCCTATTTTATAGACCCCAGCACTTTAAGTTAGTATAATTAGAAATTAAGGCTATCAATCATTTCTTCAATTTCATTTCTTGAGAAGCCTTTGGAATCATCTTCCTGTACTTCCTTTACACTAAGAATTGCATTACGGAGAATTTTATATTCTTCCTCAGTAATGTGTCCATAGTTATAAAGGTTTTCAATAATTTCCTTAGCCTTTTCAGTTAGAGATTTTTCAGGCTTTTCTTCTACACAAGCATGGTCAGCAGCAAAATTGATAAGGTCAAGAGTTGAAACATTGGTAAAATTCTTACCAAATTTTTCCTTAATGGCATCTTCAAGATGGTTAGTCTTGATGAAGTCATAAAGGTCTTGTCTTGTCTGTGCTCCAGAAGAGATTTTCTCATTCTTCAAGGTCATGAGAATAACCAAATCATTGGTTACACTTCCCTTATAAGGGATATTGCTTGGCAGAACAGAGTCATCTACCATAAGTCTTACTTTGGAAACTCCTTCAAGGAACTCCATATTATAGTAATTGATGCCCTTATTGTCAAGCAGAGTCTTAATGTCTGCAAGGGTGTTTACATCAACATTTTCAAACACAGTCTTTTTCTGTGCTTCCTTTTCATAAACAGTAATATTCCTAACCATGTTTAATTAAATCTAAGATTGTTTTTCTGAATGTTTCTTTTCCGTGATTCTTATATAAATCACTTGGGTCTTTGCTTTTTAGGTATTCTGGTATTTCAAGTTGTATTAATCCAAATGTTTTACAGAATTTCTCTCCATCAATCCTCCCTGCATTTCTGTCTTTAGAAAAATCATTATCATATAATACGTATATCTTTTTAAATCTCTCCTTTAGCTCATTTACTACCTGAGGCTTGGCATTCATTGCTTCTCCTTGTAGAGATACTGCTGGTATCCCAAGGTTTGCCCATAAGCAAAGAGCATCTTTTCTTGAAGATGTTATCAGTAATCTTTCTCCTCTTTGTGGAAGTTTTGTCCATAAATCCCAAACAGAGCTATCATGTCCAGACCTCCATTTTACTCCTTCTTTATTAAATGGCTGATAAATCTTTTCAGAAATTACTCCATCCTTTCTTTCAATAAAAGTATATGCGTATTTATCTGCTTTAATGGTCTTTGTGTAACCATTTTCAGATATGATAAATATGTAATCTATTGGATAAATATCACTATGTAATAACCAAGGCTTGCTTATTCCATATGAGCCCCAATATTCAAAATCATAGTCTTGCCATTCTCTCCTCCTTGATTTAACTGTAAAAATTGCTTTGTCCTTCCTAATAGTAATACCATTAGAAGTTGAAATTCTTACAGGATTTTTCTTTCCAACCTCACTATTTATCTTATTGATGGCTTGTGGCAGTGTAAGATTGAATTTCTTACATACAAAGTCAATTATCCCTCCAGTCTCTCCAGTCACATAATCATAATATCTGACTTTTATGCCATCTGGACTATAAATTCTGAATGATGGGTGCTCATCTTTTCTTAGTGGGGAACATATTACCTGAGGAATTTGAGTTAATTCCTGAAGGTAATATGCCGCAATATTAGCTTCTGAAACTCTTTGTAACAAAGAGTCAATTCCCCCATTATATGTTCCTCCACTAATCATAAAATTTTACATGCCTGCAAATGGGTCAACATCAAGTGGCATCTGAGTTGCATTATCTGCTGGAAGGTCATCAATAACAGGTGCTGCAAATGGGTCATTTACAGGCTCTTCCTTCTTAGAATAGTCAGTAGCACTTACAGTATATTCCCTAAGATTTTCAGTGCAATAATGCTCAGATGGATGTCTTCCAAATTTAGCATCTTCCTCAAGCTGCTTGGCAAGTCTTTCTGCAAATCTGGTATCACCAAGTTTACCAGGCATATTAAGATAAGCACACTGATATTGCTTACCATCTCTTGCAGTTCTTACACCAATACCCATAGCAACTCTGTTATTGGGCTGGAAATTAATAGCATCTTTAAGCTCTTTGATATTTCCACTGAAATACTTTTCAATATCAGAAAGCATACACTCAGACTGCTCCAGCTCTGCAGGATTAGTCTTCATTACATAAGTATGAGTACTCTCATTCCACTCATCAGGACGGTCAATGTTAATAAGTGCAATGAGGAATTTAACGAGGTTTTCCTCACCAATATAACATCTTCTGTATCCTTGAGCAAGGTTTGCCCTCATGGTTGTTCCAGCATTGGGCCCATTCTTAATGGTATACTCTGGAATTGCACCAGTCTTAAGCTCTTCAGAAGTTACCCAACCAGTTCTTCCATATTTATCAATAACCTGAACCTTAAGAACACCATTCTTATTAGAATAGTTGTACTCTTTGGTTAGGAAGAAATTTATAGGAAAGATAGCATCAATGTTATTATTCCTTGCAATAGAAGTATCAGTTCTTGTAATGAAAGAAATTCTAACCTGTGGAACTGTTACATCTTCTCCCTTATAATTTTTTGCTGTGGTAGTTCCTACATATTTAGGCTCCTCAGTACTTCCATTGTTGGAATGGTAAATATTATTAAGCTCTGCTCTTGTAGGATTAATAGCAAGAACACCAAGGGCAGCAATTCCTTCATGAAGAACTACTTTAACCTCTTTACTTTCTTTTCCTCTAGCAATTGCCATAAGTGAATAATTTAATAGTTAGTATATGAACTTTTGATTATGCTTCAAATGGATTATTCTCCTCTTGAGGAGCTGCCTCTGGAAGCACAGTATCTGGATAATCTGCCTTAAACTGCTCAGGATTTGCACAATAAGCAAGCAACTGACGAGAGGTAAGTACAACTCCAAGTTTCTGCTCAGTAAGAGCTGCTACAGGAGCTTCCCAAGCCTTTGTCTGTGCTTCAGTAGCTTCATATTCAGCTGCAAGTTCCTTAATCTTTTTCTCTAAGGTATCCATTTTACGATAGAGAGTTTTGTTTGCAGAAAGTGCTCTTTTAGCATTTGCAATTTCAAATCGGGTAAATCCGAGTGCATTGACATTTGTGTTTGCCATAATTTTTGGGTGTTAATTAAGTTAATATTTATACTATGGATTATCCGTAATACTCATCCATAGCTTTGATTACATAGTTAAGGTCATTAGGAATAAAGTCTTCCTCAAACATTCCATCTGGAGTTTTGGCAGGAATTTCTACTCCATCAACCTTCATTCTCTTGGTATAAAATCCATACTGAGGATTTCCTTTATCATCATATTTAGGCTGACAGAATAATGTTACTGTTACACTCTCAAGAGGATTATACTTTTCATCAAGAAGCTTTCCAACAGTTGCTGCTTTATATCCAATAGGGCTTCCATCTTGCATAATAGTTTCTGAATGCAAGAGCATAAATACATTAATATCAGAACGAAGAGAAGTTCCCTTTGAGATAATCTTTCTAAAGTGGTCCGCAAGTTCCGTGAACTTTGTGAATCCTACTTCAGAGGCTCTGTCAAAGAACTCAGTCCTCATGATATATGTAGAATCCTCAAGTATAATATTCTTTACTTTAGGAACATTATTAGAAATACTATCCATAAGAGTAAGGAACTCACTGTAATTTTTTAGTGCAAAATAGTTCTTATTTGCAGCATTATAAAGCTTTCTACTTCCCTTGAAGGGCAAATCCTTATCAACAGCTTTAAGGGCAAGAATTACTGTCTCTTGAGGATTCAGATTCTTAATACTTGTTGATTTTCCAGAGCCAGTGGCTCCTAAAATAACTACTAAATGTGACATTTTTATTTGGGTTTAGAATTCAAATATAGTGATTTTATAGGTCACTTTTTTCTAAAAATTGAAAGAATTTTCCTAACAATCATCATTGATACTGCAGGCCTCCTAATAGATTCAATAAGTGCATATACCCTTTCCATAAAAGGAGTAAAGTTTTCATCTCTTGGATTAGGTAATTCTGAAAAGAATGATACTGCTCCATCAAAATAAAGAGCTTTAACAGCATTAGCAGTTCCATCTCTTGACAACATCACTTCAAGAAATCTTTGATTATCCTTGAGTTTAGTAATGTCATATCCCATATATGAAGGAACTTCCATAGCGTAAGGATTTGATAATCCGAGCATTACATTGACGTCATATCTGGTGTCTTTGCAATCACTTAAGCCTGCAGGGGTAGGTCTTATCCTATTTAATTTAAATGCCTCATTACCCATAATTTCAATGGATTGTTGCTGAACATTAACAGGAATGTATCTATAATAATCCCTTAGTTCCATACAGTACTCAGACCACTTCCTTATGGTTTGCCTTTTATCTTTGCCAGACTCCTCTTGAAGAAGAGAAACATGGTCTATGGCAATGATTACATACTCATCAGGGTCTTTTGGTATATATCTTACAAACTTATTAACCTCTTGCTCATCTCCAAACTCATTCTTAATTTTTACTTTCTCAGTAACTCTTTCTCCATTATTTACAGCATACTTTACAAGCTCTTTATATAGTCCAGTTGGATTTTTAGCTTGCATAAATACAATATGCTCTTCAAAGAAAGATAGAATTTTCTGATACTCTTCAGATTCAAGGATTGCCAGAATTTCATCATTTACAGGATGTCCAGCTCTTGCTGAGGTAAGTTCGTGGTGAGTTACTCTTATCTTATGGTCTGACAATAAGAATAAAAGATACCTCATAAATCTCATTACTACCTTTTCTTTTGACTCCTCAAGAGGCGCATAAAAGATTTTTACTCTTATCTGGCTTGGATTATAATAAGCATAAAGGATTGGATTATAAAGAAACATGAAGGAAAGAAACTGAGATTTGCCAGTTTTCTGACCTGCAGTGATGGTATAATAAGTTTCCTGCTCAATACCTATGAAATTATCACTAAAGTCTTTAAATGGGCTTGGAATACAATTTACCTTACCATCAATCAGATTTTGTCTCCTCTCCCACAGGTAGTCCATCACTTGTTTCACAAGTCCCATCATTTACCTCCTTTTTTTCTTTAAAATCATCTTCTGTAATACCTTCAATTAATATGTTATATGTAGAAGTTCTGGAAAGTTCAGCAGAAAAACCAATTTGTTTATCTCTGTTAACCCTGATAATTTTTCCACTGAACTTTCCAAACTTTACTTTATCTCCAACATTAAACATATTAGAAAAGAGTTTGAGCCCAATTTTCAACTTGAGTATCTTCTTCTTTATTACAAAGCATTGTATATAAATCAGAAGTACTTTCCCTGTCTCCTCCAGCTCCAACAGCTTCTTTGAATATAAAATATTTCAAAAGCCTCATTTCTTGGCTGCCAAAATTATCATTGACATATTTTTGAGTTGCATCAATAATATCCTGTGCAGGATATTTACCATACTTTTTCTCAAAAATCTTGAGTCTTCTGATAATTAAAGCAGGGCCTTCAGTCCAAGGCCATTTACCTTCCTTTTTACCTTTTGGATAAATGTCCTTGAGCTTTTGAGCCAAATCAGCAAGCTCTTCATCAGAGCTTAGGTTATTATCTTCAGCAGCAATAACTGCATTAGTATATTTTGATAATGCAGTTCTTGTTGGCTTATGGTCAAATAACCCCTCAGTACTTGTAAAAGCAAGTCCCTTATCCTTAAGGGATTTTGCTCCTTCAATAACATCTAATGAGTTTGTATATAAGAATAAATAGGCAAACTCATTTAGTGTTAATCCGCTATTTTTAATAGCGTTATCATCCAACACTATTTTCATTTAGTATTCCTCCTATTTTATCTTTAGTTAATTGTGATGGAAAGAGAGTTTTCACTAGACTTGGATTATAATTCTTTTTCATCTTTTCAACAATCTCTTCTTCTCTTGTTCCTACATAAAAAGGAATAATGATTAAAGGATTGCTGACTCTAAGATTCCTACCAAGTCGTTGAATCTCAAGTATTTCCGATGAACCTATGTTAGCATAAATTCCTATCTGACAATTGAGCAGATTTACTCCTTCATTAAGCATTCCTACTGAAGTGATGTGTTTAATCTGTCCAGTATTAAACATTTCAAGATTATTATTTGACTCAGCATTTTTACTATTTACTGGGTATTTTCCTAATCTTTCAGTCTGTTCAATAGATGTGCAAAATGTCAAAGTTCTATACTCATCAGTACAAGATAGTATATGCTCAACTATTTTTTCTTTTTGCAGAGCAAGCCAATCCAATCTGTCTTTAGCTTTTCTTAACCAAAGATTCTTTTGGAACTGTACTCCTGAAGATAAAAACTTTTGCTTCCAAAAGTCTATCAGATAATTGAGCTCGTTGTAATACTCCTGTTGGGTACAATAAATATGTAAGGGCCTGTTTGGGTAACTCCTCTGATAGTTAAACCTATCCTTGAAGAAACATTTTACAGGACTTCCAGATTTACTTTTATTCTTAATAAATACCTGTGAAATCTTAGTGTTATCAAGCATTATAGGCACAAGAATAACCTTAGGGTCTGGAAGAATACCGTCATTTATTGCATCTCTTGCAGTTACAGTATACTCAGAAATACCTCTTACTGTAGATTTAATTCTAAACCTTTGCTGCTTTGGAAAGGTTGCACTCATAAATATTACTTTATCATAAGTGAATGATATGAATGCATCAGCACAATTATCTGTAAAATGGTGCCCTTCATCAAATATGATAAAGTTCCAATGAGTTTCAGCATGTTTTGGAAAAGATACATATGTTGTAAAGGTTACTTTACAAGTATTTTTTAGTTTCCATTTTGCTATTTCAGCCTTCCAATTATCAATTAGAACTAATCTTGGCACTACAATAAGCACATTGGTAGTACTTTCAAACAGAGTTTCTTCTTGAGTAATATCTGTATCATTGATTAAATCAATGGCAATCTTTGATTTACCAAAACTTGTTGGTAATTTAAGCATTAAGGACTTGTTCTTTTTAAACAAGTCCTTAATGTTATTGTAGTGCTCTTCTCTAGTCATTAATTTCTATAGATAAGATTGCAGATTCTTTCCCAGATTCCTCTTACAATACTCTTCCTAAGAATACTGTCTTCATGAACTTTGACAGTTTTATTTTTGATTACAACACCATTGCCAATGGTGAGTTTTGCTACTACATCATCTCTCATTGCCATATGTTTATACCAATGGTATGAACATGCAGCAGGAGTTCTGGTAAGGTTTGTTGAGGCTGCAAGAAATGCAGCTTTAAGACATGTAGGATTCTGACCAATTGCATCAATCAGAACTTGTTCTTCAGAGGAAGTCCATCTGATAATTCTTCCTCTTCTCTGGTTTCTGGAATTACTTCTTCTGTTTGCCATAAGCTTTGGGTGTTAAATAAATGTTTGAAATTAGTGAATTGTTAAATTCTTTGTCTGATGTTTCTTGGATAGTTACATGGGCTTTTCCAGCAAGGAAAAAGCAAACTGCACATTTCTCAGCAGTCCTCTTGAATTTTCGTTTCATGGCTTGTAGAATTAAAGATTTGGTTTGATAATAATATTATTTCGTATTGTTTACGTTCTTTAATAGTAGAAGAATGCTTGGAAACATACTCCAAGCATTCATAATAGTTTCTTGATTGAAACACTTGTATTTTAGTACTCTTTAGACGTACTATAAAATCTGATACCATTGTACTAGAGGTGAGACTCGAACTCACAAGGACAATTCTGTCCAAAAGATTTTAAGTCTTTCGCGTAGACCATTCCGCCACTCTAGCATGGGAATAAATCCCTAATTAGCCTTATTCTTTTTTATTGTCTAAGGATACATAGTAGGCCCTTACCCACTGTCCAAATTTAACAGTTTCAACGATAAGGAAAATAAAAGAGACAATGCCTACAATAACTCTCCAAGTTTCTCCTGCATCAAGGCAGAATGACATGTTAAGCGCAAGACCGATTGTAATCACAATAAAGCAAAGCCAAATAGCTACAATCTTGATGTTGTTTTCTTTTGTGGTGTTCATGAACTTTGGATTTAATTAAACATATCCAAAGATGAACATTATTCTTTTAAAAAGCAAGTATTATTTATAATTTTTTGTTATATGTTCATCTACAGCCCTCTTAAGGGCCCCACTTGCTTTGTTAAAATCACTCAATAATTTATCAAATTTATGAGTTTCACAAACTATTTTAGCTAACACATAATTAAAATGGGAGTCAATTTCCCAAGTCTTTACTTCAATTTCATTGTAGATTTTTATCCACAAATCTTTTTCATCTTTACTGCTCATTTTCTTTAACTATGCATTATTTCGTTAATTGTCTGTTTTACTTTATGAACATAGTTTGGAGTCATTTCAATAAAGTTTATCTCTTTATTATCTGCTAAAGCATAAATAATTAAAGGATTATGAATAACTGCAATTATCTGTGTCTGAGGTTTATGAAAAGAGAGAATCCCCTTAATTTGTTTAATGTTGTCAATACTGAGATTTCTGTCAGGCTCATCCATTAAGACAGTCCATTCATCATGTTCAGTTGTTCTATGCTTTTCGATGTATTCTCCATAGGATTTTACCTTTTTACCTACTTTGTCATAATCAAATTTCAATTTTGCATTTGGACTGAACATTCTATTAAATAAAGAGTGAAGAGCAACTGATACTCCTTCTCCAGTAGAGGCATGTTTTTGTGTAAAGAATTCTCCAAATGCATCAAATGATGACATTGCATCATCATTTTCTTTCTCAGATGCATGACAAAGTTTGAATATGTTTTTATCATAGTCAGCATAAACATCTACTCCTTCAGGAACTTTTTGTTTAAGTCCTACTAAGGCATTTACTACACTATTATAAATACCTATACTGCATTCCTCTTTATCTACTAAAAGGTATCTTTGAATAAGCTTTAATAGAGTTGTTTTTCCAGACCCATTCTCTCCAACAATAATGTTTACTCCCGGCTTGAAAATAAACTCTTTCCCATTACTGAAATTTTCAAGTTCAGATAGATAATGTATTGGAGAATTCTTATTATCTTTAATTACTACTTTTTCAATCATATTACCCTTCTGCTTTAAGTGTTCCTGAAGATGTATTTGGTGTTGTGATTGTTTCGCCAGATGTAAATCTTTTGGGGCAGTTAATGCAATCACCATGAGGATTGATGCAATGTGTACCATCACATCCCCATCCATAAGGATTTACAGGCATATTGGGAAAATGGTAAGCTACTGATTCATTATACTCCTTCATTGCCTTATTGTAGCCTATTGTAATCCCATCTCTCTTTCCTCTTTCATACTCAGCTTTCATATTTTCATTCCATACTTTGAGGAAATCCTTTTTGGTAATAGCGAGAAGTTTTGGAGCATACTTCTTGACAAAGTTGGAAATCTTGGTTTCCTCACTATTCCCCCATTCACATATAATCCAAGAAAGTTCTTGTTCAAACTCCGTTAGTCCCGTGAGTTTCTTTTTGATAAGATTTTCTACCTCATCATACATTCCTCCCTCAAAAGCCTTTTCAATCTTTTCACATTCATAACTGGAACAATCCATTGTACCTTCTGGCCTCTCCTTGTCAATAAATTGTACAAGGGCAGTGGCAAGCGTTTTTGCTAATTCTTTAGTCATTTCCTTTATACTTTTACTTTGATTTTCATTTCAACTTCAATTAATTGCCACTCTGGAAGGCTCATAAGGTCTTTATAATTCTCTACTTCATCCTTCGAGAGTTTGATTGCTTTATACTGGTGCAAAGCATAGTCACTCCAAGTGGTAATTCCCCAAGTTCTCGGTTTTGCGGTAAATAGTCTTAATACAGTTCCATCCCGCATTATGTATCTCTTATATGTTGGCATTTTTCGCCTCCTTGAATCTTCTCAAGACTTCATTATACTGTTCATCAGAAAGTCTTGTAAAAGTGAATACTCCTTGCTTATTATTCTTCACGGCATAGAGAAATGTATGGAGCAATTCCAAGTCCTTAATGGTAAGCTCATTGTCTTTCTTAGCCTGCTTATAGCCAGCATTATATCCAATGCAGCAAGCATGTTTTTTCTCTTTGTCATAATAGCCATATTGCATGGCAAATGCTTCTGCTTTAGTCATTATATCCTCCGTACATTTTATTCCCAGTAATTTCAAGATAAAGTTGTTCAAATTGAGATTGTGCATTCTTGCCAATTTCAGACAGATTTGCACGAACTATTTTGGCAAATCTTTCAGCGACACTTTCTTGCTCTTGCTGGAGAGAATCAATAATATCAAGTATGCGATTATAGCCATCATTCTCTCCTTCGTAATAAGAATCATCTCCTTTAAGAAACATTGGTTCTATTACATATTGATTCTTCTTGATTCTCTCACAGAGAATATCTGCGTCAATGTATTTTGCCATATCTACATAGAATTTAGTTTATCAATAATTTTTTGGAAAGCTACCATCTGACCCCAATGTTCTCCGCAGGTATAATTACTTTCTTCATACTCCTTATGGTAGGTTTCATTAAGCTCCCAAGCCCATTTTATCAGAGCATCCTTTCTGACATACTCAACTTCTCCTTCACAATCAGGATTTGGAGATATATTTGTAATTGTTCCATATATTACTGGAGACAAGTATAATTTATCTGGTGCTTGCATATTTACATAGAGTTTATTTTGTTTATTATTTTTTTAACAATTATTCGAGTAATAGGATGATTGTATCCTTTCAACCATTCCAAAATGGCATCTTTACGGATATATGGAATAGTTTCTTTTACGTATGTACTTCTTGCATCATTTTCCCACCAATTTGTACAAAGAAGTCTTTTACCTTCTTCTTCAATGATGGGTAGGTATATCTTATCTGGTGCTGTCATAATGAGTTAATTTTGTCAATTACTGCTTGATATGTTTGAGCGCAAGCATCACCATATTCTGAATGACATATTTCAGACATTTCAATGCCTTTTAATAGCCACTCTATCAAGGTATCCTTACGGATATATTCGTGAGGAATAGTTGCAACTACATCTTCCTTTTTCCTTTCTTCCCAAAAATGAGCAACTACATCAGGGTATTCTCTTATGTATACTTTATCTGGCATTTTCATATCAAATAATTTTAAAAAGGGTGTAGGTTCGGCTATCACTTAATCTTGAATGGTGGTAACTTACTTTCTACACCCCGTTATTTTATTTATTCTTCTAAAGACTTCAGCCAATCTTTACTGACTAAATAGGTACTGCTATCAATACCCATAGCATCGTTTTCCTCTATGAGTGTAGCGTTATCATCAAATCCTTCAATGTCCATGAAATATTGGATTTCAGGCCATCCTATAATTTCGTAATCTTCCATATAAATCAATAAAAGGGTGTGTACTTGAGTAATGTTAAATAAACCTATTGCGATGTTGCCCAAACCTCTTTCCACACCCTATTGGTTTTACAATTTCTTCAGTTGTTCGTAAATTTCAGCCAACTTACTTGCAAGGACATCCTCTCCTTCTATTCTTAATCTTCCTTCTGCCCTAAGTAAATTAGTCATCTGTTCCTCGCTGGGTTTCCAATGAGATTGAGGACGGAGGGATTTGAGCCAGTCCATCATCTTCTTTTTGGTTTCCTTGAACGGAAAATAGTGTGAGTTGTCATCAAGAGTCTCAATTATTAAGTTCCTCATATTCTCATCCTCATCGCTCCATTCAACCGGATTCTGAATATCTCCAAAAAGTTTATGCAAGTCCTCACATAACCCGTAGATATCATATTCACGATTAGGAAGTTTAATCTCGTAGGCCTCGCAAAGAGCCTTGAACTTTTTTACATATTCTTCTTTGGATAGTTTCTCCGCAGCCTTCTCCATTAATTCCTTCTTTGCGGACGGAATAGGATTCCAGTGTACTTCACCAAGGCCAGGAGGGAATATTGATGGCTTCTCATCTTCCTCATTCCACTCAATTTTTGGTTGGAGATTGAATCTTTCTGGAAGAGATTTAAGCCAATGGGTATATTTACTTGCCGTTCCTTCTCTAAGATTAGTAGAACCTTGTAAAATCCAAAGAAGGGAGATTAAGTCATTCATTGTAGTCTTATCTTCCTCGTTCCACTCTGTGTTTTCTACCTTACTTAATTCAATCATAGCAGACTGAATGGCATTGGTAAGAGCATCATTCCCTTGTTCTCTTACAATCTTAGCAAGACCAACCTTTTCAAAGACATCAGCAATATATTTTTCACTCCACACCGCTAATGGAATGTCTACAGATTGATTCTCAGTTTGAATAGGCTCACCATTTATTGTGGCTTTACTCTCTGCTGGTGTACCATTTTCGTGACTGCACGAAATTGGTACTTGCTTCTGCTCCATTGATGCTTCAATTTTACGTTTTAATTCCTTCAGTTCCTCTATGTCCTCCGCAGTGTAAGCAAGAGAAGCTGCTTTTGGCAATTCAGCCAGAAACGATTCGTCAATATTAAAAGTATTAACCAGCCCCTCATAAAGGTCTTCCAGTCTGCGAGATAGATAACTTGTAGGCAATATCATATCCCACTTGCCCTCTATTGCATACATTAATGCTTCCAAAGACTCTGGCTGTGGTTTCCACTCTTGCTTCTGCTCTTTCTGCTCACAACAATGATAACCATAGCATACAGCAGTTTGCATCAAGTTCCAAGTAGGCTCTGGATTATACTCCTTCACCCTTTCAACATAGTCTTGTGCAATTTCATCCAAATTCTTATCTTTGTCTTGCGGAAAAGTCAAATCCCGTCCAAGAGCTTTTTCTTGAGCATCAGATTTTTTCTGATGCTCTTTCTGCTTTTTCTTTAATAATACATTAGATACAAGATTATCATTAAGCCATTCAGTCAAATCATCATATTCTTGATTTGTTATTTTCTTGATAAATCTCATATATTTAAGACAAGTGCTAATAGCTTCTTTCTTTTCTTTATCTCCCCAGTCTCCAAATGCTATTTTAGGTTCTAACATCTTATCAACATTGTCAGATACTTCTTTCATTACCTTCGGGTCACAGTTCTCTACGCATTTATCAAACAATTCATTACGCTTGGTGTAGTTAGGCTCTTTCTGCTTTGGATTTAATTGTCCATCTGAATACCCATTAGCATAACCAATGAAATATTGATTATCTTTCTGCTTTTCAAGGTAGGCAACGACTTCGTTTGGTCCAAATGGCCATTCTTTTCGCCAAGTGCCGTGACTCAATATGTCTATGAGAAACTTCCTTATCCTCTCATCCTCACTCTCTGCGAGTTGCGGAAAGATGTCTTTTAGTATTTTATCAGTATGGTCTTGCGGTTCTACCATTATTCTTTTCCTTGCTCGTTCCAGAGCCTCATCATAGGCTCTTGCTTTTTCTTTATCAGTCATATTTTCTCATTTTTGTAATCATCTAACAAATCAATAAGGTCTGTCAAATATATACCAACAAATGGGTCTTCATTTTCTTTATCAGTAATAAATTTTGCTTGATAAAGTAAATCTTTTAGCCTTTCTTTCTCTGCTTGTGTCATACTTATTTTTCAGTAAGATTAAACTTGTAGATATAAGCAGTATCAGGAACACTATTTCTTATAGTAATAATAGTATCAATTTGAGCTGGAACAGAAGTGGTAATTTCCGTTTTAGGACTTTCTTTTTCGTGATAATAATTACTTGCTTTATATATACAGAAACAAGCAAAAGTAAGTATTCCTGTCCCAACTAGAAACATTATTATATTCTTGATATCTGGACCATCATCTTGTATTTCCATTCCTGCCCAAGAAGAAATTACAGCTCCTATTAAGAGAAGGGCTATACAACCAACTGTTAAAATTAACGCTATCAACATAATTAATCTTTTTAATATAAATTAATATATCCTCTATATCGTGGGTACATATTACCAAATGCTTCAATAGCTTTTTTATTCATGTCTTTGTAACGACAATGAACATCAACAGTTCCAAGCCATTTTACTTCTTTAGTAGTATCATGTACAGGATTTCTAAATGTATCCATATAAACAAATCCTTCTACATTAAAATGGTGCTTGAAAAGATTTGTTTTAATGAAAAACCATTTAAGATTGTATTTAATTTTATTCAAATCCATGATTAAATTAAATTAGCATTCGTTAAAAAATTCATTATAAATCTCCAATTTTGCTTCATTTGAAAGTGATTCCCACCATTCATCAGTCTTTTGGAGATAGTTATCACCTGCCATATATGGTATTCCACTTGCTTGTTCTCTGTCAAAAATTCCATTATGACGCCACCATTCTTCAACATTGTAGTTGTATTTAAGCTGATACCATTTCATATTAAATTAAATTTTCAAGACAATACTTAATTGCAGACTCACAAGCTTCTTCGTAAGATTCAAGTCTTGGAGAACTTTCTTCATCTACTTCTGTATTATCATCAGCCCAGATACAATATCCCCATTTTGAAACTATTTCTCCACAATAAAATGTCAGTGGGGTTATACATATTACACAATGCTGCACTTCCCTTAACCATTTCATTGCCATTTGAAGAGTTGGGGCTGAATAGCGAAAACTTGAAATATTGTAGTTCCACAGTGCGTTATTTGTGCTAAACTCTTCTTTTGTCCTATATTTATCTTTCTCGTAAAAAGAACGCACATATACATCAAACCCCTTTTCTTTCAAGAGTTTTGCTGTTTCAAAAGAGCAATAGTCTTCTGTAATCATATCTCTTTTTCCGTTATATAACTATGCCATGTACATTCTATGCCAAAATCTTATTCATAATAAAAAGTTCTACTAAGAACAGTATATGGTTTATCAGTGTAACAATTAGGTACTTCAATTATACGATGTTCGTATGAATATTTCATCAACTCTATGTTTTCAATTATATCTTTAAAGTCATTATCCAACGCAATTTCTTCAAGATGCTTAACCAAATCTTCCTCATCTATTGCGCCAACAATTATATCATCAACACTGTACTCCGTAAATGAAATATCAATATTATAAACTTTATACATTTTTTCCATAACTAACTAAATTTAAAAATTTAAACAAGTAAAACTAATATCTATATTATTTATACATTCCTTCTTTTGCTTCAATAGCTAAATCCATAGTAATTAAGCCACGATAGTCAAAATGATGTTCAAGAAGCCAATCAAAGGTTTTGAGAGTATCAAAATATTCATAGTGGTCATCATCAACATACTTCCACTCACGGGTTTCACAATAGTGGATATACTCTTCTTCAGTCATGGAAGACATTGAACGGAGATAAGGTTTTATATGGTCAATTCTGAAAGGGTCAGAATCAACATTCAAATGAATTTTTTCTCCATGAACCCCAGTCAGTATGCATGTTTCTGGCTTATTGTAAGCACCGGGATTTAATTGCACAAAAGTGTAATATGGAATTCTTGCACAAAGGTCTTTAAGTAATAGTTGTTTATCTTCTTGTGTCATATCTATTCTGTTTTAAAGTAATTAAAAATATGAAAATAATCATTCTATTACCATATCTCTAAGTTTCCTTAGAGTAAGGCAACTTTTACCACTATAGTTTTCACTACTATTATAAAGACTAAAAATGACCTACAGCACAATAGGATTGCAGTCATTCCGTAACATCCCTTTTATGTTCCTATTATTTCGGGTCTTTATAATATTTGTGGTCTGGACTGTATCTTAACCATATTGAAGTCTCATGAGTTGGGCTGTTACAAGGAAAGACAATTCATTTCCATCTATAACCCACTTCAACTTAGGTTCCTCCTGTATCTCGTCTCTACACACTGTCTATAACAAGTTTTCTCTGCTTATACACTAGTAATAAGGAGGATACATAAATCCCATACTTGTTAATAACATTGGCTCGGTATTGACATATAAATGTGGCTTCATCCATGATTACTCCAGTACGCAGCTGAGAGGAATTTACCAAGTGTTTACACCACATTTACTTAGCTTTCACCGAATTAGGGAGGTTTATATTTTAAACATTTGTTGTAATAGTTTTATTTTGTTAATTAATCAATATTATGTATTCTTTTATATGCTATATAAAGTTTACTGATAGAATCGAAAGTTACTTTAAATCCATTTCTAAATAACTCTCCATCCTTTAAAGAGTATCAGTCGAATGTATCTTGATGATATGCATTCTTCCTACTGATTCTAATGGAATCCTTTTTATTTTGAACTATAAAGTTCTTAATATCTTCTATTATAAGATTTCTGATGAACTCTAATAATGGAGACCTTGAATTGCCATCTAAACCAAGAGATTTAGCAGAACTTATAAGAGCAACTATGTCCTTTTTAATAACTGCATCTTTGCAATTATCTAATAGAATTATTAGTTTGTTATCCATATTGTATTCTTTTTATTTTATTGCTCTTTATTTTATATAAAAATAATGTGTGCTGAATATTCGAGGGTTGCAATTCATCTTAAATTGTCTTCTTGGTTTGTATTTTATTTTTCCTCCGCTCTTATTGTTACCTTTACTTTTACAGGTTCGTCTTCCCATCGTAAGGCTTTGAATGCATTTTTGTTTCTTATTTTGATTGCTCCCCATTTTCCTGAATACCAATATGGTGTAAATATATGAAGGGCATCTTCCCTTACTGGTTTCCTGAAATGGAGTAGAAGTAATCCATTTGCATCTCTTGCTACCCAGCCAGTCATTTTTACTTCACCAGTTATTTCAACTTCTTCCATTTTTGTTTTTTGTATAAAGGGCTCTTTTTGCTCTAATATTTTTATGGAATCTTTTAGTTCGATAAAGTCTTTTGTAATCCATAAAAATCTTGCAGTAAAGTCTTTCCACTCCATTTCAGTTGGTTGAAAGTCAATTCCTTTTCTTTTTAAGATTTCCCTGAATCCCTCAAACTCCATTTTTACCCTTTTAGCGAATTCATCTATTTTTATTTTTGTTTCCATACTAAAACTTTTTAAAATTTAACTTTTTTAGCCTTAAAAGGCTCGTTTTTCTCTTTGTACAATTTTATCACTTACAGCAAAGAAATGGATGCATCTATTTTTATAGATTATGATTACTTCCTTTTCAGTGTATTTTTATAATTTTTTTGATTAGTGTTTTATATTTCGTTAGATATGAATATTAAAAAGAAAGGGAAGAGGGTGAACTGAAACCTTAGATTAGATAGCGCAAGCAAGAAAATATAGTTTAATGAGGATTATCCTCTTCCCTTGTGGAAATGACATAATAAAAAAGTACTCTTACATTGTCTTTAAACCGCATGGAGCTACCAACTAACAATTAGTTTAATGTAAGAGTACTTTTGACTTTTTCTTACTTCACAGCAAGATTAGTCCGAATGAAACAAGGTTTTTATAACTTAGTTATGGATAAAAACTAAGTGTCGGGGTGACATGACTCGAACATGCGCAACCTCCTGGTCCCAAACCAGGCATTCTACCAACTGAACTACACCCCGATGAGCTAATTATTTATTTGATACTAAATCATCAATAAATAATGTATTGTGTGCAATGACTTCACTGCATTTGCCATACAATGGAGTACAAAGAGCAATCCCTCTTGTGTATTTATCCATCAATTTCTTAAGAAATTCCTTCCAGTATTTGTAAGATGCTCTTTCAGCTTTGGCAAGGGCAATTGCTCTACCTTTCTTGTAATCATACTTATCTTCTTCATTGTATTTAGCCTCACCTGTAAATACTTTTATGAGGAATGGATAAGCTGGTTCTGAAGGCAAAGGGTTGTCATTCTTTATAGTTGTAGCAATTGTACATACTACATTCTTACCAATTGTAGTAAACTTTGTTGAGGTAATACTTACTTTAAGTGCCATAATGTTAATGTTTTTAATTGTTAATTATTAGTTCCTCCAATGTGACTCGAACACATATTGACAGTTTAGAAGACTGCTGTTCTATCCCTTGAACTATGGAGGAGTGTGTGTACATAATATTTCACAACAGTATGTACACTTAATGTACAAAAAGTAAAACTTCATGGGTTACAGCATGTTGTACAGTAACCTGTAGTGGCCTTGGGAATTGCACCCAATATCTCCAGTTTATAAGACTGGTGCTTATACTCATTAAGCTTCGCCACTAAATAAGCAGTTTAAATGTGCCCTGAAACGAAAAATAAACATAAACAACCTTTATTATATCCATTTAAACTGCTTGGAGCCCCCCAGCTGAGTTGAACAGCTATTTGAAGATTACAAATCATCTGTAATAACCTTTATACTAGGAGGGCAGGATTATTATATCAGTCCATAAGCTTTTAAGACTGTATTCTTTAGGTCTCCTTGAATATACACTTTGTAGGAATAGCCATTACTTACTTTATTTCTTACATAAAATACTGCTTTTGATGCAGGTTTAAGATAAAGCTCATATTCACATTTCCCATCTGTGTATATGTAAGTGGTCTTGATTATCTCTTTTGAAGATTCTTCAATTTGCTTTTGCTTGTTACGTCTGTCTATGAGTTTGTATATTGGAATTGCCAAGCAAGCAAACATAAAAGCATAGCAAAATATGATAAATATTGCATCCATATTAAAATGATTCTTTTCCGTTTATTGAAATAAATATGTCTTTTCTAACATAAGGTTGTTTAGCATTCTTGCACTGATAACTCAGTGCTTTTCTCTGTACTTCCTCAAGAGTGGAAGATGCAGCTAGGAGTGTTGTTCCTTGTTTCATTTTGATTGTTAGCATGGCTTTATGTGTTTAAATAGTTAATGTTCTAATTAAAGGGATACCCAAATGGTTTTATTCAGTATCATGTTTAACATAATTTGAGTATCCCCAAAGTTAATGTTGTTGAGGTATGAGGACTCGAACCTCAAATGAGGGAACCAAAATCCCTAGTGTTGCCAATTACACCATACCTCAATAATGCCCCAATTACTTGATTGAAATACATTAACTTATTCTTATGGCCTTCTAACTACGTAATTATTGACAGAAACTCTGTAATTGGGGCTATGCAAATATAGATAAAATAAGTTAAATTGTACTACTTATTTCTCATAATTTTTATACTTTACATGAGGTTGTACACTAAGATAACCGTGAAAAATATCACCTATTTGCTCATAGTGCCAATCTGTAATATTGTTAGACTCAACAGGTTTTGCACCTGGAGCAACTGCAATTGTCATGTGTGATACTTTATTTTCACTAGGACAATCAGTAATAACAGCAAAAGCTCTGTCACTTATTCCCCATCCAATAATCTTAAAGAACATTCTCTCCCCAAGGAAAGCAGCTAAGTATTTCTCAATATAATGATTTTTATGGGTTCTATGCAACATAGTTATGTGTTCTGCATAAGCAATCCATCCTTCAGGTATTTTATCTTGTACAAGCTTGAGTATTTTCTCTCTGGTTGACCTATCAACAAATACTCCATAATATTCAAAATTCCCCATATGTAAATCAACTGTAAAAAAGAATCAGGACAAAAAGACTATCCTGATTCGTGTTAGCATAAATATTTAAGGCAGCATTATCAAAAGAGGCTGGTCAAGTCAATATTCTTTTCCTCTTTCCTTGTGGATGAACCTGAGCTTTTTACCTGCCTTGTAGAATATTTAAACTTTTTAGTTTCCATATTCTGCCATTTTACAAGCTCTAGCTTAGTTTCTCCCCTTTGAAATTTAGCTACATTTGTAGGGGCAACTGAGACTTTGATGTTCTCAATTTCAATCCAGTATTTAGCATTTCCAGAACGTGTAACACCTTCATAGATAGTTACACTTTGAGGAAGAATAACTGTTTGGATTTCTTTCCAAGGACTGTCCTTAGCACCACTAAGAACACAGATGACTCCACAAAGGAGTGAAATAATAAATCTTTTCATATCAGGGCTGTTTTAATTGATTTCTTTTTAAGTAAAAGGTAAATGGAGCTATAATAGTTACTCCATTTACCTAACCATAAACAAATAAACAATATGCTTTGCGAAACAATGTTGTAAATTTGAACTCTGAAAAAATTTCACTTCGTTCAGAATTTGCATATGGGCTGAGTCATGACCCATATAATTGCCATTTTCACCAGTTTACCTGACTAGAACACACCCTTTTGGGGTAGGCAACACAGAGACGGATTAACAAGTTCCGCAACTCCTACACTTGATTATATAAGATACTCCTTTCTCCAGAACTCCTTGCGGGTTAGCTGGGTGCCCCCAGTTAGAACTTGGATACTTGTTTCACTTCATCAATTGCCTTGCGAGCGCATGATGCCTCCATATTACAGAAGGATAACTCTGTTGTTATCAAGTGTGCACAACACTCTTTGCTAAATTAATAAATTATACATCATGAATAATAAATTAAAATAACAGATGACCTGACTAACCGTGTGGTTGTGCTTGAATGGAATGCTCCCTTTTGAGGAGTTTACCCATCAACACGGTTATGCTACTTATCCGCCAAGACTTTCACTTTACTAACTATACAAACCTACCATTTCTGATATCAATTGAATGGCTAATTCAATTGTGTCCGCCAAGACATAGGTCTAAAAGCTTTCATCATAAGAACTATATGGATGGCTAATCCTTTTTGGTCCTTAAGCAGTTATGTTTGTCAGGATTACTCCTCAAGGAGAGCTGGTCAAGCCCTCCGCAATTCACTATCTCATCTGCCCGATGATACACCATGAACTGCTTTGCATAATCTGGCTTTCTTACAGACTACTTGATGAAATCAAATAGCGCAACTATCTCCCTGTTGAGAGACAGTCACTTTATCCCATTGCTGGTTTATCCTAACGACAAGAAGCCTGCCGTACAACAATTAGTTTCTCCCGAAGGATACTTATCTCCTAAACCACGTAAAGGTTTGTTGTAATTAGGAGTTTAAAAAAGAGTAATTTTATTTTACTCTTTGTTGAATAGTCTCTGCTATTCCAGAAATGATGAACTTACCACAATTGTCCCACCACTTATAAAAATCTCTTTCACAAGCAAGTTCTTCTTCTCTCCATTGAGTATAAAGCTCCTCAAGCCCACACTCAGCATCTTCTTCTAATTCTATGATGCGAAGAATATCAACAGAAATCATACTATAATGTAAGTGCTATTTTATAAAAATCTTTAGTTGTGATTCACATCAGAACTAAAGTGAAAAAGATGAACAAGACATATAAAGTTCATCAATAAATGCTCTATAATTTTATTACTTAGTATTCGTAGCTGAACCTTCTCTCACTATTTATACTACTGAGAGTGATAGATATATAAAAGCCCTTTTACTTGTGTAAGAAAAGGACGAAAAGAACCTTTTGAAACTTGGTTGCCCAAGCAGTAGTTGAAATTTATACTCCAATGCTGGTAATCCAGACCACTATGAGTATCAGCTTATGGTAGGAATGCTGATTGCCCTGCGTTATAACGTGTGCTTCACCACGCCTTATTTTAGGGTTTCCCCAAGGATAGGTGTTCCTACTAATCAATTTAAGAGGATTAGTTACTCTTTTTGGCTCTTTTGCCCCCATTCATGCATCTCCCATCCCACACTCTTCTCCCACAAATTGCTTCTTCATAATAGAAGAATGATGTGGATAACCCTGCTTTTCGCATGTCTCTTAAGGCTTGTTGTTTCGCATTCATACTGCCTAAAGGTTTAAGTGTTTATGATTTCTGCTTGAATTGCCAAATAATCGGTATTATTGTACTTTTCTTCGGCATAATTTAGTGCTATGATGGCATTTGGTGCCAAAATTTTGGTTGAAAAGGTCTCTAAAGACACTAAGTTTTGTAGTGTTACTTTGTACCATTCCATGTGGCAAGGTGTTTTGAGGAATCCAAAAAACCGCTACATTTTTGTTGGGGAGCGGAAATTGGGTTTTTGTTGAAATTGGCGTGAAATTGGGAGCGTTCATTGTGCCCTGTTTTGGCACATTTAAAGTGTTGAAAATTAAATACTTACAACACTTTTGCTCCCCAATTTCACAGCCAAATTTCGCCTTAAAAAAAGACTCCTGATAACACTATCAGGAGTCCTTTCAAGGGCTTATTCAAAGGAGATTTCAATCTCCTCACCACCCTCATAATAAGCGGTGAACCCAGTCTTTCCAGTTTCATCATCGCGCCACTCACCAACAACAAGTTCCTTTGCAGGACGGGTCTTGTTGAGGAGTTTCTCCGTGGCTTTCTCACTTGCCCAGACAGCGGTGCCATCCATGCAAGAGAACATGATGCGAGTTTCCCCATCACTTGTAACTACCTTGCGGGAGCCACTGTGCCCACCATGCTGGGCAAAGAAAAAGGTGATTGCAGGACGCTCATTGTTGATGAACTTGCCAGTGAAAGAAGAATTGTTGGACATTGTTGCTGCCATAATTCTATACTCAGACCAATTCACAGCTGGTCAGGCTGTCAGCACCATGCTGAATGGTTTGAGGGTTTCAAACACTCCTACTCTGTTCGTACTTGTCACAATACTTCTTCATGTATTGAGGGCACTGCATCTCGCTGCACCTTTCCAGAACATTTCAAAGAGTTCTACTCTTCTCATTCCAAAGTCTGACAAAAGAGAGTGAACAGGGCAAACACCAAACAACACGGGGGGATAACCCCAACGGGGTTACACCCTCCGGGGTGTTGGGTGTATTATGTCCTGCTCTCCCAAATCAAAAAAAAAATAAATTTTATTTTATGTCCCCCCTCCCACAAATAATTTTAAAAAAAAAATTTCTCCTTTCCCTAACTCAAAAAAATTTCAAAAAATTTATTGTGGGTAAAACTATTACTAGATAAGATAAGGAAGCTTTTTAAGGTTTATCCATAACTATACATATATCAATAAGCTACAAAGATTCTAAAACATTGAACTTTAGACTGGGTGTCCAGTACACTGGATTGGGAGTCTAGTACACTAGACTCATAGTCTAATATCGTTTAACATTCTGTTTAGATATTAAAGAATTTTTTGTATATTTGTAAAAGACAAATCAATATTTAAACTAGAATAATTATGTCAAAAGGTTATGTAGAATCAGTAGAAACTACTGTAAAAGATGAGTTTGGTAATGACAGAGTTACCACTATTAGAAAAGTGTTTAAACACAATTCTGATAATGAGAATTTCTACTTTGTGTTTATAAACTATGTGCAGTGGATGTATAATATAAAAGGAGTAATCCCTATAAAAGTACTACACGCTTTAATGGAAGAGACATATGTCAATACTGGAAAAGTGTCTATATCTATGGGGAAAAGAGCAGAAATTATAGAAAAGCTTGGCATATCAAGAGCAGGATTCTATAATGCTATTAATCAACTCGTTGATGCAAAAGTTCTTTCAAAAGTGTACTATACAAATAGAAATGGAGAAAAAGTTGAATCTCAAGGAGACTTTTTAATTAACCCAGAAATGCTCTGGAAAGGAGATAAGGAGAAGAGAAAAGAGTTAAAAGTTACATTTGAAGCTGTGTATTCTAAATAATAATTACTATATTTGTAGTGTTTTCCATAGCACTGAAGTGTTCTCATAGAAATGAGAGGGCTAAAGATTTTAGAAATAAGCACGCTGTGAAGTGTGCTTATTTTGTTTTATAAAAATTTATCTCTATATTTGCATGGGTGTTACGGAAAAAGCCGAACAAAAGATTCTTTTCTGACATGTAGGTTTTTGATGATTATTAGTGTGGCAAGCAGGTTAGTTGTGAAACTCACCTGCTTTTTTAATATTATATAATTGTGTATATTTGTGCCAATAAATCACACAATTATGTCTTGGAATAATCTCACAATTGCACAAAAGTCACAGCTTATGAATATCATGAGGAGAAACGGAGTGACTTCTCTTTCTGATATGAAGAATATATATGACTCACAGCTTGCTGACTTTAACACTTCCCTTGAGGAAGCAACTGATACTTTTGGAAGACCTGTCTCATATACTTATGCTAATGGAGGTAGTAAAGACACATACACTCCAAGTGAAGATATTATTAAGTATATAAAAGACACTGAAGCATTTAGACCTAATTGGTATCTTGATGGCAATGGTATACCTACAATTGGATATGGGTTTACTGGACCAGAAGCTAAAAGGCTTTTTCCAAATGGAATAACAAGAGCTCAAGCAGATAAATACTTTGCAGACTCCTTGGCTAAAAGAGTTGCTATTCTTGCTAAAGATACTCCAAACTGGAATTCTTTATCACAAAATCAAAGGGATGCATTACTATCCTATCATTATAATGTAGGAGAAACATCATATAGAAACAAGCATCCAAAACTTCAGGAAGCTTTAGCTAATAAAGACTGGGAGAATGTAATACTTAATATGGATGCTGGATACAATGATAAGAAAAATCCAGGACTGAGAATAAGAAGGGACTATGAAAGAAACCTTTTCAAGCAGGGAATTCCACAAGCACCAGTACAATCAAATCATATAGCCAATATGCTTCCACTAGGAATGTACTTTCAAGGTCCTTTTGGAGGAGGTTCAAGAGCACATGGAGGCTCTATTCATATTGACCCATCAAAGAAAGGAACATTTACTGCAGCAGCTACTAAACATAATATGGGAGTGCAGGAATTTGCATCTTATGTATCTGCCCATCCAGATGCCTTTTCCACTGCAATGAGAAAGAAAGCAGCCTTTGCAAAAGCAGCTACAAAGTTTAAACACGCATTTGGAGGAATCAAATTCTAAAAATTAATATTTTATTTTGATTTGATTATAAAAATACTTACTTTTGCTCGTCATCATTGTTTAATTCATAATTTTTACTACAAATGGAATCCACAAAAACTCAAAAGAAAAGCCCTGTATTACTTTGGGTATGCTTTGTTCTTTTTGCTTTAGCAGTTATTGCTCTTGCAGTTCTTCCTCCAAATGCTTTTGCATGGGTTATTGGTGCTATCCTTCTCCTTGCTGAGGGATTTTTGTTTATCTCTTATACTAACAAAAATGAAGCTATTGAGAAGGGAGAAGATTCTATGGAATTCTGGAAGAAGGAATACACTAAACTTGTATCTGAGAAATCCAGTCTTCTGAATGATAATGCTAATCTTGAGCATAATTGTAAGGTTCTTAATTCTACTATAGAGTCTCTTAGAAAAGAGCTTGAGGCTGCAAAGGAAACTGTAGTTGTTGAGATTCCAGCAGATGAAACTCCTGAAGTTCTTGATACTGAGGAAGTTATTGAAGAGCCTGAAGAAGTTACTGTTGAAGAAGTTGTTGAACCTACAGTTGAACCTAAAGCAGCTCCAAAGAAAAAGACTGCTAAAAGAGTAAAGAAATGATACAGGAATTTGGTGCTAATGATTCTAATGAATTAGTAAAAAAGGCACAAGAAAAAGGACTAACAAAGAAAGATATTATTGCTATTGTATGGGTAAAAAATGAATACAAAGTAATATATGACAAATAATACTGAAAATTATAATGATGAGCCTGTATATTACTGTGCAAAGTGTTTATCTTTAAGGATTCTTACAGATGAAACAACTGGGGATTATTGCCCTGATTGTGGAAGCACAGACATAAAACAAGCACACATTACAGTATGGGAGAAGTTATATAAAGAATTACACAGTTCAAAACATTAGAGTATTTTATTATGGCAAAGGAAGTTGTAAAAAATGATTCTGTAAAACAGGATTCCACTGAAATTGCAAAACATGTAGCCTATCTTAGTAGTGAGAATGAAATGCTTAAGAACAGACTTAAGCAAGCTTCTGACCAGATTCAAATGTATCAAAGGTCTGAATTCTTTACAAGACTTGAATGGCTTTGGAGAGTTATTACTTGGGAAAGAAGTGAAGAAGTATTTTCCAAAGATTTTGTAGCTGATAAAGCTGAGGAATTCAAGTCCTTGATGACAGTACCTGCTCAGCAAGAGGAGGAATAAAATGAGTAGCTCTGAAAATCCTTCAAAGCTTGTAGATGGAGTTGTTGTGATTCCTACAGACAACAACTCCTTCTTTAGAGCTTGGTTGCAAGTTATGCGTCCAATTCATAAACTTACACCAAAAGAGATGGATTTCTTTGCTATTATGCTGAAAAAGAGAGCTAAGATTGCTTCAGAAATTAAAGACAGTTTTATTATTGACAGTCTTCTCTTCAAGGAGGAAAGTAAAGCAGAGATGCTGAAAGAGGCTGGGATTACTGATTCTCACATGAAAATTATTCTTCATAATCTTAGAAAGAATAATGTACTGATTAATAAGAGAGTCAATCCAAGGTATATTCCAGATTGGGAAGAGGGCAAGCCATTCAGATTAATGTTCATATTTAAAAATGAATCTTAATGAAATCATAAGGGAAGTTGCACATAATCTTGACATTCCTATAGAGGTTTGTGAAAGGGCTTATACTGATGTATTTAAGTTTATCAAACAGACTATTAATACACTTCCTTTGGATAAAGACCTTACTCCAGAAGAGTTTTCAAAGCTAAAGACAAGTTTCTCAATTCCTTATGTTGGTAAGTTGTATTTACCAGAAAAAAGGTATTTCAGACATAAAAGCATTGCAGATTCAATACATAAACTAAAAGAAAAGGAAAATGATTTACAAGATAAAGAAAATCCGTCCACTGTTTAATCAGATTGTTGTTACAAAGAATATTTATTCTTCTGCTGAAGCAAAGATTTCAGGTCTCTATACAGTAAAGGAGAATAAAATAAAAGAATATCAGACTGTTCTTGCAGTTGGTCCTATGGTTAAAGGCATTAATGTAGGAGATGTTGTAAAGATTAATCCTGCAAGATATGCTGAAATTAGGCACAGGGAAGGCAAAAAAGACCTTGAAAATAATGTTGTAAAGGATGATATGCATGTAACTGTAAACATTCCATCTGAAACAATCTATGGTACAGATGAAAATGGAAATGAGTATAGTTATAATGTAATGTTTATTTATGATAATGACGTTCATTTTGTCATTGAGGAAGGTGAAGAGTTTGATGAAACTCCCATTATAGCATCTCCCGATACTATAATTAAATAATCAGTACATTTTTACTAAATCGGGAAGACCCACCCATATGGGTGGGTCATTTTGTTAATATGAAAAGGACTTATTTACCTCCAAGCATTACAATACATAATAAGGTATGCTTCAATGGACACTATGTATATTTATCAGACAATGCTCTTGGTGAGCTTAGAAGAGAACTGATAAATCTAATTACAAAACCTAAGAAACATGAAACTAATTGAATTTAGAGACTATCAAGTTCAGCCAACTGCTGAAGCTTTACTTATAAAGCCTATTAGGAAATTATATAATGCAGACAGGTCTAAGCAAAAAGAGAGTTTTATGACTCAAATAGCCTATCTTTACTTTATGGTAGACCCAAGGTCTGTTTATGCATACATCACCAACGAAGAGGAGAGAGCAAAAGAAATTATTAAGCAGGAAGGACTTCCAAGCAACTTTAAGCCATCAAAAGACCTTAAAGAAGCTATGGAAGTTTATGAAAATGCAACAGTAACAACATCAAAAAGACTGCTTCAAGCTTCAAGAATTGCTGCAGAAGCTCTTAAAAATGAACTTGAAAATACAGAGTCTATTCTTCGAGAGAGGACTGATAAGGGAGCAAGAGTAACAAAACCAAGTGAAATAATCTCTATGCTTGAAAGGCTTAATAAAGTTATTCCTCAGCTACAAGACCTTGAAAGAAAGGTTGATTCTGAAATTAAGGAAGGTGCAAGAGCAAGAGGTATTGAAAATTCAATGTTTGAAGATGGGATATAATATTGAGAAAGTCATAAGTGATGCTCTAACTGGATGGTGTAACTCTCAAGGAGAAAGAGACTGTGAGTTTATTTCCCTCCTCTCGCAGAGAAAAGGGCCAATAGGCTCTTTAAAAGTGTACACTGTAAGAGTATTCTTTAGAAAGAAAGGAGACACTGGAAAGTATAAGAAAATCCTTGAGTGTGATGCAATGACATCTTCATATGAAAAGGTTGGAGGAATTGCTGAGAAGGTAACAAGTACTGTAATTATTGAGTTACTGAAGAATAAGGAGAAACTATGGAATTCAATAAGTACCAAACCCCAATAGAAGACTTAGTATTTACGAGAGTATTAAATGGTACTCCAGTATCCATTGCATTCAAAAATGCTCCAAAGGAAGTGCAGGATGAGTTTAATGAATGCATAGCAACAATTCCATTAGTTCAATGGTTGATTAGTCCAGATAGACCTAATATAAAAGACTTGCCAAGAGATGAGTCTGGTAAAGCTATTTGGAGAATAGAGCAACCTCCAATTATTGAAGATATTGATTATTTTAGACCAACAGCCATTCATTTTCAACAGACAGGTAAGTTTACTGACTTAAGGCCAAACAGAGCTCCTGGAAGTGAGTATATGAAATGGCAAAATGAAGAGGTAAGAAGAATTAGGGAAGGATATCTTAGAGAATCTGATGGTGCTTGGATTCCTGGATATATGTATTGGTATTTAAATTACTGCCCAATTCTTATTACAGTTGGAAATGAATCTTCAAATACTGGTGTAAGAACTATGGATTTTCCAGAGTTCTGGGAAGGCATTCTATGGAGATTTACTGGGTGGGACATTGCAATGAGACTAGGCCTTAACTTTGGTGAAATATCTAAAAGAGGGGCTAGCAAGTCGTACACCTTAGCTTCAGCATTAGCTAAAATATTCATTGTTGGAACAAGACATGATGATGTACGTTCTGTTGGAGAAAAGGCAAATTCAAGAGGCATATTGATGGCATATCAGAAGGAGTTCCTTAATAAGAGTGGTACTCTCAATATGTTTGAAGATATGGCAGACTTTATTGCTCAAAATACGGAATTTCCAAGAAAAAGGCTCAAGTCTTCTCTTAGTGACATGGAGTGGACTATGGGATATATTGACCTTAACACTGGAACTAAGAGAGGTACTGGAAATCAGGTTCTTGGAATTGCTATTAAGGATGACCCAGACAAGGGAAGAGGTAAACGTGCAGAACTAATTGGTTTTGAGGAATTTGGTAAATTCCCTAATGTTGCTTCAGTTATTAAGATTGCAGAGCCTTCTGTAAGGGATGGTGATTTGGTGTTTGGTATAATTGTATGTATTGGAACTGGTGGTGAGGAAGGTGCTGACTTTAGTGGTGCACTTGACCTTATTTATCACCCAAGTGGTTCACATTTTCTCTCCTTTGAGAATGTTTGGGATAAGGCTCAGCAGCAAAGAGGAACTTCCATATTTTGTTTTCCAGCTTATGTAAACAGAAAGGGGTGCTACAATAAAGATGGCATTTCTGATGTAACAAAAGCTTTGTATGCTCTTTGCTTTGACAGATACATAGCAAAGTATGAAAATCCAGACCCATTCCAGATAACAAGAACAAAAGCAGAAAATCCAATTACTCTGCAAGATGCTATTATGAAAAGGGATGGGGCATACTTCCCTGTGGCTCAATTAACTGACAGAATCCAAGAAATTGATTTAAATCCTAATTTTTTTGATACTATTTTGGTTGGAAAATTCATACAAAAGAGTAATGGAGAAGTTTCATTTGAGCCTACTGGAGAAACTCCTATACATAAATTCCCTACTAAAGACAATAAAATATCAGGAGCTGTTGAAATTTCAAAGCTTCCAGAAAAGAAAGATGGAAAGGTTTATTCTGGAAGATACATAGCATCATGTGACCCTGTAGATTCTGATGAGGCAGACACTATGTCTTTAGTAAGTTTCTTTGTTTTAGACACATGGACTGACAGTATTGTATGTGAATGGACTGGAAGACTGTCTTATGCTGATGATTGTTATGAACTTGTAAGACTTGGGTGCATCTTTTATAATGCAAAGTTACTCTATGAAAACAATAAGAAGGGATTGTACGGATACTTCAAGAAAATGAATTGTCTTTACATCCTTGCTGAGACACCTGAGTTTTTAAAGGATAAAGACTTTATTAGAGGTCAAAAAATTGGTAATAGTACTTATGGAGTAAATGCTACGCAACCAATAAATAATTATGCAAGACACTTGCTTCGTGAGTGGATTCTTAAACCAGTAATTGTTCAAAATACAAATACTGATGAAGATGAAGCAGAGGTAACTGTAACAAGACTTATGACAATGTGGAATAGAGCAGCCCTTGAAGAGATGAGACAATGGAATGAAAATGGTAACTACGATAGGGTTTCTTCTCTTGGAATGTTAATGCTTATTAGAGAGGACAGGGTTGTTACTCTTGGTGATGACTTTGGTAAGAATAATACAAGAAATGATAAGGATTATTTGGGTAATGACCCATACTTTAGCAGGAACTACAAAGTAAGAATGAGGCAGTAAATATAGTAAAAAAGTATTGCCTTTTGGTACACTTTAGTATTATAGGTATATTTGTTCGTTAATTATAAGTTATGTACGATACAATTCAATTTCCAAGACAAGCATTGCCCTTTTCAAGAAAGACATTGAAATGGGGAAGACAGTGTGTACTCTGGGGTGATTCAAGAAGTTTTCAGAATTACTCTCCAGTAAGAAAGTCCGTCTGGAATAAAAGAATAAATTATGATTTATTAAGAGGTAAGATTCACATGGATGATGTGGCTCTTATCTTAAATCCTGCTAATGTAGAAGCTGATTATATTCCAGAAAAGATTCAACACTTTCCAATAATGAACTCAAAACTACAAGTTCTTATTGGTGAGGAGCTTAAAAGACCATTTAATTGGAGAGCTGTTGTAACCAATCCAAGCGCAGTTTCTGAGATTGAAAATGCAAAGAAGAATGCATTGCTCAATGACCTTAGAAATATTATTGAAGACACTTCAATAAGTGAGGAAGATTATGAGCAGAAGCTTGAAGAGTTAAATGATTATTACACTTATAATTGGCAAGACTTTAGAGAAGTAAGGTCTAACCAATACATAAAGCACTACTCTTCTGAGTACAATATGCCTCTTATGTTTAATGAGGGATTTGTAGATGCTTTAGCTATTGGTGAAGAAATTTACCAATGTGACATTGTTGGTGGAGAGCCTATTATACAAAAGGTAGACCCTCTTTCAATAAGAATATTCAGGTCTGGAAGGTCTAATAAGATTGAAGATGCTGATATTATAATTATTGAAGAGTTCTGGTCTCCAGGTAGAGTTATTGATACTTATTATGACCAACTCACCAAGAGGGATATTGAGTATCTTGAAAATTTACCTAGTTATTTAGGACAAGGAACTAATGCAATGGGAATTCCTGATTATAGGAATGGTCTTTTACCCATGCATTCCATGATGGATGATATTCTTTCCTTCAGCCATTCAAGTAAAGAATTCTTTTCTCCTGTTCATGGAGCTCCAGAATATGACAATTTATTGCCTTATGATACTGATGGAAACATCAGAGTAATGAGAATGTTCTGGAAATCCAGAAGAAAAATTCAAAAGGTAAAGAGCTATAATGCTGAAACTGGAGAAGAAGAGTTTAACTTCTATGCTGAGAATTATGTACCAAAGAAGGAACTTGGAGAGGAATCTGAGACACTTTGGGTTAACGAGGCTTGGGAAGGAACACTGATTGGTGGACATAATCATAATTTTGAAGAGTCTGCAACAGATGGTACTTATGGTATATTTGTAAACATAAGACCAAGACCTGTTCAATATAGCAGACTTTCCAATCCATCAAGATGTCATTTTGGTATTGTTGGAACCATATATAACCTCAACGGAGACAAGCCATTCAGTATGGTTGATATGATGAAGCCATATAATTATTTATATGATGTTCTCCATTATAGAATTTCTGATGCCATTGCTGCTTCTTGGGGAACTCTTGCTGAGGTTGATATTGACAAGATTCCAAGAGGATGGTCATTTGATAAATGGCTCTACTTTGCAAAAGTTAATCACTTAGCAATATCTTCTTCCTTTAATGAGGGAACTGAAGGTGCTGCAAAGGGTAAACTTGCAGGAGCTTTAAACAATAATACCCAGAGAATCATAAGTGATGCTTCTGGAAACTACATTCAGCAACTTATGAATCTTGCTGAATGGGTTAAAGTTGAGATGGGTGAAATTGTTGGCATTAACAGGCAAAGGGAAGGCCAAATTGCAAACAGAGAAACTGTTGGTGGTGTTGAAAGAGCCACTTTACAATCCTCATACATTACAGAAAGCTTCTTTGCAAAGCATAATGACACAAAGAGAAGAGCTCTTGATTGTTTCAATGAGACTGCAAAAATTGCTGCAAGAGGTAAGAAAATTAAATTTAGATACCTGACTTCAGAAGGAACTTGGAAACTTATGGAGTTTGATGGTGATGAGTATGCTGAAAATGACTATGGTATTGTCATGGATGACTCATCTGATGTTGTAAACCTTGACCAGAAGATTGAAGCTCTTGGTCAGGCAGCTTTACAAAATCAAGCTGCTTCTCTTAGTGATATTATGAGAATGTGGCAGTCTACTAACTCCCTTGCTGAGAAAATAAGAATACTTGAAAACAGTGAGAAAAAGAGAATGATGCAAGCCCAAAGAGACCAGCAGGCTCAAATGGAAGCTCAGCAACAAGCTCTTGAAGCACAAATGGCTCAACATCAGGCAGACCTTGAATATCAAGCAGCCATGAATACTGAAAACAATGAAACAAAGATTCTGACTGCACAAATTCAAGCTGATGCCAAGCTGGACACAACAGCTATGCAAATATCCCAACAAGAAGATGGGATTGAAGAAAGGATGTCTGAAGCTGATAAGGAAAGACTTAAAGAGCAAATCAGAGAATTTGACATTAAGATACAACAAGATAATAAAAAATTAGCTCTTGAGAAAGAGCGTAATCAAATTTCCAGAATTTCAGCAAGGAGACCTAAAGGTAAATAATTATGAAAATTTCTAATACAATGATGATGTTAGCAAGTGGTGTTGCAATTCCTGTAGCATTGGCTTTTCTTGGAGAAGCCTTAGTACTCATGATTCCTTGGTTCATAACCATGTTTTTTGTAATCATGGCTGACCTGATTGCAGGACTATGGAAATCTTATAAACTTGAGATTCCTATAAGATTTTCAAAGGCTTGCAGAGAGACTATGGGTAAAATGCTTGTATATGCTGCCTTTGTCTGCATGATTTGTTGTATTAATGTTGCTGCTCAAGATGGATTCAATTATGCAAAATGGGCGGCACTCCTTATTGTAATTATTGAAGGTGGTAGTATTATAGGCAATATACTTAAGCCTCATGGCATAAGTCTTTCCCTTAATGCTCTCATTAAAGCTTTCCTTAAAAGGTCTCCAGCTCAACTGACTTGTCCAGAAGCTGATGAAATTTTCATCAAGGAAGATATTGATGAAATCAAAAGGAAAGAACTTGAAAAAGAACATTTAAATAAAGTACAACATGAGCGAATTAACAAGAAAAGAGGTCATCAGAGAGCTTAAGAATTATTTTAATATTAGAGAGCTTGCTTGCAGTCATACCTATGCATCATACGGTGCATCTGCATGGCAGTTTTTTGATACAAAGATTCTTCATACTCTCCTTGTAATTAGAAGAGATATTCTTAAAACCCCTATGGTTATTAATTATGGGGGCTCTTATCAAAGGGGATTTAGATGTAATCTTTGTCAACTTGTTAAAGATAAAACTCTCGCTGGAAGGCTTTATATAACTGCTCATGGTCTGGGTAAAGCTTTTGATGCTTCAATGAAAACAATGACTGGTGAGCAGGCAAGACAAAAAATTAAAGCTAATCAGCACTTGCTTCCTTATCCAATAAGGATGGAGAAAGGAGTTTCTTGGCTTCATGTTGATGTTAGAGATACACACGAAAATTATGAAAAAGTTATTGAGTTTAGTGCCTAACCTTATTAAATGGCTCTATGAAGGAGACAGGGTTCTCCACATTCTTTTTAGTACAGTAATTGCACTCTTTATGTTTGCACTGCTTAATCTTTTTATGGGCAAATGGGAAAGTATTCTTTGCTCATTCTGCTTTACTTTAGCAGTTGGTGTTGTTAAAGAGGTGTATGACAAGTTCTCTCCAAATCATTCAGCAGCTTTTTCAGACCTCCTTGCTGATGTAATTGGAATTGCTTTAGCTTTAATACCATTAACTTTAGTATAACTATGAAAGCTTTACTTGAATTATTATCTTTTATTTGGCAATTACCACAGACTTTACTTGGATATATAATCCTTTTATTCTGCAATCAAACACATACTCTTAATTATAAAGGAAGAACTATTAGAGTATGTAAGGGATTTCCAGGTGGAATATCTTTAGGATATGTAGTTATTGTCAATAAGTTCCCATATAATCCTTATACTTGGGATACTGTAAAACATGAATGGGGACACACAAGACAATCCTTATATCTTGGCCCTTTATATTTACTTGTAATTGGCTTACCTTCAATTATTTGGGCATGGTTATATGGACCAATTGTTAAGCCATCAGCAAATGGATACTACAAGTTTTATACAGAACGATGGGCTGATAAACTTGGAGGAGTAATAAGAGAATCATAATTCTTAATTAAAAAGGCAGATAATTAAGAATTAAATATTGCAGTGGAGGAGTTTTCTCCCCCCCCCCCCCCACTTTTAAAGGGGGGAAAATTTTAAAAAAATAAATTTTAATTTATATTAAAAATATTAATATAATAATGTTTTAAAACGTTAAAAATAATAATCAATTATTTATATATGGAAACTAAATAAAAAATTATAAAATAACAAATGAAATTTTTCTATCTATATAAAATAATTTCAATTATTATAGAGAAAACATTTATCAAAAATCATTTTCTTTAATATCATTTGAATTATTATTTATATTTTCATTTAATTTACTTTCCTCTTTATCTTTATATATGTTTAAACCGGATTTTATTCCTTTAATTTTTTGTTCAATTTTATTAAATTTTTCTGAACTTAGATATTTTACTTTTTTAACATTATTTTTCTTCTCAAAATTTTCAACTATTTTTCTATTACTTTTTCTTTCATCGTATCCATTAGAATGAAGATATAATGAGTAATTATCTCCATAACGATTATAACTTTTAAATAAATTATTATCCTTTGATTTAATCTTATCTTCCGTTTGTTCTACATTTAATAATCCACTTTTGATTCTTGAAGATAAAGCTTTTTTATCATGTTTATGCTGCTCATGAGTTCTTGTATTATAATTAAATTTAATATCCTCACCATTATTAAATTGTTTGTTATTATTAATATCAATAAAATTTTTTTTAACAATCAGATTAAAATTATCACTTGCAGATCTATTTATATTAGATGTAAATTTTGTTCTTTTCCTAAAAGAATTTGCTTTTTCATTATTTCGATATTTTATATTATTATTTGTATTATTTTTGAAATTTTCCATATTAATAATTATATCTGTTTTTTCAACATCTTTATTTTCCTTTTTTGAATCAAAATCACTTTCTTCTAATTTTGAAACAGTTTTTGATATTGAATTTAATTTTCCTTTCAAAGCTGAAATTTTTGCTTGATATTTCATATTTTCTTTATTTACTCTTAGTAAAGCTTCTTCTAATTCTGATATTTTACTTTTTAAAGATGCTATTGAATTCTCATAAGTATTTCTCTCTTTATCAAAAATATTTTTAATTAATTCAAATGCATCATTTAATGAATCTTGAGAAACCAAATTTAATTTTTTCATCTTTTTTAAAATTTAAAATATTTAAATTTAAATAATATTTTTTTGTCTTTTAACAAATCTTATATTAATATTAGTCATGGGGATTGGGGATTGGGGATTGGGGATTGGGGGGTTGGGGTATGGGGGGTTGGGCACACTACACACACCCAAACCCACACACACCAC